GCAGGGAAAGCCGATTGCGGTATGTGGTGACCCGGAAAGGCGAAATGGCATCGTGTTGACTGCCTCGTATCCGGCCAAATGGATGGGCGTGAAAACCGGAATGGCTTTGTGGGAGGCTCAGCAGCATTGCCGCGACATTATCTTTGTTCCGGCTCATTATGATTTATATACACGATACAGCGGATACACCAGAGAGATATTCCTCAGATATTCCGACATGGTCGAGCCGTTTGGCTTAGATGAAGCATGGCTTGATTGTACCGCAAGCCAGTCTCTTTTTGGCAGCGGGCAAAAGATAGCCAAGCAAATCTCCGACGCCGTGAAGGATGAGCTCGGCATCACCTGTTCTATCGGCGTGAGCTGGAATAAAGTCTTTGCAAAGCTGGGGTCCGACTATAAGAAACCGGATGCCACCACCATCATATCAAGGTCAAACTGGAAGGATATCGTATTCCCGCTGCCTGCCACGGACCTTTTGTATGTTGGGTCCAGAACGGGGAAAAAGCTGTCAAACTACTGTATCCATACAATCGGTGACTTGGCGACCACCAATCCAAGCTTTCTGAAAGAGAAACTCGGAAAAATCGGTCCCATGCTATGGGGATTCGCCAACGGGCTTGATACGGGAGCAGTGGCGAAATATGAAGGCAGAGAAGCTCAGGCACCTATCAAAAGCATTGGCAACAGTTGGACTACACCAAGAGACTTGTTCACGGATGAAGATGTCTGGATAGTTCTCTACCTGCTTTCAGAAAGCGTGGCAGCAAGGCTCAGAGAGAATCATTTCCGATGTCGAGGGGTAGAAGTGAGCCTCCGAGATTCCAGCCTTTTCAGCTTTGAACGGCAAGTTAAGTTATCTCAGCCAACGATGCAGGAAAAGGATATTGCGGAGGCAGCATACCAGCTATATAAGAAGAACTACCGATGGAGTGAGCATCTCCGCTCGGTCGGCGTAAGAGCCATCGACCTTCGGCCAGATACGGAACCAAACCAGATATCATTTGAGTATAGCGCTGAAAAGCAGGAAGAGATAGAGAAGCTCGAATCGGCTATCGACAGCGTTCGCAATCGATTCGGATACTATTCTGTACAAAGGGCTGTCATGTACAAGGACCGCTTTCTCTCTCATTGTGATGCAAAGGGAGACCATATGATTCACCCACATGGGTATTTGCAGGAGAGTATCTAATCCATGCCAGAACAAAGAATTAAAAAATATGTGGAAGTCATTGCCGACTTCTCCCCTGAAGGTATTCTGACCCCTCAGACGGTCATCTGGGACACGGGCCAGAAATTTGACATCACCTGTATCTCGGAGGTGCTGCCACGCAAATACTCAAAGACTGGTGGTGTTGGGGTACGCTATAGCTGCCAGATAGGAAGAGCAAAGACATACCTATACTACGAAGTAGATAAATGGTTCGTCGAAGCAAAGGAGGGACAATGTGAATAATAAATACCGAGAGCAAACTTGCTGCTTTGTCGGGCACAAAGATATTCCGCCAGGAGAACAGCTTAAAATATTAGTCAGGGTAGAGCATCGGCTCATTCCACTCATTCAGCAGGGGGTCACCTATTTTGGCATCGGCGGTTCCTTAGGCTTCGATACCCTCATGGCAGATATGCTGGTTTCCCTGAAAGCTGCGCATCCACGGATTCGGATTATTGAGGTTTTGCCATTTGAGGGATACCGTTCTAAATGGAGCTTGGAACAGCAGCGGCACGCAGAGAAGATAGACAAACAGGTGGATAAGATTGTCTATGCGGCGAAAGAGCCAAGCAGGGGAGTATATCTTTTAAGAGACCGGCATTTAGTGGATTGTTCTGCCTATTGCATCTCCTATTGTACTAGAAATACTGGAGGCACAGCATATACGGTAAAATACGCTCTGGAACATGGCGTAACGGTGTATAACGCTTCCAGTTTCGATGTGAGCGCCTTGCTTCAGGCTCAGCCGCTTGGGAAGAACGAACAGGTAGTGTCTTCGCACAAAATATGAGGGAGATTTCCTGGCGTTTGGAGAAAGCACCCCTATGACTTTGAGCTTTGCCGCACAAAAAGCGAGCCTCCGCTGCTTGGCGGGGGCTCTTCTTGTATTCTCAAAAACGTTGAATTCAATTTCACTGAATTCCGATTCAGCATTATTTGGCGTGGCTCAGCTTGGCTCGGCAGCACGATACCATGGCGGCCGAACGCAATGATTCTCCAGAACGGAATTCTCGACATTCGGTGCGAATCGTATATAATCTAAATAGTAAACACCAAAAAGAGAGGAGAAAAGCCATGAAGGTCTTAGTCATTCCAGATTGCCATTTGAAACCCTGGATGTTTGCGCAGGCAGATGCCATCGTGAAGAAGGGCATTGCGGACAAGGCCGTCTGCCTTATGGACTTGGCAGATGATTTCGGGGTACATGGTGATGCACAGTATCTGGAGACCTATGAAACCGCAATCACGTTTGCCAAGGGACATCCAGATACTCTCTGGTGCTACGGGAACCATGACCTGAGCTACATTTGGGGAGAGCCGGAAACCGGATTCCATCCGGAAAAGAGAGGACTCGTGTGTCAAGAAATTAAAAAGTTGACAAATGCCTTGCCAAAGAAAAGCCAAATTGCCTATATCCACAAAATTGACAAAACACTTTTCATGCACGGCGGCCTTGCAAATCTCTTTGTTCAACTCCGGGTAGCACCACAGAACCGCAAAAATGTTCTCGCGGTTATCAAAGCTATCAACCAGATGGGCTGTGAGACAATGTGGGCAGCGGACTCTCCCATTTGGTATCGCCCGCAGCGGCTCGTCGCCACCATTGCCTTTCTTGCGATAATCGCGGGGCTTTCCGCCAATCATCAGACAACGAATCCCGAATGGAGCATCCGCGTGTGTCACAAACGAAGACCGGAACGACGCATCAGTGGGCAGGACATCCGGCAAATCACAGGCGAGAGAAGTGTACAGCCAGAGAATCAGATTCGTGACGCTGTCAACCAGCTCTGGAAATTGAGCTCGGTCAGTCAAAATATAAAACCACTCGGTGCTTGTGTTATAGTATCCGGCCAGGTCACCGAACTTGGTTACGATTTTATACAGACACACAATCTCGTTGTCGCGGCAAGTCTCTTTCAGCTTAATTTCCTGTATCAGCTGGCAGACATCAAACTGAAACAATGCACCGTTGGCGGGAAGAGTTCTGCGGCGATGGTGCAGCGTATCTTTCAGAAACTCTGTTGTATATTTGGGTGAGATGGGCTTTGGCCACCAGGACCACATGTTCGGAGTATTCTCAATCAGCGGCTTGTCCGGCAGCATGTCCACGGTATACTCGTTCACATAGGTGGCCATCGAAAGAACTGTGTTTGTATACAAATGCGAGAGCAAAGCGAGGTCGTTGATGCTATCGAAATCTGCTACATTCTCATAGCCATAACGCTTGTAGTACGAAAAGACCATATCCAGGCGTCTATCTTCAGAAATCTGAAAATCGCATTTATCGTATGGCCGATTATTGAAAAGGGCTTCACTATAATAGACTGGAACATCCGCAAGGGGATAGGGGTCCCGAATGATAATAGGCTCATTCTCAGTCGAAATGCCAACAATGTTGTTCACAATGTCAAATTCCTGAGGCTTGAGGTATTCGCTTCCCTGCATCAGCATATCGATTACCGCGTACAAGACAGAATCATTACGTTCCACATTTTCGTCAATGGATAATCCTGAATGAACACATTCCTGCGCATAGGCAATAGCCTTGAAATACAGAGCATAGTCCTTATTCTTCTTGATGGGCTTTGTGAGCCCCTGCAAAAACTGATGATAGCCTTTAATGAAGTTGTCGGGGTTTGCCATGGCAAGCTCTACCTGAGAGCTGACGGCCTCAATGATGGGTTTGCACTCCTCAGCTTCACGGACCAGGTGAAAGAGGAAAGTAGATGCTTTCGCAAAATCCATGTCATGCAATGTCGTCGCAACCTGGCAAGCGCTGGACAGGGTTCTTCTCTGAAATACCCAGATAGACTCGCCCTTGCTCCGGTATTTCTTATCCCATATGGGAACGTATTTATCGACTAAGGCATTACCGAAATCTTCCCGCACTGCCAAAACACCATTTTCGTTCTGCACAGTATCCTCCTCATAGTTTCAGCTGCCCTACACAGCTCTGCGCAGTGGGCAGTAGTTTGTGGGTTATCTCGTTACGGAAATACTTAGGGTCCACGGCCCGCATTCCGAACCGCACACGGTCCAGGGCATCTGCATCCTTGAGAATCGTATATAGCAGCCACACCCGTTCTTTGTTTCGAATATTGGATGTTTTGAGGTCTGCAAGAGCCTTGCGGTCATCCAAGCAATGATACTCGATGAGGAAAGCAGTTGCCGAATTGCATTCGGGAACAGCATCATGGTAAATGTCATTGGACTTTGCTCCGTGGCTGTCATCGACATCATCGTTTGTCCGCCCAATATCATGATAAAGAATCGCATCACATAGCTGGTGGGATTCATTTTTTGTTAAGGCAATGCCCTGAACCTGAACCAAAAGCAGCGCATCAAAGAGAACTCGCAGCGTATGCTCGGCGTCGTGCTCCTCATCATTAGCCCGGCCATAAGCATCATACAGAGTGGAAATGCGGCTCCGGTAGCGCTGGTAGAGAGGGTAGAGCGCCTGGATTTCGTCTGTCAGAGCGTTGATACCGAGAAGCACATCGACCTTTACATCTTTTACGGCAGCCGGTAGGACAAGGACCTCTTTTTCCTCATCGTCCGGAAAATACTCGATAATATCACTTTTGTTGATATGGGCAGTGATGATTCTGCTGTTCTCGAGACTCGGAATGCGGCAGGCGAAGAAACAGGCTGCCTTGTAGCTCGTGGTCCAGGAAAAGGACTTTTTGTATGTAGTAGACTTGCTGCCTTCCCCACGATAAACAGTCACGGTATCCGGCAGGCTGGATAGCCTCTTTATAGTATCCTGCTTTTGTTTCTGAGATTTTCCGGCAAAGACTTTTTGGAGGTCATTCTCCCTGAGAGCAGAGAAGCCAAAGTCGCTGGTACGATAAAGGTCCAGAAAGAGTGAGTACAGGTCCTCGTCAGGGTTAGACAACTCAATGTACCTGGAAAGAACAGACACACGAAGGCTGTCTTCCAGGGAGAAAAGGTAACTGCGGATAAAGGGGGCATTTCCCGTTGAAATGTTTTCAGCTGCGCCTAAAACTCTCTGCTGGAATTTCTCATCTGATTCGCTGTTCACAGCCAGACGCTTGTCCCCGTAAATGTTCAGAGAGAGAACAATGGGAACGGTCGTGCTATCGAACTCGCAATAATAAAGAGGAGCAAGCATATTGTGCGCAGCATAAATCTTGCCAACGGGGAGTCTCGGATACTTTTTAGCGAATTCAGTGGCCGTTATACCGATGCTGTAGCCTTCTTTGTAGTACCGTTCAATGTCAGCACTTGTCTGCACTGCAGTGAGGGGTAGCATCGTCTCGAGACTTGCTTGGTTGATGCTTACAAGAATATCCCCGACCGTCATTGTTTTTCGGACTTCCAACTTTTCACGGGTTGCCCCGTTACTCAGTATGGATTTCTGCTTCATAGAGCGAGCTTACCGCAGGCCGCAGCCCTTGATAGAGGCTCACTCTCCACAGACTTTAAGATTCGGTCGTCCTGACCGTACTGTTCGCCTGTGGTTATGAGGTGGCTGGCATAGCCAGCATGTCCATTCCTTTCTTTAGAATATTTTCTGCTGCATTTTTATCCCTATCGTGTGATGTATTACACTTCGGGCAGACCCAATGCCGCACATTGAGGCTTTTAACCTCTTTGTTTTGGTATCCGCAGCAGGAACAGGTCTGGCTGCTTGGATAGAATGTTGGTACTTTGACAACTACTCTTCCTGCCCAACTGGATTTATAATCAAGTTGTCGAAAAAATTCTCCCCAAGAAGCGTCAGAAATACTTTTAGCAAGGTTACGATTACGAACCATACCCTTTACATTGAGGTCTTCTACACAGATGATTTGGTTTTCTTTCACCAGTGTGGACGACAACTTATGTAGGGTATCTTTTCGTTTGTTGGTTATTTTTTCGTGGCAGCGAGCCACCTTGATGCGCTGCTTTTCCCAGTTGGCAGAGCCTTTCTTCTTGCGTGACAGTTTTTTCTGCTCACGCTTTAGTTTAGCTTCCGCTTTCTGTAGATACTTATGGTTTGGATGTTCGTTTCCATTGCTGTCAACAGCAAAAGATTTGATGCCAACATCCAAGCCGATAGCGGCATTCTTAACAGGAAGCGGTGCTACTTCTACTTCGCAAAGAATGCTTACATAGTATTTTCCGCTTGCTGAACGACGGATTGTTGCCTTGCAAATACGACCTTCAATGTTGCGGCTTTTGCGATAGCGCACCTTTCCAAGTGTAGGAAGCTGAATGTACTTATCGTCAACTTTAATGCTTTTTGCTTTAGTAGTTGTATAACTTTCTTCTCCTCTTTTTCGTTTGAATTGAGGGAATCCTTTACCGTCTTTGAAAAAGCCTTTATAGGCATTATCTAACTGACGACAGCTATATTTGAGTGCTTGGCTATCCGCTTCTGCAAGCCAAGGAAGATAGGTCTTCATCTGAGGAAGTAGATTTTGCGTATCAATATAGCTCATGCTTTCGCCGCGCCGCCTATAGGCTTTTATTCGCCTATCTAATATAGAGTTATATATAAAGCGGCAGCAGCCGAGCGTTTTATTGATTTTTACTTCCTGCTCTTCTGTAGGCTCTAGCCGAAATTTATAGCCTTTATGTACTTTCAAGGTGATTCACCTCCTTTATGGATTTTTGTACTTGTGAATTGGTCAAACCACCGGAAAAAGTTGAATAGCCTGTTTTTCTCCTCCCACAATTCTTTCTAACATAATTATATCATATTTTACAGATGGACGGGCCAAAATCGCAACTTTGTTCATGAATACTTAACCTTTATGCACGAGATTTATTGTTGCCTTAATATATAAAACTAGAGCCCCGTCATCTTGGATGGGGCTCTTGAGTTGTAGCTGGAGGTGTATCTCATTTTGTGCCAGGGGTATTGTATGGTAGTTTTCGAAAATGAGTGCAAAAAAACAAACACCAGAAGTCAAACTCAAAAATATCTTAGTCTTGGCAAGTTTACCCTTGCGCTGCTGTGCGAACTTCGTACAATAAGAATTGTACAAGAGAAACGGCAAGAGACATTTAGTTGGTCGCCACGAATCGATGCCGTGTCTGCTTGCGCATAATTACCTCTTTTCGAAGCCCACAGGTCATTCTCTCACCTGTGGGTTTTGTTTATTGCGGAATCGTGCGAATTGCAGACAATTAAAGACAGAGCGATTGTGAGATGGGGCGATACCGATGCAGTAGGGATGAGAATCTTAGCAGCTAAAAAACTGAATGTGGAGAAATAAAAATTATGGTATACGTGATTGGAATTGTAGCAGCCCTGATTATTCTCTTTGGATTTCTCTGCTACAAGAAAGCTCCGCCCACGGAGGCTATCGTTGTGACCGGCTTTGGTCTGTCTAAGCCTAAAGTGGTTTGCGGAAAGGGTACATTTGTTCTGCCCGTTCTTCAACGGGCTGACCGACTGAATATGCGCCTTCTGAAAATTGACGTCAAAACTCCTGAAACAGGTGTTAAGACGAAGAACGGCGTAAGTCTTTGGATTGACTCTGTTGTCACGATTCAAGTTTACAGCGAAAACTCTACCGTTCTGGATGAAGAAGTGAAGGCATCCGGTCTGAAAGACGCCAAGGCGTACATCATGTCCCGCCAGCAGGCAGCCATCTCGAACTTTCTCGGCATGAACGAGCAGGGCATCAATGAGAAAGTTAATGACGTTCTGCAGGGCAATTTGCGTGAGATTGTCTCTGACATGACCGTTGACCAAATTCTGACGAACCGCAAGCAGATGGCTGTGAGCGTTATCGAGAATGCTCGCCCCGACCTTGCTAAGATGGGACTTGAGGTCGTGACTTTTAATGTCCAGGACATCAGGGATGCAGTGGATGTTCAAGGCCACAATCACGGCGTTATCGAAGCTATCGGCATCGAACAGGAAGAGCTCGTAAAGAAACAGGCTGAAATTGCCCGTGCTCAGGCTGCCCGTGATGTAGCCTGCGCGAAGGCCGATGCTGAGATGGCTGCAAATGCCAAGGAAGTTGAAGCGCAGACTGCGATTGCAAAACGCAACAATGAATTGCAGCTCGCCAAGGCAAAGCTGAAAGCTGAAGCTGATAAAGCTGCGGCTGACGCAGATGCTGCCGGTCAGATTCAGATGAATCTCCGCGCCAAAGAAATCAAAGAAGCGGAAGCGGATGCTGAAATCGCCAAGCAGAAGAAAATGGTAGACCTTGCCGCACAGGAAGCTGAGGTCCAGCAACGCAAACTGGATGCGGAAGTCCGCAAACAGGCAGATGCTGACCTGTACCGCCGCCAGAAAGAGGCAGAAGCCAAGAAATATGAGGCGGAACGTGCAGCTGAGGCACAGAAGTTCTCCAAGCAGCAGGAAGCAGAAGGCATTGAGCTTGTCGGTAAGGCAGAAGCTGAAGCGATTCGTCAGAAAGGCTTGGCTGAAGCGGAAGCCATGAAACAGAAAGCAGAGGCATATAAGCAGTATAACGATGCGGCTGTGGCTGAAATGCTCATCAAGGTTCTTCCTGACATTGCCAAGAGCGTGGCTCAGCCTTTGTCCAGCATTGATAAGGTTTCTATCATTGGCGGTGACGCCTCCGGCGTATCCGGCGTTTCCGGGAACGTTCCTATCCTGATGGCTCAAACCATGCAGACGGTGAAAGAAGCGACCGGCATTGACATGGGCGAAATTGTCCGTGCCAACAGCATCCAGGCAAAGACCGACCGCAACATCAACATTATGACTCAATGTGAACAGCCTGAGAATAACAAAGAGAAAGGAGGTGCCAAGGCAATGGAACGCGTAGAAGGCGGCTATCTGATTCATGAGAAGAGTCTCAACGGTGAGAAAGTCACTCATTTTCGACCGGATGTGACCGAAGAAGAGAAGGCTATCATGAAAGGCAAAAAGGCCAAAGATTAAAGACAACATGAAAAGAGGGTGACTCGAAAGAGCCATCCTTTTTTCTGTTGTGACGCAAACGAAAAGTTCATGGTGGCCATCCAATTTAGGTGACTGTCTTTTTTGCATGTTAAGACTTTGTTGCTGAATTGTGCGAATTGAAGATAATTAAAAACAAAAGATGCTTTGTATCAAATCGATTGAAACCGAAGAGGTGAAGTTAATGCTTGGCGTGAGTTTGATTATCATAGCAGCGGCTATAGTCTACATGGTCGAAACCTATATCAGCACCTATTACACTATCGAATACATGCACGGAACATCGCTGTTCCTTATCCTCCTTGCGAAATATGGCACGCCAGTCCTGTTCCTGCTGCTCTGCGCCTACATTGCATATCGCAATTTTCTCAAAAAGCAGAAAGCTGCGGCTTCTGCTGCATCTGAACGGCCTACAAGCAAAGAAGAGCTGTATACCAACAAAATTCAAACGGCAGTAAAGACAAAAAGCGTCTTCTCAGAGCAGGCTGACCAAATGCTGTATCAGGTACGGCGCTTCGGGCAAAAAATGGCCGTTGCCTACAGCATGACCCAGGATAGCAAGACATCCGGGGAACAAGCCAAGTGCCTGACGTTATTGGAATCCGCAGAACGTATCTTCTATGACCGACTGGATGACGCGATTCGCTCGGCTTCAATGTTTGATGAAACGGAATACAAGGCTTTCTGTCAAGGCTCTATCTCGTTTGGAAACAAAGAAGAAGCTCAGAAAAAGAAAGAAATCTACAATGGTATCGTAAGTACCGTGGATAAAGTAGTTCATGACAATGAACGCTTAATCCTCCGATTGGATTCTTTAGCATACGCTCTGAACCAACGTTCTGCCCAGAATCCGTGGGATACAGAGGTTGTGCTCGCAATGTCAAAGCTCGATGCTGTCATTAACAAGACGACGCAGGATATTGAACAGGATGAAGATATCAGTCGTGAGGCTATGAAACGATATAACAACTTGAAAGGAGAAATTTAACGTGACAAAAAAGAACATTTTCCCTGTGGTTGCAACCATTGCTGTGGTAGGCGTTGTTCTCGGCGTGTTTTCGACGACTGTGCTGCGCGACTCGAATGTCAGCATCAGCACGATGACTTCCGAGCAGGCATATGCCAACTTGAGCAGCAAGATGAAGCGCATCGGCGTGCAGGAGGTCAAGGTCAATCCTCAGCAGCTGGATGTCTCTGAATTCCTTGATGCAAAGGATGAACTGCCCGACATTGAATCCTCCTACCCATTCGTGGTCGTAGGAAACGGAGATGTGAACATCGAAATCTTTTCCTCTGGCGAGAAAGCAGCAGAGTCCGGCTCAGATTCTTTCCTGACCGAAATGGCAAAGAAGTTCAACGCCCAGCACAACAAGACTTCCGGAGACAAGACTATGAGTGTCTCCCTGCGCTCCATTCCGTCCGGTACGGCGGCTGAGTACATCTCGACGGGAAAGTATCAGCCCGAGTGCTATACCCCCTCAAATACGCTCTTTGGCGAGCTGGTGAAGAACGAGGGCGTAGAATTGACCGTTGAGGCTGACCGTCTGGTCGGCAATGTGGCGGGTATTCTCGTATCAAAGAAGACAGGGGATATGCTTCGCTCTGAATACGGTGAAGCGTCTGTTTCTTCCGTTCTGAACGCAACCATCGATGGCAAACTCATGATGGGATACTCGAACCCCTACACAAGTGCTACGGGTCTTAATTTTCTGCTTGAGGCTCTTGCGAGCAGCGGCAGCGATACGATTGTCGATACGGCTGCTGTTGAGAATTTCCAGAAATTTCAAGCGAACGTCCCTCTCGTATCCTTCACGACCCAGCAGATGGTCCAGTCGGCAGACAAGGGCATCGTGGACGGCGTTGTCATGGAGTATCAGTCTTATCAGAATGACCCGACCTTACAGCGCAACTACGAGTTCATCCCGTTCGGTGTACGGCACGATAATCCTCTGTATTCCATCGGGAATGTCTCTGCGGAGAAGAAGGAAGTTATTGCTGCCTTCGTTTCCTTCTGCGCTCAGAACCAGGCAGAGGCGACCAAGGACGGATTCAATGGTCTTGACGACTATGCTTATACAGGCAAGGCATACGACGGCAACACCATCGCACAGGCTCAGAGTGTCTGGAAAGAAGAGAAGGATTCCGGTATTCCTATTGTGGCAGAGTTCGTTGTCGATACTTCCGGCTCAATGCGCGGCGAACCCCTGAATGCCCTGAAAACCGCGATGATAAACACCATCCAGTATATCAATGACGACAACTATATCGGCATCATTGGCTTTGATTCAGATGTCAGGGAATACCTGCCCATTGACCAGTTCTCTCTGACCCAGAAAACTCTGTATAAGGGTGCCGTGAACTCCCTCGATGCGAACGGCAGCACCGCAATGTACAACGGTCTTTGCGTTGCTATGGACCGCATCTACCAGAAATCTCAGGAACTGGGTGGGAATTGCACGCCCATCATCTTTGTGCTCACGGACGGTGACAACAATACCGGATATGGCTTCTCCGATACGAAGAACATCATTGCCGGTATGGATATCCCCATTTACACCATCAGCTACAACTACGCAGCGGATAGTCTTTCGGAGCTCGCTTCCATCAACGAAGCGGCAGCTATCGTCGGCAACAGCGAGGATATCACCTACAAGCTCCGCAACCTGTTTAACGCAGAGATGTAACTCAAAAGCGCGGTTTTGTCCGCGCAGCTGCTCCAAAAGACAGCCTCCACGCGGCGAGCAGCGGGCAACGGGAGACAGTTCCGGCAAATTGTCTTTGAGACGGAAGGAGGAAGTGCCCTATGCGAGTACAACAGGTTCCGAACTCACCCTATTTCATCCATTACGACGATGAGGGCTTTTGCTGTATATCCAAAAGCAGAGAAAGCCAAGAACCTATCCCGGAATCTGAGATGCAAGCGTTCCTTGATGCAGTAGCCAATGGCCTGCTTTATATCGAAAAGGAACGAAAGAGCAGATACCAGCGCATCGACGAGGCCGAAAAAGCAGCTTTTGCCAAAGGCGAAGCGAAAGGTAGGGAGGATGAGCTCCTTTCCACGGTTAGAGAACTGAAAGAAGTACAAGCGTCAAGAGCAGAGTATGAGCGCAAGCTGCAATATGAAGTATATGCTCATCATACTTCGCACACCACGAAAACCGAGTGGGTTCGCCTTGGTCGTGGAGGATGGTGATTGACATGATGGGAAGCATTCCGATTCCGAATACAAGATTTTATCTGACCAGCATCGATGGAAAAAAGTGGTTCGTAACAGAATACTACAGAACCGCACCATTTAACCCCGACAAAGAGACCTATGACTTGTACAAGGAGTTTGCGGAAGCATTCAGAAAGAACGAGATGGAGGAACAGGAGTTTCAGGAGGAGCTCAAAAAGGCCGTCAATAAAGCTTACGGAAACGGCTTATACGCCGGACGGCATAGTATTGATTTCGGCTGAACCGAACAAGAAAAGAAAAACGGCACAGGAAAGCGGCAGAACGAATATGAGCATAGCAAAAATCGAAACTGCATCAGGCGTAACGCTGCTTCTCAACGGCAAAACAGTTTTCGCCTCAGATGATACCTCATACTGGATGCAGGGGTCTAAAATCATCGACGAAAACGGTTGGATTTGTGGTAACGCCGAGACTATCCGAGATGCCCTGTGCATAGTCTTGGCAAAGTACGGCGGGCTAAAGGGAAACAGCGCAAAACAAACAAAACCAGTAAAGGCGGTGAGAGCATGGTAGTATATACGAAATCAGGCGTGACGGTGAATTGCTGCGGTAATCTCTTCATTGCATCGGACGGCAAAACCTACAACCTCTGCGGCAGGATGCTGACCTGCAGCGGCAAGGTCATTAGCTACAACTGTCAGTCGAAAGACGAAGCACTGGGTACGGTCGTGGGACTGTACGGCGGTCGAAGGTTCTAGGAGGTACAATATGCAAACGGTCATGACAAACAGAGACGTAGAGCTACGTGTGGAAAGCAGCATCATTTACACAACCGATTCGAAGGCGTTCTGGCGCAGCGGCAACATGCTGGTCGGAAACGGCACGGTCGTCAGCTACCAGTGCCACTCGATGGATGAGGCGGTCGATATGGTCGCCGCCTTGTACAATGGCAGAAAAACAGAAGCAGCGCAAGCATAACCATCCTGCAAAAATATATGCCGTTCATCTTTTTGGGTGGACGGCTTTTTGTTTTGTGAATACAGCGATTCAGTGGCGAAGCGAGCCGATTTTACCAGCAGTTTGATATTCTGCGGCATGATTTCCAGCAGTTTGATACTCTGTGGGCAGTTGCACAGCCGTGCAAATTGCATACAATGGGAATTGGAGAACAAAAAAAGCGATGCAAGGATGTATTTGCAATAAATATGGCGGCTGTTTTTGGTATTCACGAAACAACACGAAATTAAACGAAACGCGAAGAGGATACAAGAAAAGACGAATGAAATCCAGCTGAGGCGGATAATACTTGCGCCGAGTGGTTTGAAGTCCGGACAATGGGACAGCTAAAGTGGTAAAATAAAACTAGGAATACCTAAAATCAGATTTAACCGAAAAAACAAAAACCATGAATGAATAATTGGTTGCTAAAAAGTAACCGCTCGCTTTTATACCCAAACCAACAAATGACCCAAATCTGTTTAGGAAGGATAGGCACAAAATGGCAAGAAGGAAAACAAACGACTTGGAAAATCAGATGTCGCTCATGGACATGATGGCATCGAAAAGCCCCGAATATACCGAAGAAGGCCCGGAAGAACTCTTGGACCCCGGCGAGGACATGGAGGACAGTGAAGGGCAGACGGATAAGCCCTTCAAACTCGTGGCGAACAAGACCACGAAGGCAAAGGCGAGCATCTCCACGCAGGCGTTGAGTGTTGTGAAGGCGGTATATGCTGATACGGTCGAAACGAATTGGGAAGAATTGTTTGACGGGTTCGACAGACTCTATGCTATCACTTTTTCGTCCGGTATCGAGTTCGTGAATAAGGTCATCAACAAGTTCTCGTATGCGGAAGTCGTGTTCGGATGCGAGAAAATCATCGCCAACGACATTGCTGCCATCATGTCGGTGCAAATCGACAGCGTGCAGCGGCTCGCTAAGTCTAAGTCGGCAGGAAACCTTGCGAACCGCCTCGATGACGGGTCCTTGCAGCTGTATGTATCGCGGGACACGAAATCGCACGAGAAAATCTTTATCTTGGAGAGCGCTGACCATAAGCGTGTCCGAGTCATCACCGGCAGTGCGAATATGTCGGCATCGGCGTTTTGCGGCATTCAGCGAGAGAATATCGTCTGCTTCGATGACGAGGCGGCATTTTCGCATTACAAGGTTCTGTTCGAGACCTTCAAGGAGACCTGCTCCGACAATGTCTCCTATAAGGCAGTCGTGAACACCATGAACCAGGAAGATTATCTGAAAGAGAACATCAAAGAAGTGCCCGTCTTTCAGTCTATTGAAAAGCAGAAGCTTGTCTTTCTGGAACAGGCACAGCCTGAGGATGAGGTCGAATACGAGATAGTTGCCGATGTCAAGAAAATGCAGGAACTCGTCAAGCCAATCATGCCTAAGATGCCGGTACAGGCGAATCGTATTGTAGTGGCAGCGGAACCGATGCGCGTTTTCGGGAAACGATATACCGAGGTGCGGCGTGTGGCAGCTGAGGCAGTTAAGCAGCTCCCGAAATTACATATCGACTATGATGCCGGGACCATGACCTTCAACGACGAGAATATCGACCTCAATCCGAATCTCAGCGAGGTGGCAAAGAACATCAAGAGCATCCAGAAGTTCTTCTCAGGCATGGACTACTTTTACGGCGATGTCGAACAGGCCAAGAAGGACTACTTCAAGTACATGACCTGGTATCTGGCTACTCCGTTCATGGCGTATCTGCGGTATTTCGCATCGAGGAACAACTACGATACGAAGCTGTTCCCGATGTACGGCGTTATATACGGCGACTCAAACGGCGGCAAGACGACCTTTATAAAATTTCTTGTCAAACTCATGTGCGGTGAGACCGTTAAGATGAACACGACGGAGGATTTCACAGCCACAAGAATCGACGGCCTCAAACGAGTTTGTGAGGGACTGCCGCTGAACATCGACGACCTCGCCAAGACCCAGTTTCAGAACCATTCAGAACGGGTAATCAAGAACGATGAATGGGGTATCTCGGACAGGCTCGTGAACTATCCTGCTGTATCTATCACATCGAATAAAATTACCTCGCTGACAAAAGACCTCTCGAAACGTGCTATCATCTGTCGAATTGGTGCTAAAATCGACAACGAGCGCGGTGCCAAGAACTCGAAGCGTGTGAATGAGAGTATGTCGGAGCTGACAACCGCGTTCTATGGCGAATATGTCCGCCGAATGCTTGTTTGCATCGATGAGATGACGACGGAAATGCGTGAAAATGCGAATGGCAAGGAATACTTCCCGGATATCTTCCACGCTTCGTCTAGTGTCATTGCAGATATCTTCGAGGCATGCGGAATCGATTTGCCGGACTATGTGCGTATCCTGTACTATAACGACTATATGGGTGATGAGAGCATTGGTCGTGCTGCAATTGAGAAAATCGAACTGGCATGGCAGGCTGACCCGAGCAAGTTCCGGGTTGATAAGAAGCAGAACAGGCTCATTTACTCCTATCCGCCGGATGGACCGTGGTACGAACTGAAATACATTGCAGATGAGCTGCCGAACTCCCTCGAAGCAGAGATTTCTGGCGGCAACCAGCTTATCATGAACTACGAGCAGGCACAGGAATTGTTCGGCATCAAGTTTCGGCGCTGGCTGGGCATCTTTAACCTCTAATATGCATGGCAGGTTCTTTTCGGAGCCTGCCTTCTTATTTCGCAAAAATAGTTGCCCATTTGTGCGAATTGCAGACAATCAGAAATAAAGCGTAAAGCAAAGGAGCTGAGTACCATCTCAAAATTTGCAAGCAAAAAGTTGATTGAGCGAAATTGGAATATCATGAAAGACTACGGCAACGGCTATTCCATTGAGGAGCTTGCCGCAAAATACAGGTTGAGCGTCCGTACATGCTATCGAGCGTTAGACGACGCGAAACAGAAGGCCAGAATTCAGTTGGCGCAGGTAGAGGATGCCAGAAAAGCTGAAATCCTTGCGGCATACAAGAACAGTGTCCCTCTCAAGGAAATGATTGCGAAATTTAACGTGGCAGAAGGATATTGCAGCATGGTTGCCAACGATGCGGGCCTGACTGAAAACCGTAGAAATGAGCGCATCAAAATTCGGCAAAAACCCCGCAATGAGAATATCTTTCGAGAATACGAGAGTGGCGTGCCGGTGCAGAAACTATCCGAAAAATATCAGCTCTCGGTTCCGGGCATTTACAAAGTGATTCAAAGAGTCAGAAAGCAGAAGGAGGCGATGGAGTTTTGCAATGGATTGTGAAGCAAACCAAATCGAAAGGATATGAGTTCACCTTCGATATCGTGAAAGGCAAGGCCGTTATCGGGCAGGCACACTATATCCCGAAATTGCTACGGCAGGGTTATGGCATCCGGCTGAATGATTCCAAGTTCCTGCTGCAATACATGCCAGCTGCTGACGCAAGGGCGTACATGCGCGGCATCAACACGAAAGATATTCTGAGACACCCTTTTGCTATCCGTGAGAACAACTGCACGGTAGGCGAGATTTCCGTCATCCATACAAAAACCGGATTCCTCCAAGGATACAATTCTATCGCCATGCAGCTGTATGGCGAGGAATACCAGAGCTACAAAATCGGCTTTGGAAAAGAAGGAGTATGCTGCCCTGTATTCCTTTGCGGTCAGCAAATCGCCCAAATCAATAAGAGCGCGGTGGTCAAGGACAATCTGGATGAATACCTGATTTACGCAGTGAATGAAAAGGCACTGATGCCGTCCGTCATGTTCGCCATTTATATCGATGGGATATACTACGCAAACCGAGGCATGTATGTGGATGACGCAACGACTATCAACTGCGAATACAGCTTGAACGAGGAAGTCCTGTCCCACTACGACCCGAATTTTGTCAAGGGACTATGACTCCGATAACTGGTATTCACAGACAATATCATGTTGCGAAACTGTGCGAATCGCAGACAATTAAAAGTGAATGAATTACAAAAGCTACAGAGGATAAACAATGAGCTATGAACCCATTATCACACCGGGCAGGAATTTCTTTCTTGTCTCGACGGAGTACAAAGAGAGCTGCTCTGCCTGGTGCCGCAAGCAAATTAGAGCGACACTGAGGACCTGTCAGGGACGAGTCATCATCATTGATGCAACGGGCGAGTACGCGGACTTGGCGCTTGAACATGACAGATTGATTCGAGAGAAAATCCCGTCCATCATTTATCGGTATAAGCTGGTGGACGGGAAACCGTATATTGCTCATGTCATTGAAGTTGATACGGAAGCAAATGAAGCACCGCACCTGATTGTATACGATATCAGCCGGACCATAATCACCAGCTGGAAGGTCGGCGTAGAGGCAATTGATAAAATCCTGCAATCCTATGCCGTGATGCGGGACAGTGAAATCGCGTGGTTGTATGTTCCGCTGGACTTATATACCAATGTCAAGCCTGAAACCGAATCCTGGAACATTCTGGAACGAACTATCAAGGGTAATGAAGGCAAGCTCATGACAGTACTGACGACTCGCAAATTCACCATTGGGATGGTCCAGCGCTGTTTGCATATGACAAAAAATAAACTTTTGGAGGATAGCAAATGACCAATGAACAGCTGAGAATCGCATTGACGGCGAATGCCGTTACCAAACAAACCCGAAACCATTTTGGATTCAGTGACCCGTGTGGAAAAACGCTAGAAGAATACAACAAGTCCGCGATGCTGTGCTGCATGACAGCGGCGCAGAGAATGAACACGCCGGGTTTTGAGCGTGTTTTGGCTGCGCAGATTTTTCCCTGCTTTACCATTGGCTGCTGGAATCAGACGAAGACGGTCTATGATTTTGACTACGAGTTTCAGAAAATGCTGATGGATACGGATGACGTGGCAATTCATCAGGATATCCTGCAGCGACTCCCGGTTCGTGATTTCTTTATCCCGGTGTATGACAGCTACGACTACAACGGTATGTTTGTGCATGTGGAATTCGACGAAAAAGAGAAAACCACAGCTTTCGGTATCGTTCTTGTCGGCCCCACTAAGGGCAGCCACGATGATTTCACGTTCCTGACTCTGCCTGCCTGGGCCAAAGAAAACCAGAGTTTGACGGAAGCAACCCGGAGTACGAAAGAATACCTGGAAAAGGCAGCAGGGCAGCGGCAAGTAAATGGTATCAGCGTACCGGCTGTGATGGAAGCAGTTCCTTCGGTCTTTGACGGCGGCACACCTTATGTCCGGCTGGCAATCCTGTGCGCCAACTATCTTGCCAGCAAGAACCCAGATGTCCGCCTTGAAACTTCCAAAAAGCGTGACCGCCCGGTATTCGTGTTTCAGGGAAAGGCACAGCGAATCAACGTCAAGACATATACCGTTGGTGAGAATGCGGCCAAAGAATACAAAAAGAATGGGGAAGGCAACCCCCCCCGCTGGCGGCATTACTGGTGCGGCAATGGCCGGAAACGCCGGGAATGCAAGTTTATTTACTGATGGCGGTGAGGGTGAATCATGGCTCCCCATACTTATCAGGACCCGATTGGGTTCTATGAATGGTTCGATGACCTTCCTTATGCTATCCAGGATAGTATTCTGAAACACCTGCCGCATATGGAAGGCGAGGAATGGCTCATTGTCATTATCCTTGCAGCTCTTCTTCTGATGATTCTGGTTTCAGCGTATCTGGGCTTTGCAAGACATAATGTCAAAAAAACGAGTGAACGACTCAACGCTTTGAAAGAGCTGAACAACACGACTGAATTCATGCCGGTCGAGGCGCAGTACCGCTACTATCTACGTTCTGATACGAAGCTGGAATACGAGGAGTTCTCGCTCCCGAAATTCTTCCGCCGCGAAGTGAGAGAAAACTTTAAGCTGTTCAACACTCTTCTTGGCAATGCTCGGGCAAACACGGTATTGTATGAAACATACGGCCGCGAAATCCAGGAACTCCCGGATTGGACAGAATCGGATGACGATTGCGGGCGGCATATCCCGTTCTTTCTCTACCACAACATCGAGAAAGAGTTGTACGATGAAACTGTCCTGGACTGCCCTGTAACGAGCCCTGAGTTTGTCTGTACGAAAAGCTATCTGCCCAAAGATGCCAAAGAGCCGATTGAGACGGAAGAAACCTATACACTGGAGGAACTGGAAGAGTACATACGCCGCTTGAAGGTTGCAGCCGATGTCAAGAAGAACAGCCAGAACGCAGGCTGAAAAAAAGTCAGCAGCCATAAGCAAGAGGCAGGGCCCTGTGTTTCATGGTTCCAGAACGTCTTCCCACCTGAACTTTAACAGCACTTTGATATTCTGCGGGTATTGACAAACAGCCAAAAAGGTGCTTGGGTCAAAAGCTCTTGCAAAAACGTACGATACCCGTACAATAAGCACAAACAAAATAACGAATGAATAGGAGATACATACCATGAGTGAACAGAATACCAATGCTCAGCTCGAAGCTTATCGGAAGCTCGTTGACGATTTCAAGCGCTTCGTCAGTTCTGAAATTCGGGCAGAAGAGAACAGCTACAGGATTGTGGACATGACTTCCGAAGATGCCGAAATCGATGACCCGAGCGTTCCGGTGACTCAACTGGAGGACGAAAAAGCAGAGAAGCTTGCCGGTATTTGCATGGACCTGTCCAATGCCACGCTGTGGCTCTACTACAACCGTGACAAATTTGCAAACGTCGAGTTTATGCCCCTGACTGATGAAACTCTGAAAGAATACCAGAAGCAGGCTCAGAATGCTCTGAATGAACCGAAGAGCCCTCTGTATCTGAAATCCTGGTATCAGCTCATTGAAATGTTGAGTCAGGAATGTATCCCGCAGCGCTACGAGGACGACGGTCAGCGATATACAGACGTCTATGTGAACACCTATATGCTCATGTACCTGACCATGACCCGACTCAAGAACGGCGGAACCTTTACACGCCTTGCAAACGGGCAGGGAAGCGATGCTGTGAAAATCACGACCATCGCAATGTACTACTTCTCCAGCCTTTTGACGGTTCTCTGCACTGAATATTAAGAAATTTTTTCCCGTGTGAGCAGCGACGCTCATGCGGGAATTTTTTTGTAATTTTCTATTGTCAATCTGTGCGAATTACGTACAATGAAAAATATAAACCAAAAATATATCTTATCGTTGTCCCGCATGAGTTGTTTGTGCGGGACTTTTTTGTTTGCGGAAAGGAAATGCACTATGTACGGTTTATCAGAAGAAAGCTTAACGATTGTTGGTGTTATTTTGATTGTGGTTGGTGTCGCTATGATTGGTTGGGGATTTGAATGGAATCAGGACATTACCAATGATAAACGGGTCGGAACCGTTGTCAGAGACATTGGCGTTATGGTTTTGGCGACCGGCATTATATTTGTGATGCAGCGGGCAATGAACTAAATTGGGAAAATGTAAGGCAGGCTCATTTCGGGCCTGCTTGTTTTTTGGGTGAAATATGATTACAACAAAGAAGATTGACCCACGGCCATATCAGCAGAAAGCTGCTGCGGCGATTCATAGAGAGTAGGATGCCGGGAATAAGAAAACGCTGGTTGTGATGCCGACCGGAACCGGCAAAACTATTGTGTTTGCAAGCATCGTGAACGACCAGGTGGCAAAGGGTGAACACGTTTTGATTCTTGCGCACCGGGAAGAGCTTTTACAGCAGGCAAGCGACAAGCTCAAGATGGTGACGGGGCTAGAGACCGCGTTAGAGAAAGCGCAAAGCTCGGCGCTCGATTCCGATAAGATGGTCGTGGTTGCCAGTGTTCAGACTCTCTCTAAGCAGAATCGGTTAATGAAGTATCCGCGTGATTATTTCGGGACTATCATCATTGATGAAGCGCATCACACGGCAGCCAAAACTTACAAGGGAATTCTCGAGCATTTCATCGATGCCAAAGTGTTGGGCGTGACCGCAACACCCGACCGAAGCGACATGAAATCCCTATCTGATATCTTTGATAGTCTTGCATTTGAATATAAGCTCCCGGATGCAATTCGGGAAGGATATCTCTGCAAAATTAACACGAAGACAATTCCGGTCGAGGTAGACATCAGCAAGGTTCATATCAATGCCGGTGATTTCAGTGCTCAGGACCTCGGCAATGTTCTTGACCTGTATCTGGACACGATTGCGGATGCCATTGTGCGAGAATGCCAGAACCGAAAGACTGTCATCTTTACGCCTCTGGTACGAATCAGCAAAAGACTGTGCAATATCCTCAATAAGCGAAACTTCAAGACCGCAGAAGTCAATGGCGCGTCTGCGGACCGGGAGGACGTTCTGAAAGGGTTTGACAATGGCGAGTACAAGGCGCTGACGAACGCGATGCTCCTGACGGAAGGATGGGATTGCCCGACCGTTGACTGTATCATCTGCTTGCGTCCTACCAAGAGCCGTAGCCTGTATGCGCAGATTGTGGGACGCGGAACACGCCTATGTGAAGGGAAAAAGAATCTTCTCGTGCTGGATTTCCTGTGGCTGACAAAGAAACATAGTCTTTGCCATCCTGCTGATATTTTCTGTGAAGACCAGGAAGTGGCACAAAAGACCACCGATATGCTGGCGGATGCGGCACTCACCGGTTCGAATAGCCAGGAGAATTTCGGGAGTCCCGAATTGGGGCTGATTGAGGCAATCGAGGAAGCACAGACTGAGCTGGACGAGGAAAAGCGGAAAGCACTGTGTGAACTCGAAAAGCAGGATACGATTCAGCGCAAGCTCAAGGCACAGCGTCAAAAGCCGAGAGGATTGGTTGACCCGCTGCAGTATATCTTCAGCATCGAAGCGCCAGAACTCAACGATTATCAGCCGATGTTTGAGAATGAGAGGCAGGAGCCTTCCGATGACATCATCGATAGTATTTCGTGCTACGGCGTGAAAGGGGATGCCATCAAATCTCAGGGCCTTGCCGCTGCAATTCTCAAACGACTCATTGCTCGCAGAGCCAGCGGAATGGCTACCCCGAAACAGATTCGGTGTCTTGAAAGTTTTGGGTTCGTCCATGTTGGGCGCTGGACATTGCGCTATGCAAGCAGCTTTTTGGACATCATCAGTTCTCATGACTGGAAACTTCCGAATGGGTTCGACGCATCCACGCTGGACCCGGAAAAGAATACGGCAGAAGACCTCGCCAAGCTGTATCCAGACTACAAGGAAGATGAGACGAAGAAAGCACCGCGTGGGGATGCTTTCATCTGCTGCTACTACGATGCAAGCTACAATTTGGCTCGCAAGAAGGTCTGCAACAGTGAAAAAGAAATGTTGAATCTGTATTATTCACTGTTCAATACTTGCGAAGCAAAGTACTTCTATTGTACGAAGGAAGCTGATGCCTGGATGGCAGAAAAGCAGAATCTAATTGCCAGAAAGACTGGAACACCGATTCCTGCCGCACAGCCGACTCAGGCAACACCCGCAGTACCTCCTCCCTTTGTCCCGACAGCTCCCGCTAAGAGCCACGAATATTATTGCTGCCTTGCACGCTGGGACGGGTCTTATATCGGCTATGAAACTTACAAGAGTGAGCAGGCGGCACAGAATGCCCGAAAGCAGATTGCCCGGCGCGGTGAGACGGCAGTGTATGCCACAGTAGAGGAAGCCGAAGCGTGGGTCGAACGGCAAAAGGCAGCGAGAACCAGGAGGTAATCATATGCGTACCAATAAGACAGTAAGCCATATTTACTACGAACTCGACCATGATGTGCAGGAATATGCGAAACGGCTTTTGGCTAAAAAGATTCTGCACGCGGCACAGCAGGACAATGCCGTTCCGTTTCCTGATGAAACGGCAAAGAGAATTGCCGAGACGGCGGTGTTTCTGACCGAACGCCTCACGCTTTTGTATGAGGTCAGTTCTGGCTTTCGAGGCATTCGGTTCAGCGATTCCGGGAAACAACCCGCTGTTTATACTACCATGGTTCAGCGCAATGCTCCTTTGTACGATGAGCCGATGCTTGGGCGGGCCTACAACCTCGCCAGCTTCCTTGCCGCTGAAAGTCCCGATATCAGAGAAGTGGTTTTGATGAAGCATGGGGTTTTGGCGGCAATTTATAATGCTGCTGCGCACATGAAAGAGCGGACTCCGGAGCCGGGAAAAATCTCGGTTCAGAGCCAGCTGTTTGTGTCTACGGCAGTTGAGTTGTTTGATGGTCTTTTGAGTACAGCAGTAGAGAAAAAGAACAGCGGCAATAAAACCGCCGCATGAGATAGAGAATAGGAGATTCGTATGATTCGATTCAGAAAAGATACCCCTCGCTACTGGTTTATGAGTAACTATTATTCTTGCGAATTTGTGATGAATGGGATTCGTTACAAGAATGCCGAAGCAGCGTTTCAGAGCCACAAGGTTCCGCTGGAAGAGCGCAAACAATTTTCAGACATGCCTCCGGCAACGGCTAAGCATTTTGGCCGTCATGTGGCTTTCCCTGCCAACTGGGACGAAACCCGGGACGATGTAATGCGCCGCGTGGTGATGGCTAAATTCGAACAGAATAAAGACCTCAAGCAGCGTCTCCTCGAAACGGGAACGCAGCCAATCGAGGAAGATACCACCAGTTGGCACGATAACTACTGGGGAAACTGCCATTGCCCGAAATGCCGGAACATCCCGGGTCAGAACCGGCTTGGGATTATTCTGATGGAAACGAGGGACAAGCTAAAAAAACAAACGAGTAAATAATATTTGCGAGTCATTTCCTTTTTTAAGACAAAAGGCTGCCGCCCATCACGGGTAGCAGCCTTCTTTTTTTGTTTAGTGGGTGTCGTGGCACACATGCTCGAAATCGACGAGCAGCTCATTTGCTGCCTTTTGCACACATGCTATGGCCGGTTCATCCTTGACTTTTTCAGGTAAAAGGATAAGGCACGGACGGTTAATATCAGTTGAGCTGCTATAGTGGCAGGAGAGCAACTCTTCTCCAAATTCGTGATTAAGGGCGGAGGCAAGACATTTACCGAGCAAAGCACAATCCTCATCTTTCGCCAAAAGCCTATCCGCCTCATCGTAGTTAATGCGGCCGTTATCGAGACATATACGGTCAAGAAATGCACGAACAGAAGCAGATGCGCTCATGGCATCTATAGTCTGACGATGATTCTCAAGAAAAATGCAAAATATCGGCTTTTCGATTTCATCCAAGTAAAAGCCAAGGCCGGTAATACGGGTATTGGTATCGGTTTGTGTCATAGGAAACACCTCATCCATTATGGCAGCGAATCACCTTGCCGCATTCAGAACAACTCACTGAACAACTTCGCCAAGGTCATTTGCGTATTTCGGGTCACACATCATGAAATAGTTGACGGGGCCGTACTCCAGACCGAGCTCCTGCGCGTATGCCTTGATGACTTCCAGAACGTCCTCTTTCTTGAGATTATACTTGGAATGCAGACGGGCAAACTCTTTGTCAGAGACAGAAACGCAAGAGCAATTTTCTGCATCGGTTTCTTTGCTGCCCAGCATCCCGTCAAAGATGTCCTGTCCTGCACAGAGAGTCGTCTCATTGTTCATCGCATAGGCGATAACGGAAGCCTTACAGTCAAAGTCGCTGGCTTCCACAAGGAAATCCTCAGGGCGGCCGTGACGTTCAACAACGTTTTCATAGATGTCCCGGAGTTCGATAGGGGCAGAAGGAGCGGTCAGCGCTGCTTTATGAAGGCGCATGAATTCCACAAACTTTTCATCCGAGAGGGTGTCGGTATAAAAGCCGATGCCGGAAACGCGAACCTTCACTTCGCTGGCAAAGTAATCGTCAATTTTGGAGACGATTTTCTGCTGGACCCGCTTGTATGCTTCCTGAACATTGGAAGCCGTGTAAAATACCGGGAACTTCATGATGTCGATTCCCTCCGGCAGACTCGCGTCATAGGCCGCATCAATGCCGCCTCGCAGCGCCGGAACCGCGTCATGCAGCTCTTTCACAGAAGAAATGTATCCGGTAATGTACAGCTCATCGTTTTTGCTGTAATGCCCGATAAGTCCCACATAGAGGGTCTGCATCAGCATCCGCTTGAAGCTGAACCAACAAAGACGAATGGGTAGAATGACATTAGCAGCCGTACCTTCCGCACGATAGGTGCCGGGGGCAGAGACCTTTTCCAGCAGAATCTGGTCGTTCTTGTCACCGTATTTTTCCTTGAAAAGAGCTTGAAGAATTTCAGTGGACGAAAGAGGAGTGGACATTGGAATCGTTTCATTCAGAAAAGAGAGGAATGCATCCACGTTGTCTTTCTGCCATGCGTCATCAGACATGCTTGCACGCTGCATAGAGAGCTTGTCTTTCCCGTCGTCAGGCAAGGGCTCATACCCACAGGCGATACGAAGCTCGTTCTCCGTGACAGCATCCGTTGCGCTTGCAATTTTCTTGATGGTATTCTCGGTCGGCTGAGCTTTTGCGTTGCCATTCACGAGGCTGCTGATATACCCACGAGTCAGTCCTGCCTGAAACGCAAACTTACCCTGTGTGCGGGTTCCGATGGCTTTTTTGACCAACGATGCCAGCCTTTGAAAGTCGGGCTCTTTGGGAAAGGTGGCCTCCGTATCTTTATTGCTGTTCTTTTCAAGTACCGACTTGTCCCAACCGGTGACAAGAGAATACCCAATATCCTTCAAGGATTGATAGGCAACCCCGTTCTGGTCAAGAGCCGGGGAGAATGTACCGCTGTTATCTTCCAGCTGCTCTACTGCCTCACGCACCATCCTTGCTTCGTTCATCAGGATGACGTCCGGGGCCTCAAGCCGGGCAAGACTCTTGTACCGACTATTGAGGCGCTCGACTCGTGCGGCCAATGCAGTGATGTCATCAAGTTGGTCCTTCGTTGCATGGGCAGAGATATCTGCACCAAGTTCAAAATGGTTCAGTGCAGGAATATCCACGCCTTTGCTCTTGGCGAATTCCACAATGGCTTCCGCGCCATAAAAACGTTTCTCATGGGCTGCGACAACTTTCGTTATCGTGTCGGCCGAGTTGTCCAGCTCAAGCACTTCACCTTTTCCGGCATCCTCGACATAACACCTGGCGTTGGTGAGAAAGCCTTTCAAAAAATCAGCATCCACATCCAGCTTCTTAGCGATGCCGGGCAGCTGCTTATAGAAAATCACGCGCGTGGCGAGGTTAACAGAAATCATGGTGTACTCCTTTCAAATATGTCATTAGCTGTACAATGCTGTCATCTTCTGTAATTATAATAGCACATCCCGCACCAAAAAGCAAGCATGAATTTACAAAAAATGACAAGAAAATACACAAGATGACATATTTGGGCAAAGCAATTGATTCTTGAGCTTTCCGGCTTGGTGACGGAACAAGCTCTATGCGCCTTGTCTTTACCACAGTTTTGCCTTGTGCATCCGTGCGAATTAAATACAATTAAAGATGTCGAAAGATAAAGCACAACACACAAAAAAGGAAATTTCACTATGAACACCAGTATTTTGAAACTCGAAGCCACTGTAATCCGTCCCAAAGATTTTGACGAACTCGACGGCCTCGCCGCTTCCATCAGCTTCCCTGTCGAATACGATGATGAAGCAATTGGTGAGGCCCTGGGCGACCAGGACCTGATGGCCTATGTCGTCGGAGAGCTGCACGACCTCGTTGTCCGTATGCGTCCCGAATGGCTGGATAATGAGGATACTAGCCTGACCATCAAGGCATTCCTGGACGAAGCTGAGTACCAGACGTTCAAGGGCCTTGTCGCGATGAAAGAAGACAGCTACACCTTTGTTATTGAGGGCTAAACACCACAGAGCAAAAAGCAAACCCTGCCTGCAGTAAAATGCGGGTAGGACTTTTTTGTTTGCGTAGCTGCATCCTTTTGTCCACAGAAACCGTAGGTGCCAGGATGCGTAGCTGCCGACACGGCTTGACCTGATGTGCGAGGCTCGTACAATCAGATTTGTACGACAGATATCAAACGCAAAATATGGTTTACATTGAGCTGCTCAGTGGCCTTATGGCTGTTGGGCGGCTTTTTCTTTTGTGCGAGTTGCGTACAATAAAAATCAAGCGGAGGAAACAACCATGAAAAAATTTATTGGAATTGTTTTAGTGTTGTGCAGCTTGGCCTTGCCTTTAGCTGGCTGCAAAGAAGCCATCAGCACCGTGACTTGTAACACAATATCTGAACTCGAAGATATTCCGGGTCAGATATTGTCTACACCGGAAAGCGCTGAAACGGAACCGGAATACAATTACATCCATTTTCGTTACGACAACATCTGGACTGTATCTGCCCTCGTGAACTACGAAATCGTGGACAACGGCCAAAACATAAAATTTGAAATCAACGATAGTCGCTATCGAGACAAGGTTTTTTATACCAGCATGTCGAATGTAGAGCTCGTATACCGAGACGATAGCGTTGATTATGGCACGGACTACACCATTTATCCAGGGAATGCTTCGAAATTCGGAAAGGGTGGTAAGTAAGATGGGTATTAAATTTATCGACGGCAATATTTTTTCACGACTTTCTGCGAGTAAGCCAACTTACATTTGCCAGCAAGTAAATTGCAAAGGTGTAATGGGAGCTGGACTTGCCATGCAAATTTGCATCCAATGGCCGGTGGTATATCGGCGCTATCTGGAGTTTTGCCATGGAAACGACGGCAACAAGCTCGGTACTTATCAGGAGGTTCTGGTAGAACCGAAGCTGTATGTCGTGAATCTGTTCGGGCAGAATGGTTATAGCCGAGGTGAAAGGCAGACGAATTATGCTGCACTGGCGGCTGCGCTGTTCTCGTTTTTTAGAGACTGCGCTCAAAAGTATCAGGACGTAACTATCCGGTTGCCATATGGTTTAGGCTGCGGACTTGCCGGAGGCGACTGGGACACGGTTCTGGACATCATCAGCGATGCAGCAAAAGCCTGGAATCTGAATGTTGAGATTTGGGAACTCCAGAAATAATAGCAATAAGACCTTTACCGAAATTCGGTAAGGGTCTTTCTTTTTTTGTAGGGATGCAAATATGTACAGATTGCAAACAAATGGCACCTGCCGTTGCAGAAAAAGCACGATAGTGAGATAATATTAGTAAAGAAACAACAACATCATCAGTAAAGTGAGTAAAAAAGCCTATGACAAACGCAGAACTAAAAGCAATCGTCCAGCGTGAGGAATACGATTTCCTGCGCACCAACAAACACTTGGGGAGCAACATTTTATTCCTAACGCTTAGCGGCAGTCATGCCTACGGAACCAACGTCGAAGGCTCCGATATCGATATACGTGGCGTGGCAGGCTCACCCGAAATCTTAGGGTTTAACCACTTCGAGCAGGCCATTGACAACCGGACAGATACAGTCATCTACGCTGTGAACAAGTTTGTCAGCTTGCTTGCGCAGGGTAATCCCAACATTATCGAACTTCTTGGCAATGACCCGGAGCTATATGTGAACATGACGCCGGAAGGCCAAATGCTGCTTGACAATAGGGAACTGTTCTTGACTCGGCGCATTGCCTACAGCTATGGCGGCTTTGCAAACGACCAGCTCAGACGTTTGCAGATGGGTTTGCTTCGCAACAGAGTCTCGCCGGAGGCGCTCAAAAACAAATTCGAGAAGAGGAGTCTGGAACGGGCGATTACCGGATGGGGCAAGGATGACATTTTTGAAATCTCCATCAGTAAGGATACAGATGAAGAAGGCAAACATCCGCTCCTGATTTCTTGCAGCTTGAACGATTATCCAGTCACCTCTCTAAAGCCGCTGCTAAAGAGTCTGACTACGACCATCGACCAGTATGAGCAGCCGCAGCATCCGAAAGCACAAAAAGATGCTGCCCACATCAACAAACACGCGATGCACATTGTGCGGTTGTACTACACGGCGTTCGATATTCTGGAAAAAGGCGAGATTATCACTCGCCGAGACAAGGAACGCGAGGAACTGTTGGCGATTCGCAACGGCAAGTACCTGCGTGAAGACGGGTCGTACGCACCCGAATTCTTTGAGTTTGTTGATGCGCTTGAAAAGAAATTTCAGGATGACGTGAGGAAAACCTCTCTTCCTGCTAAGCCTGACTTTGGAAAAATTGAGGAGCTTCTGGTGGAAATCAACAAGGAATATTTGCGGCGCGTCATGTAATTGACATGCTATCAGCAACAAAATACTGCTCGTCCATTTGAATATGGGCAGCAATTTTTGTTGCAAAACCGTGCGAATTGAAGATAATGAAAATGAAGTTAACGGAAGCAAAGGTGATGCCGATGCAGTAAAAAATATAAATAGTGCAAGATTGAAATGTCACAAAGGACGGCCGACCTGTTACCGGCTACCGGTTGAAATAGCAGTCCTTGAGGCTGCGTAAGATTATAAAGAACTCCTATTACTTTTTTGAGTAGTGGGGGTTCTTTTTTCCTCTAAAAACGAAAGCATACGCCAAGGTCAATATCTGCAGCCTTAGAAACATGAAACTGTACATCGACTGCGGCTTGATGTTTAACGATATATCATAAAGTAATGCTATCTTTCTGCCGGAGGGGGAGTCAAGCAATTAAAATTATAATAAACACTTGCCAACTTGTGCGATTCGCATACAATCAAGGATAGAGACAGATAAAAGCAAATAACAACCATCCGGCAACATAGATGACAAGTGGAGACGTAAAATGATTGAGCAGAAAGACAGTGAAATTTTGGAGCTCGCGGGGTTTGCAGACCGGAACAGAAAGGCCAGGGAGGTTCATTCAGAGCCTATTTTCGTACAGGTGAACAGCAAGCTGGCAGCCTACACGATACCAGGAATGCGTTCGGAAGGAACGACCTATGATGTTCCGACTTACTCGGCACTGAAAGGTGCAATGGATTCCATCTACAAACATGTCGGTATGGAAGCGATTCCGACGGCGGTGTACATTCACTCTCCTATAAAAAAGACACGTATCCTGCTGCGAAATATTGAGAACATCGAAGGAATGCGCTCCCGCGAATGCTTAACGGATGTTTGCTACACGGTCGTTGTACGAATCGTAAGAATGGATAACATGGCTTTAGAAAGCGACCTCACAGTGCAGTACAGGAATTTCTTAGAGTATGCTTCCGACAGCTGTGGGATGGGATATCCGTATCTTGGCGTGATGGAAACACCCATGTATTTCCATCCTGTAACGGAAGCTGAAATCCTTCCGACGCTGCCCATCACATCTGATTTGTGCAACATGCCTCTGACGCCGGATTATACGAACGAATTTGAACCGGATTTGGTTTGCAGGCATCTTCGCATCGAGAATGGTGTCATCGATTTTACGAAGGGGGAGTATTTTCGCTGTTATGGATATTCTGAATGCGCTGGTTAAGCACTATGATGCGATGGCAGCAGCTGGAAATGCAACGCCTTTCGGCTGGACACACAAGTTTGCTCAATATGCCGTCGAACTAAACGATGACGGAGAAATCGATAGGATTTTCGCTCTCGGTGATTTATCCGATAAAAAGAACAAAGGCGAGGAATTCAAGATGCCAACACGCAGGCCACGGTCTGGCAAGCTGCCGATTCCGTATGTGTTCTGTGATGATGCGGAACATCTTCTCGGCAAAGTCGGTGAAGCGAGCAATCTTGTTCGATACACTATGATGCGCGACGCAGTCTTTATGCTGCGTGACCTGTTGGGACATTCTAAAGCCTTAGATGTCGTCTACAAGTTCTACGAAACGTGGGACCCAGAAAAGGCGCTTGACAATAAATGTGTCAGCGACGTAATGGAGGCGAAAGGCCAGGAAAAGAAAACCTTTATCCTGTTCTACAATGGCGTTCCAGTTTTTGATGATGAGACATTTCGCAAAAGCTATGCGGCGATTGTCAATAAATATGGGGAAATGCCGATTGATACACTCAAGGGCGGTGAAATTGCTCTGTTGCCGGAACCTATCAAGATTCGAAGCATGATAAGCGGCAATATCGGGTTTAAGGCTCGCTTGTTTCGAGCCATCACGGCATGGGGAAACAAAAAGAATGGCCCTGTCACAAACACTCTTTTGTCCAACAACAAAGCAAACACCGAGTATTTCGGACGTCAGCAGGGCAACGCCATCCCCATCACAATGCAAGATGAACATAAGATTTACGAAGCGGCTACAGATTTGCTCGGCTCCAAACATCGGTTTCCGGTTCCGGCCACTTCACAGTCTCTTTATTCAAAGAATCAAATTATCTGGTCGGATGATATGCCAACAAAGCTGGAAGACGCGGTCATTGACCTATGCTGTTGCCGCAGTGATAAAGCTAAAACTATCTCTCAGGCAAATGAATCAGGTTCTGAAACCACTATCAGAATCCTTGAAAAAACAAAACTCTATCAGGGACGAATCACGGTTCTTTCGGACATTGAAAAGAACTTAGTCGTCAACGTCTGGAATCTTGATATGAATAATAAGGGATGTTCTGCATCCAGCTTTACGCAGATGACGCTTGACGAGCTGCTTGGAAACTTTGCCAAGCATTACACTGACATGGAAATTGACCGAAGCCAGACTTGCCGAGATGCGGATGGAACCAGCCGAGATTTTGCAAGAGCCATCAACATCTACAACTCACTTTTCGCCAAAAACAGTGATGGAAGCACGAGTTCTTTCAACAACGCTCTTTGGAAACAACTGAGTATCAGCATTTATTCCGGAACAAAGTATCCGGAGCAAGTCCTTTCCCTGGCACTGCTTCGGTCCTGCCGTTTGCTTCAGCAAAATAAGAAAGGCAAAGAAAATCGCATCACGGCGTCTTTGGCCGGTATCACAAAAGCGTTCTTAATTCGCAATTACGGAGAGAATATGACGATGGGACTCAACTCAAACAACACCAGCCCTGCTTATATCACAGGACGAATCTTCGCACATATGGAAAGTGCGCAGAGAAAGATTGACCCCAACAACCAAACCACTTACGCTAAACGGTTCTTTGAGCGAGTTATGATGAACCCGGCCAAAACCATGCCGGAACTTCACAAGAGTTTCCTTCTTTTGAAGAACAAGGCTAAAGCAAATGGCATGAGAGGTCTTTATAATTCCAGCGACAAGAAAATTATGGCTCTTATCGATATGCTGGATGGCAACTATCCCGACCATCTATCCGAAAAGCAAAAAGGTGAATATCTCGTCGGATACTATCAGCAGCGAAGCGCAAACATCAAGGATGCCGAGGAGAAGAAAAACCGGAAAGCCGCCAAAATTGAAACTAATAATACGGATACTGCGACAACCGTTGCAACACAAAAGGAGAAGTAACAATGTCTGAACTCGTTAAGAATCCTATCACCATTGTTCTAGCGTTTGATGCGCAGAACTGTAATCCCAATGGGGACCCCGACAACGACAACAACCCGCGTCAGTTTGAGGATGGAATCGGGTACATGTCGTCCGAAAGCATCAAATATAAGATTCGCAGCTACATCCGTGACAAGGTCTTGTTTGACGGTCTGGAAAAGAACAGCCATGCACTATATTGCAGCCCCGATACTTTTTCCATTGAGCGCAGCGTTAAAGAGTGCCTGGAGCCTATCATCGGCAAAAAAACCAAAGGCATCCCCGATGACCAGCAGCTGGAGGCTTATAAGGAGCTGTGCCGGTACTACTATGATACTCGCATGTTTGGGCTTGTGAATACGAGTTATTCCAACTGCAGCCTTCTCAACCGCATCAAGGGTGCCTGCCAGGTATCTATGCCGATGTCCTATGACCCTATCGAAATCATCCCGATGACGATTACTCGCTGCTGCGTTGCTTCCGATGCTGAACGCAAAGGCGAAGATAAAGGCGCCAAGAAGGGCGTCAGTATCGACGAAAGCGACGATGGAGCCGAAAAGAAGACGAAAGACCACATGATAGGCCGTCGAAGCATTATCAGATATGGGCTGTATCACATGAGCATTCAAATCAACAGTGCAATGGCACAGCGTAACGGTGTTACGATGGATGACGTTAATTTGTTGATTGATGCGCTGCAGCATATGTTCGAGGAAGATATGAGCTCCAGCAGAGCCCTAACGCTGCGTAAGTTGTTTGTCGTTGAACACACCAAACCGATGGGAAATGCTTATCGGGACACCATTGAGCGGGCACTGGCGGCTCGACTGAAGCAACCTAATGATGCACCTACATCTTATGAGGATTACGAGGTGACTTATCACCGCGAAATGCTGCCTGATGAGGTCAAGGTGACTGAGTATAATTATAACAGTCAAAGCGTTTGACAAAAACTAATAATTGCTGGTCAACAAAACTGTATAAGATTGAAAACACAATAGTCTGCCTCTTGTTAATACGTTGCAAGTGAGAACCTGCGGGACTACAAAAGTGATGCACTATGCCACATATGATTGAAACGATATTTTGCTATGGTGCGGAAATGCAGCGGCTGCAGGTAACACAACTGCCGTAAGAAAGGCTACAAAGCGGCCCATGAGGTCGCGTAAGATTATGCGCCCATCTGCAAACGCGGGTGGACGTTCTTTTTTTGCCAAAAATAAAAATAAAACGTGATAAAAACCTTGCACATCTGTGCGAATCAGATATAATAGCCCTAATAAGATAAAAATTGTGCCCTGACGGCATCTGAATTGGATGCTGCCGGGGCATTTTTGTTGTTAGGAGATATAGCTATGACGCTGAACGACTTGTCAAGCGAACAACAGGAATTCGTACATTTGGCATTGTCGGGAAAAAACGTATTGTGTGACGCCTGCATTGGCAGCGGAAAGACATCGACCATCAACGTGCTCTGTGATGCGTACCCTCCAGAACGGCGTATCCTGTACTTGACCTATAACCGATTACTCAAACTTGACGCCAAAGACAAAATCAAAAATCATAATGTCTTGGTCCAGAACTATCACGGATTTGCAAGCCTGCTGCTGAACAAAAAGAGAATCCGGAATTGCGGACAGGGCGAACAGCTTGCCATGGTATTGGAAAAGAAAATTCCGATTCCGCCAATTGATACTCTTATCATTGACGAGTATCAGGATATCAATGACGAGATTGCAGAACTGCTCAAATATATCCGTTCTAAGAATCCGGGCCTTCAAATCGTCGCAGTGGGCGATATGAAGCAGAAAATCTACGATGATACAGCGCTGGATGTCTGGGAGTTCATGCAGGATTTTCTCGGCCGCCATGAACAGGTGGTTTTCACGAAATGCTTCCGTATTTCTCATGACTTGGCAGAACGACTCGGCAATATCTGGGGCAAGACCATCAACGGCGTAAATAGCTCCTGTATCGTGGAACAGATGTCGGTCGATGAAGTGACAGAGTTCCTGAATAAGCAGAACCCCAAAAATGTCCTTTGCCTGGGTGCTCGAATTGGAGCCATGACGAAGGTGCTCAATGACTTAGAGAATCGACCGGGGAACCTCTATGACAAGCATCATGTCTATGCAAGTATCGCAGACAATGATGGGAATAAGGCGGTAGCACCCTCCTCGGATGTTGGTATCTTCACAACTTTTGACGGCAGCAAAGGTATGGAGCGGCCTATCTGCGTTGTGTTTGATTTCACGGAAGAATACTGGTCGTCTCGCACAAGCAAACCGATGGCACGATATGAGATTCTTCGGAATCTGTTTTGTGTCGCAGCAAGCCGAGGAAAGCAGCGGATTATCTTCGTAAACTCAGACCATCCGTTGAGCGATAAATCTCTGATGACCCCAACTGAAACTCTTCGCGGATTTCCGCATCCGTTCGCATTTTCTGAGATGTTTGACCACAAATTCATCGAAGATGTGGATGCTTGCTATAAGCTGCTGGAAGTCACACCGATTGAGCACAACGACAATACGACCATCGATGTGCAGGCAGCGGATGCCATGATTGACTTGTCTCCCTGCATCAGCATCTATATGCAGGCAGGGTTCTTCAACTCCTACGACATTGATGACGCACTTGCATATTATATGGACCTACACAAGGACATGCAGTATTTGAAAATCAAGAAGGGCGCAACGGTCGAGGATAAGGTTCTGCTGCTCACGGCGCTTGAAACGAATCAGTGCCGGTATGTAAAACAGGTCAAGCCTCCTTTTGTGAACGCAAAAGCCAAAATGTCGCTCAGTATGCGGCTTGGCACCGTGTTCACTCCCGATGAGTATGTTCAGGCACGCGGAGATATCGACATTCATACTAATGACCATAAAGTGATTTATGCCTCGGGCCTTGCGGATGTCGTAAAGAACAGCACCGTCTACTGCATCAAGTTCATCAGCAGTCTGGCACACAAGCATTTTCTGCAGTGTGCGTGTTCTATGATTGCGCTGGGTCTTCCATATGGCGTTGTCTGGAACGTGAAAAGTAACCTGATGTACAGCGTAAAAATCAAGGATAAGGACGCTCTGATTGACGCAATCCTCAAGTGCATCACGAAACGAGCTTACAACGGCGCGGATTATTACACCTGCCGAAAAGGCTTTGTACAGGATACGGCATCGATTATCGACCGCTGGACTGACGACGGATATGCGGAAGAACCCACCGCCATCACTTCTGGCGACGGTATCGCCATCATCAAGCAGGAAAGCCGCTATTTTGTGATGGATGGAGCACGCCGAAACACTCTGAACGATAATTTTGGGCTTGGTTTTGCCGATGTGAAAGACGCTTGTCTTGCTTATGCGAAGAGTTGCGAACTTCAAAAAACCGTGGACCATGATTCTCCTTATTCCGAAGTCGAGTTCTGGCTCGACCAGAACAAGGCGTTTGAAGAATACATGACTCAGGTAAGCCATGAAATCGAGCAGCACGAAGAAGGACCGTATGCAAAATACAAGTCTTTCGCTACGCCTGCTGTCCGAAAGATGCTGGCGGAAAAGGGACTGACCATCACGTTCCCGGAAAAAGTCCTCATCAAGGTTTGGAAGATGCGCCGTGTCGAAGATGCCATGTATCAGAAAATCGAAGAAGCAAAGAAGCAGAACAGCTCCAATGTACCGCTTGATGAGGCGTTCTTTGACTCTGAACTGGTGGATTCCGTCGAAGGAAATACCGAAAACACCAAGGCAAAAGCCAAACCCCAAAAGGAATCCGCATTGCCGTTCTCCAAGTACGGTGTAGATGAGAAAAAGAGCTACCGTGTCGTGAAAAGCGATGAGCTCTCAAAGCCCAACCAGCCCCGTTATGTTGTGGTCGAGGCCGCAACTGATAAGGTCCTGGACAATGCTAACGGATATGGCTACCTTTCCTATCAGGCTGCCTGGAAAGGCTATTCGTACAAGAGCAAGCATCATCTGGACGGCACGAAGAAACCGATGAGTAAGAGTGCAAAAGAGCAGGCAAAGAAAAAGGCGGCTTTCTTCTCGACCGATTCGGAGCAGCTCAGCTTTGGCTGATTCAGAAAATCAACAACAGATTTCACGATTAAAAGGAGGAGGAAATCATGGCAGCCAAAAAGGATAAGATGATTCCGTCTGAGAAAGAACGGAAAAGAGCACTGAAATATGCGACCCCGGCAGGTACGGGTCGGATGTGGGTAACAATGGGAATCGCCTTTATAATTTTCGGCATTATCTTGCTGCTGATTCCAATTGGCCTTGCTATCTCGGAGGCATCAGCGCAGAGATACGACCCCGAAAGCATCCATACAGCAACACTTGTATTCTATCTGCTTGGCGCATTTTTTGGTTTCTGCGGATGTTTCTGCGTTATCTTTGGTAAGCTTGCCGTCAAAGCATTTGCGGAAATACTGTGCAAGGGTGAAATTAACTATCCGGTAGCGGAATACAAAACACCTAAGAAACTGCTGCTTCAAGAGGCAGCAACTATCAACCAGAGTCCTAATGCTCCATTGACAGCTTCCACATTCGGGAACTGGATTGATTTTGAAGCCGATTGGCAAAACTGCCTTTCCATTCATAATGGCATCTTGCAGAGTCATCAGATTTTCAAAAAACTGATTCTTGTACAAGACAATTTTACTTACAAAGAGCTGGACTACGAGAATAACTCGGAGCTCGGCGTCGGAGTCAAAACATTCGCCGCAGGAAGCACAACGACCATCGGCAAAATGAAAGGCCACAAGCTCATTTATAATATCGGCATGAATCTTTCCAATGGCAAACTGGGAGTTAACAGCTATTCCATCGATACATTGGACGTCACGAATGAAGTACATAAATGGTTAGCTGACCACGGATACACCCGCACAGACTAAGAAATAGCTTTGTTCGTTGTCGATACTTCCGGTTCAATGCGCGGAGAACCTATCAATGCACTGAAAACGGCCATGATTAACACCATCCAGTATATCAATGACGACAACTATATCGGCATCCTCGATGAGTTGCTGGATATTCTTAACGATAAATAATTGATTTTTACACCTCCGATGTTACGGCATCGGGGGTTTTGTTTTTGGGAGGATACTATGAGTAAGGGAATGCGTACAGAGGACGAGGTTCGTGACAGTGCCAAGCTGGTTCTTGGCTTTGATAAGACCGAAGATGGAGCGCAGCAGGGGACTGGGCAAATCACTACCTTCAATCAGTTGGGATTCCGTGGCTGTAATGATAAGCCGGATGGCTGGTATCTGCCGGATGACGCCAGCAAACCCGCCATCATTCTGGAGACGAAATCAGAAGCAGAAGGTGTTTCCAAGGAAAAGCATGTCAAGGAACTGTTCAAGAATATCGATGTTGTTGCCAAGAAATACTCCAAGACCATCGGTATTCTTTATAGCGGCAGTGCTATCCGCGTATTCAGAAACAAAATCGAGCTGTCTGATGCGTCCAAGCACTTGGAAAACAAGGACTACTATATCCGCCTGTGTACGAGCCAGAAACTCGATAACAACTACATCTTCGAAATCACGCAGAAAATCAACAACAGCCTGCATTTCAAGTTCGGTATGACGGACCTGCAGGACCGGATGATTTTCACGGCTTGTGCCCTTGTCGCCCAGCGCTACAACCCTCAGAACGGTCTTCAAAAACTGAAAGACATGGATTACAGCACCTTCCATAACTGGATTTACAGTGCCCTGTCTAAGGCTCTGGAAGATGATAAGAAGCAGAATAGCAAGCTGGATGTACTCTTGGAGGAGTATGCCTCTGTCCGTATGTCTATTACGGAGAATCAGGAAGCCATCAACGATTTCATCGACAATGTCTGCCAGATTGCCGACCTCGTCAATTCCGATAACTGGAATGGTGAGGATGTCATGGCAATCTTCTTCAATGAATTCAACCGCTACCGTGGCAAGGCTCAGGCGGGACAGGTGTTTACCCCTGACCATATTGCATCCTTTATGTACCGACTCATTGATGTGAATATGAATGACCGGGTTCTGGATGCCACCTGTGGTTCCGGCACCTTCCTCGTGAAGAGCATGTGCAATATGATTCGTGAGGCAGGCGGCAGCAATACCAGCAAGGCAAAGCAAATCAAGTCTGAGCAGTTGTTCGGCATCGAGATGTACCGGAAAGTCTACGCTTTGGCTTGTGCAAACATGATGATTCACAAGGACGGTAAGACCAACCTTGTGCAGATGGATGCCACTTCGGCTGAGGCGACTGAATGGATTCGGAAACAAAAAATCACGAAGGCCCTGATGAATCCGCCTTACGAGAGACGATACGGTTGTGCAACAATCGTTGCTAATGTGTTGGATAGCGTTCCTGCAGGTACGAAGTGTGCCTTCATTCTCCCGGATAAGAAGATGGAGAAGGAATCCAAGTTGAAAGCCTTGCTGGAACGCCATACTCTGACCACCATCATCAAGCTGCCTGAGAACCTTTTCTTCGGTCTGGGCGTTACTACTTCTATCTTCATCTTCGAGACTGGCAAGCCTCAGAATGGGCGCAACATCAAGGGCTACTATGTGGCTGATGACGGTCTGGAGACTGTCAAGAACAAGGGTCGGCAGGATGTACACGACAAGTGGCCTGCGCTGGAAGATTACTGGGTTAAGGCGATTCAGGATGACAACGATGACCGCTACAATACCCGCCAGCTTATCAATCCGGCTGAACACCTGTCCTATCAGATGCCGGAGAAACCCTTTGAGTTGTACGAGGAGGATTTCATCAAGACCGTGATGGACTACGAAATGTACAAGCGTGGCATCAACGCCAAGGAGTTCGGGGACAAACTGCTGCAGAAGGTGCTCTATGGTTCGACTGTGACCGGCACTGAGGAAGGCACGAACATTCTGGTGGGGAAAGGAGAAAGCAATAATGGGGAAGATTGATACTTCCGGGTGGAAGGAATTCAAACTCGGATATATTATGGTTGAAAATAAGAAGCAAGGCCATGGTCTTTTCGAAATTGTCAATTCAGTTGCTTATCATGGCAAAGATGTTACCGAGACGGATTCGGATGATGGAATCAATTATATTACTCGGAGCAAGTTCAATAATGGATTAAAGGCAAGGGTCGTTTGCTTGGATAAATTCAAGGTGAATCCTGCAGGAACCATTTCTTTCGGCGCAGAAAACGCAGATTTTTTCTACCAAACGGAGCCTTATATCACTGGCAACAAAATGTATTATATCAACACGACTGCATTATCGGAGCGTGCTTGCCGTTTCCTTAAAAGCATTTTGGAAGCGACATTTACAGCCAACTATTCTTTCTCCGACGGTATGATTCCGGCCAGAATTTATGATGAGTGCATCAAACTTCCCGCCACCCCTAACGGAGCCCCCGATTGGGCTTATATGGAATCCTACATGGCAAACCTTGAAACCAAAGTCGCCGAGTTGCTGACCCTGCTACAGGCTGCGAAGGATGCGGAGAAGAAAAAGGTGGATACGAGGGAGTGGGGAGAGTTCCGGGTGGGGGAATTGTTTGACGCGGAACGCGGAAAGGTGAAGAATATTCAGCCCTTAACCCCCGGAGCGACTCCAATCATCGCAGCAGGCGCTTACAACCAAGGTATTGCTGGGATGTACGAGATTGACAGTGCCTATAAAAATCGAATTACCGTATCTTGTAATGGGGCAGGTTGTGGCAGTACGTTCTATCATCCATACGAGTTCAATGTGAATGGCGATGCTATTACACTTATTGAAAAGAAGTGTATGCCTGACAGAGCAAAGCAGTTTGTTGCATGCATCTTAAATGCCACTTTTACGCGCAAATTCAGTTATGAAGAAAAATGTTCCCCTCAAAAGGCTCTGGCTGAAGTAATGCGGTTGCCCATTGACAAGACCGGTCAGCCTGACTGGGCGTATATGGAGGAGTATATGAGGAAGGTGGAGAGAAAAACCGAAGGCATGCTCAATCAATTTGTCTCAACATAAAAGGAGGAACGGACGATGTTTCTTGATAAAGAATTAGATGTAATTTGTCTTTTACAAGCTGAATTAAAACATTCAGAGCCCTTATTGTATAAAAGCAATTCTTTCTGCAAAAAGGTATCACGCTATATTAAAAGTATAAATTCATTCAGTGATAACAGTGGGCATGAAGCATTACCACCAGATTATTATTCTGATGAATTGAACTGTATGTTTGATGTAATGCGCGTAAATGATACAGAAATAAGGAAAACATATAATCCTGTAAAAATACGAGAACGCGAAATTGAACAAGAGCTAAAAGACAAAGGAATATTACAGCCGCACATGACACTAATTGTAAACTCAGAAAGTGATGATGTGCAAGAACACACATACAAAAACTACAAACGAAATTGCAAAAGAGTTTTAAATGAGCATATTGCTAAAATTGATATTTGGCAGAAAGAGCATCCTAGAATCCAGAATAAAGGTTTGCTTATATGTGATGAAACGGAATGCTATTTCGATGGGCATGTTATATATACTGGAAACGAAACATTTGCCTATTTTGGAGAAAAAAATGTTATAGAATTACATAGACCGTGGATGGATTCAGAACTTGTAGAAAAAGCATACGATTCAAAACTGGACTTTATTATATGGTTTTCTCCATATAAACCACACAGCATTTTGCTTGAAAAATATGGTTTATCATATCCAAGTATCGTAGTTCTTGATACAAGATATAAAAGGACGGACTTTATAAATTATGACGAAGAAAAAATGTCTTCAATGTGAAATAAATATTAAGGGCAACCACGTTACTTATTAGAACATAAATTTTAGAAGGTGATTTTTATGGATTTAATGCATGTACTCTATTTTTTGGGATTTGCAATCCTTATCCTTATCGAAATTATTACATATCCAAAAGTAAAAAAATGGAAACCAAAGTATAAAACAATTTCTGTAATGATAGCAGGTATAGTTTGTATTGGAGAATTGGCGTGTATCTTTATTGGAGAAATACTAACTGTTGAAAAAGTAACACTAAAAATAATAGACTTACTTGAAAAAATACATGATTTTAGTAGCCCCACATTTTTGAATATTATCATACTTATTATCACATCGATATTCTTGGTTTGGGGAGGAATGGATTTGGCATATAACAAACTAACAAGTAGCGTGAATAGGCTAACAAATTCAATGGATGAATTGCTTGGCAAAAACCATAACAACCACGCACACTGACACCATCACAACTATTGCTCAAAAGACCATCGTGGTCTTTATCCTCGTTTGCAGAGGTAGCGAACTTGAACAAGCCCTTGTTGGAGCAGACAGCGACCCAAGAAAACTTGAAAAAGCTTTCGGTATGGACGAGAGATACCTTGTGGATAACCCGTATGTTGTACGAGTAGCTAACATTAAAGGTGTGATTATATGAATGTTCTTAAAGAGTACAAAGGTTATCAGCTTGTTGAGCGTTATGATAAAACCTATATTCGTTTTTGGGGTGGTCGTGAGGAGGATATTCCTTGTGAATTTCCCATTTCAAAAACGGACGCAGAACGGGTTATCAACGAAGCGAGTGTGATTGACGAGCTGCTCTCAATTGCAAAGACTCAAATAGAGTGGACAGCTAATTCTTTTTATAAGATTGGTATTACTGAATACATTCTGCATCGCATGAAGCTTTCTCAGACAAGAGCAGAAAAGTCTTATGAAAAAATAGCTCGATACACTGATATTTGCAAAGAATTTTATCAGTACATCATGGATGATGAGGTGTTTACACCTAATCCAATTAAGGTTGAAGGGTTTACAGCTCAGCATTTGGCTACCAACTATCCTCTTTCAGCTTTAGGTGCGTATAATTATTTGATTTATTTGCGTGAAATGCCCGAAAAAGCGTTGGCAGATTTGAAAGCAGGATTACCAACAAGAGAAAGGCATTTCCGTCACAGATAACGACCTTCTTTTGCTTGATGACGACGAGGAAACAGAGGAATACGACTGGCAAAACGAGCCTCCCGTAGAGGATTTCGGCAACTTAGATATTGACTGAGTTGTTGATAATGATAATTGCATATCAAGAAAATGAATGGTATAATGTAAATAATACAAACCGCCATCCCGCACCAAATTCAAATACCAAAAACCCAAGCAAATCCCACAACGAAAGGAGCCATACCATGTCCACTCTCAAAAACGGCGAGTTTGGCATCGACTTGGACAAGGAGAAAATTCTCTGGACCGACCGAAAACGCCACACCATCTTTTCTCTGCCGCTGTCCTTTACGAAGTATACCCTGACCGAGACCAAACTTATCATCCAACGTGGCTGCTTTAACCTGCGCGAGGATGAGATTCAGCTGTACCGCGTCCGGGACATTGCGTTCAAGCAGAACTTCTATGAGCGCCTTTGCCGTGTCGGCAGCATCCATCTCTGCTCTACGGATGCCATGACACCGGAAATTGATATCCGTCGTATCAAGAACCCGCGCGATGTCAAGGAAGTGCTTTCTAAGACCATCGAGGCTTGCCGGAAAGCGAACGGCATCCGTACTTCGGAAATCATCGGGGACCATGGTCACTTCCCCGAGCCTGCCCCGCATGGTATGCCGCCTGAACCCTGCCACGAACATCCCCATAACTAATAATAGCCCGTACAGATTCGGTTCTGTGCGGGCTATTTTTTGTTTACAAAGAAATTTTTGGGTGGTGAGGCAGTTGACCAGCTATGCGAACGGCTTAGAATTATAAGTGCAATAAGCAAACACACATCGACACAGTCAACAACCCCGCCTAAACCGGTTCGCCGGTTATAATTGAGAGCCAGAAAACCTGCAGGTTTGCCTGTGGGATGAATGGCTCTCAATTATAACATTGGCGAAGTGGGCCACAGGGCGCAAGCCCTGACTTATAGTTTCATTACGCGTCACTTGGCGCACCGATATGTTTGCCAATTGCCCTTGCGGTGACATTTTTGCATCCGCAGCATAAAAGGAGAAATAAATGAAGAAGTTTTTGAAAATCATCATTTTCGCTATCCTGGCCGGACTTGGTGCTTTCTGGTATACAGAAAACCAGAAGCGCCGGACCATGATTCCGCTCGAATTTCGAGGCGAGTGAAATGCAAAAAGACATCAAAATTGTGCTGGAAATCATCTGGTATCTGGTCCTGCCGGTTGTGGCTCTTGCGCTCTACATCAAATATTGGCACTGGTATACCGCAAATCTCGGTTGGTCCTTGACTCATCCATCCTACATTGTTTTCGGATTTATTTTGAGCGCTGCACTGTGCTTTGAAATTGTATATATCGACATTAAGTTTGGCGAAAAATAGCGCTTGCCAAAATATACGAACGCCGTACAATGTAAAGTGTGAACAGATACTAAGCAATCAGTAGGATTCACAATCTGTATTTTAAGCGGACTTATCCCATAGCGGGGTAGGTCCGCTTTTTTTGTTGAAAGGAGAAAAAGTATGAAACTCAAAAACAATCTATTCCGGAGCACGGCGGCAATCATCGCTACGCTCCTTGCACTCAGCTTCACCGGCTGCGGTCAGAATCCGATAATATCGGAAAGTCCATCCAGCACCGGGGTCGTCTCAGAAAGCACTGCAAGCAGTGAACAGACGGCTGGCGGTTCGGTGGACGGCAGCTTTACGATTCACTTTTTAGACGTAGGACAGGCGGATTCCGCCCTTATCACCTGCGACGGCCACTCAATGCTCATTGATGGCGGCAATGTCGATGATTCTAACGTTCTTTACTCTGTCATGCAGCGTGAAACCGATGAACACCTGGATTATGTCGTTGGAACCCACGCACACGAAGACCATATCGGCGGTTTGTCCGGTGCCTTTGAGGCCGTCACTGCGGACATGACTCTATGCCCTGTGACAGAATACGACAGCAAAGCATTTCGGGACTTTGCAAGCTACGCGGAGCAAAAAGGCGGAGGCATCACGATACCGGATGTGGGTGAAACCTACACTCTGGGGGAAGCGGAATTCACGATAGTTGGTGTTAATTCTGTTCCCGATGACACGAACAATACTTCGATTGTTTTGCGTATTGTCTATGGAGACACCTCGTTCCTCTTTACCGGAGATGCGGAACAGGAAGCGGAAAACGTGATACTTGCATCGGGACAAGACATTCAGTCAACAGTTCTGAAAGTAGGGCACCATGGCTCAAGTACATCTACCTCAGAGGCTTTTCTGGATGCGGTAAATCCAACATATGCTGTGATTTCTTGTGGCACAGGGAACAGTTACGGTCATCCACATCAGGAAACACTCGACAAGTTGCAAAACAAAGGTGTCGAGGTTTATCGCACAGACCTGCTGGGCGATATTTACTGCACCTCGGATGGCAAAGAGGTAAGTTTCACTTCCGGTGAATATCATGATGAAAATCGGATTGAAGCCGGTAGTGCTGTAGGTTCCAAGGATGAACAGGACAAAGCTTCACTTGTCATAGACGAGACATACGTTCTGAACACGAGCACTATGAAGTTTCACAAACCCGATTGCTCTGCAGTCGAATCGATGAGTCAAAAGAATCGAATCGACTATATGGGGCCCCGCGATGAGCTCATCCAGGAAGGGTATTCGGCGTGTGGGATTTGCAAACCATAAAAATTGCACCTGATTTACTCGACAAGCTGTGCGAACCGACTACAATAAAAATTGTACGATAGATAACATTCCATATCGAAAGGGTTTTATGCCTTTCGTACATTCACAATTCTGCAGACATAAGGCAGACTCACCGTCTTGGTGGGCCTGCCTTTTTTGTTTGCGCAACTATAAAAAAGGAGTATAACGCAATGTTCAAAATTCACGATGACAAGGTCTACTTCGTCGCCGAAACCCCTAACATCAACAAAGTTATCGAAATCTTCCTACCTAAGGATGACCGTGGCACCATTATGGATTCACACGAAATCCGTGTGGACCTGTGCCGTGCCGTCATTCACATGGAGAAGAAGGGTGTCCGTGTCTTGAAGGTCCGCAACATTGAGGATACCAACAAGGCAAGCATCGACATCTGGCACATGCCGGAATATCAGGAGGCTGCAGAGTCTCCCGTAAGCAATGTGGTCAATGCCTGCATTGAGTCCTGCTTTGATTCCGGTGCAATGTTCAATCTGCCATGCAAAGCCAACCGCAAAACCCATGAAGTTTTTGCTGTCGAATGCTGCGCAAGCCCCGATGATGATGACTCGTTCAGCCATGCAGATGTCGAAATTGACGGGCAGTCCTACCCGCTCAATTTTGTCTCTGACATCATGGATGAGAACGATGTCAACAACGCATTGGATGAGTTCTACCGAATCCAGCAGACCGGCGAATATTGGGAAGCGCACGACGGCAAATCGCTCACGGACGCTATCCATGAATGTCGGTGGGCTATCCTGAAGGATGCCATCCAAAAGCGTGGACATGAGGCTGTTGCTGATTTTGTCGGGACCGACATTTCCAGTGATACTTACGACCGTGTGATGGATGAAACCGAAGCCCAGATGCCGGACGAAGAGTTCGAGCGCTTCTGGGAAAAGTACATCTGACAAAAAACATCTCATACAACAGAAAGGAAGTATACCGCTATGGCTATCAACAATGTTAACGAATTTCTCCGCAAGACCTTTTCCAAAACCATCTTCGGCACCCCTGCGCTTCGGCCGATTGCAGTCTGTGCAGACGGCTTCAACCTGTCGATTCAGGCAAGCAGCATGCACTACTGCAGACCGAGTAAGGACCTGCAGGACGGCGATTACTCCAAGGTCGAGCTCGGCAATCTGTCTGAGACGGTCGAGGAGTTTCTGCCGTATGCCGAGAACGAAGCCCGTCCGCTATTTACCGTCTATGGGTATGTCCCCGTTGAGACGGTGGATGCAGTGCTTGCCAAGCACGGCGGTATCGTCAACGCGTGAGGGGAGGGAACTTACGATGGAAGTATTCACTATCGTCGCCAATGAGGTCATTGGCTTATCCGCAACGGAATGCACACTGATGCAATTCAGCTACAATCCGGAGCAAATCCATGACCCCGAAACGGTCCTGCGCAGTGCTGTCATGGACTATCTCAAGACGGATGAAGGCAAACGACAGCTGGAAATCAACTGTGGTTGCTGGAACTGGGGCGATGTCGATGACATTCCCGGCTCGTTCTTCTTGAACTATGGTCTGACTAAAATCGCTCCGCCGGATGTGAATGTTGTCGTCGACCGCAACGAGAACTTCATGGACGACTACGAGGATTGCGAGGAAGAATAACAGAAAGGGCATGAAAAAATGCGTATTTATAGCGCAAACAACGTATTCATAGAAGTTACGCGCCGATGCAATATGTGCTGTGCGCACTGCCTGCGCGGAGATGCCGAAAGCATCGATATTCAGGAGAAGTACATCGATGCTTTTCTCGACAACTTTGAGAAGGGAGCTTATATCAGCTCTCTTACCTTTACCGGTGGGGAAATCTCTCTGAATATACCGGCAATTCGATACACCTTGAAAGCTGTCAAAGAGCGCGGTATCGCCGTTGGAAGCTTTTACATGGTCACTAACGGAAAAGCTGTCGATAAGATGGCTGACCTTGCTATGGCGAGTCTGGAGTGGTGGGCCTACTGCGATGAAAAAGATGACTATATGTGCGGTCTTTGCATCAGCAGTGATAACTTCCACGAAGCAATCCCATATGAAAGTGAAAGTATCCTTAGTGGCTTGAAATATAACCGTAACGATAAGGTAACGGACTTCCATCTGGCTTATTTACTGAACGAAGGGCGTGCTAAGAATCTCGATTCGAATATCTATAAGAAGCGTGAACCTCATGTAGACAAGCTCGAATACGAATTCAACAAAACCGGCGATATCGACTTTTACAGCGGCGAGCTGTACTTGAACGCCATCGGTGATGTCGTTTCCGGCTGCGATTGGTCCTACAAGTCGCAGAAGAAATATCGTTTTGGTAATGTAATGAACAAAAACTGGCTGGAAAACATTTCCAACAGCGAGTTGTACATTGCAAGCTAAACCATATCACTTATACATTGCCACTGTTTTCCTACAGAAACGGTGGCTTTTTTAGAAAAGGAGACCACAAATGACTGAAGCAAAAGACATGTTTGAACAAATCAGCGCCATCTTAACCGATAAGAAAGATAAGCCGTTTTCTTATGAGGAGCTTGCAGCAATGCTCAAAACTGACCCTGATGCCCTCAAAACCTTTGATGAGGTCTATAAGACACAGGTTCTTGAAAGCGGAGAGCTGCATGAAAATATGCTCCAGTGGGATACAGCTACAGTCAAAGCAATTCTCGACAAAAATGTTCTACTACAACATGTTCCGTCAAGGTCTTGACATCCTCGACCTTGATGACTTCACTTATCAGATGCTTGAGATGAACCCCAACTCTATGGGCTTCTGGTTTCCTCCTCTGGTAGAGGGATTGTACGGCAGCGCATTTTTCAAGGTTCCGGACACAAAAATTCTTCGCGTACCTATCACCATGCTGCAGCTTACCCGCCTTGGTTTCGAGACGTTGAATCCCGTTACAAAGGAAATCGTGAACCGTTATTGCCAGAAAGTCTTCCATCTTGATGGATACGAAGACTATTTTATCAAAACGGGCACGTATTCTTCCAAATACGAATTCCGCAACGCTCATATCCATAACCCGAAGGAAATCAATGAGATGGGCGAGTATTTCTTGTTTTTGAATCATCTGACATGCTCGATGGCATCCCCTCTGAACAATCGCTGCTTCTACGGCGCGAACACCACGAACGAGTGGGTCGTCAGAGAATACATCAAGGACAAAGAAAATAACCCCACCATCTACAACGGTTTGCCGCTGCACACTGAATATCGCGTGTTTGTGGATTTTGATACAAAGGAAATCCTTGGCGCAAGTCCTTATTGGCGCAGCGATGTTATGAAGAACGAATTCAAAAAAGTCAGCAGCCCACAGGAACGCCATGATTATGTTGTCTACAAGATGCATGAAGACATTCTGAACCAGCGTTACCACGAAAGCGTTCAAACTGTTCTGGCTGAACTGAAGAAGGTTATTCCTCGCATTGAGTTGACGGGGCAGTGGAGCGTCGATGTAATGCGCAACGGCAATGATTACTACATCATTGATATGGCGCTTGCTGAGAACTCTGCTCTGAATGACTGCGTGCCGAGTAACCGCCTTCGTGCTTATCCGCAGCAGTGGCTGCCGGGTGAATCGAACAGCTGATACTCCTAGAACGAAACTTTGATTCGGATTCTTTCAGCAGAAAGCGTAGGAACCAAAATCATACGAAATGATTGTGTTAACACATAAAAACAAGTATAATATATGCAAGGAAGTGATAATAATGGTTCTGTATCATGGCAGCGATGTAATAGTCCGCAACCCTGAGGTCAGAAAAACAAGGTACGCCAAAGATTTTTCATGGGGATTCTATTGCACTAGCAACTACGAACAAGCCGCTCGCTGGTCAAAAAAAGGCAGGTCTCGTGGTATTGTCAACGTGTTTGAATATACAGAATCTCCCATGCTAAATATTAAGAAATTCCCCGAAATGAGTGATGAGTGGCTTGATTTTATTGCTATATGTCGCTCGGGCAAACATCATGACTATGATATTGTGGAAGGACCCATGGCGGATGACACCATTTGGAACTACGTCAACGACTTTCTAAGCGGTGATATTAGCCGTGAAGCTTTTTGGGCGTTGGCAAAATTCAAGCATCCCACGCATCAAATCAGCTTTCACACGGAAGTCGCTTTGAAATGTCTCTCTTTTAAGGAGGCGATTGAAGTATGACTGAAACTGCAACCTACAGCAAAAACGATGTCTTTTATACCTGCAGCCTGATTGAATATATCGGCCGCGTTACGAGGAATCATCGCAAGGATGTGGTTTCTGCTCTTGGCACAAACGGAGTCAAGGCAATTCTCGACTCAGCGGATGCGTTTCACTGCCAGAGCTTTGAGCAATCTGCCGATGAAATTTGTGAGCTTTTTCCTGTGCCGGAAGGAACGTATGATACGGTGTCTAACTGCCACTACAAGGTTCCATCTTATACAGATATCGGAAAAGTGTACCAGCGCATCATCTTTGACTGTACTAGCACTCCTGGTGTCCAGGATGTAATTGATGTATTTTCCTCGTTCATTAGCGATGACATCTCAGATTTTAATACTGCAACTTACTATTGTAATCCGAGCTATTTGTACCACTCATACAAGGCCGGAAAACTACTGGATTGATTTTCAAAAGCAATAGCAATCAAGACCACTGCCCCAAAAAGGGTGGTGGTCTTATTTTTTTGCACAATACTTACCATAAATTACCAGAAAGAAAAACATTGTGCATCTGTGCGAATTGCATATAATGCAAAATATAGAACGAAAGGCATCAAAAAACATCGTTGGTCGGGCAAAATCCGACCGAAAGGCTAGGGCGGGCTCAGTTTTGAACCTGCTCTTTCTTTTTATCGGAGGCTTTATGTCAAACAAAGAAGAACGCATGAACCGCAATAAAAGCATCATCGAAGATTACAAAAATGGAAAGCCGATTTTAGAAATCGCGAGGGAATATAATCTTTCAGAAACGATGTGCTACAAGATTCTAAAAGGTACGCAGGAGCCGCCTCGTTATTTTGAAAAAAAGAGGAAGAAACTTACCACTCGAAATGAGCAAATTGTTAAACAGTATAAAGGCGGTATGACGGCCAGAGAATTGGGCAAGATGTACGGCATTTCCATGCAGCGTATTTATGCAATCTTGCATTCGAGCGGAGAGTACGAAAGCCAAAAATACAATCATATTGAAACGGCTCTCAAAAAAGAGAAAAAGATGCGGAACCAAACTTTTCTTGATGCTTACAAGAAAAATCCTCGAAAATCGATTATTGAGTTGAGCAGGGAGGTAAATATCAGCCCTTCACTAGGTTACCTTATCCTTCATCAAAATGGGATTTACCAGTATAACGTAAAAGCCAGAGCTAAGGAGAATAGCGAAAATGCCGATTAACAAGATTACCCACGTGTGTCTAACTCATGACAAAGTCAGGGCGCGAAATGAAAAGATGCTGGAGGATGCCAAGAACGGTATGTCCCAGGAACAGCTGGCCGAAAAGTATCAAATTTGTGTTTCTACTGTCCGATATAGTCTGAAGGACTTTTACAAAGAACAGGCCCGGCAGAGGAAAGCAAAGAAGAAAGCCTGGCAAACCCAGATGATTCATGAATATGAGATGGGCGCAAAATCTCCGGAGCTCCAGGAAAAATACGGCATCAGTGGAACGCTCTTTTATCGGATTCTTCATGCGCACGGAAAGAATGGCCGACAAATCCACAGCCAAAACCGTATCGAGACTGGCAAGAAAAGAAACGCCGAGATGGTCAGGAAATACAAAAACGGCGTTTCTGTCAAAGAGCTTGCGGAAGAATACGGGCTCAAAAAGGGAAGCGTATATCGCGCCATGAAGCGGTATAGTCCAGGCCCAGGGAAAAGTAAAAGTTGTCAAAGTGAGGAATAATTGCATGGCTGCATCAAAGAAAGATGTTGCGAAGCAGCAGGTCAAAGAAGACCGCGAAAAGGTTCGGGAAATGTATCTTTCTGGCAAAACTGTCAAGGAAATCGCCAAGGAAACGTATTTTTCAAGCTCTTATTGCTATGCCATGGTGAGAGACCTAGCAAAAGAAAAGAATCTTGCAAAGAAAGCAAAAAGAGCACCTCTCAACGAAGCTATGATTCAAGATGCGAAAGCCGGGATGACGGTTGCTGAAATCGCAAAGAAGCATGGCGTGACCTATCAGCAGTGCTACTATACTGTTTCCGAATACGCTCAAGCTACGATTAAGAAGAACAAGAAAAAGCAGTCTGCTGCCACGAAAGTTCGCAATGCGGCTATGTTGGAAGATGCGAAAGCCGGAATGACTGATAAGGAAATCGCCAAAAAATACTTTTTGTCTCGAAGCAGTGTCCGTACCGTCCTTGCAGGGCATTTACATACAAATTCCAAAAAGTTGGATGAAAGGCGCAAGGCGATTCTTGCGGATTATGAGGCAGGAACGTCCTCAAAAGACATCTGTGAGAAATACGGTATTTCAAAATCCACTCTTTACAAGGACATGCGCCAAATTGGAAAAACCTGTCAGGAATACTATCACAAGGCGCTGAAAGACAAGACCAATCAAAGGAATTCCGATATTCGAAGCAAAATCGAAAGAGGGGTCTCGGTCAGCACTATTGCCAAAGAATACGGAATCTCTAAAACGGCGATTTATGAAACGTTTCATCAGGAAAATGTCAGAGCTGGAATTTTACAGAAACGCGGCCGTCCGCGAAAAAACACGGAACGTAATGCACTGATTGCTAAACGCCACAGGGAAGGCGAGAAGGTGCAGGCGCTTGCCACTGAATATAATCTCTCTGTTTCGACGGTAAACACTATTTGCAGTAGAAACAAAAATCAGAATATTGCATCACATTAACAGGCTGCCATTTGGCGGCCTTTTCTTTTTTGGAGGAAAATAACAATGACCGATGACGTATGGAATTTGATTCGATTTGTGGTGGATGGCGACATCCGAAATGCACAGACTCAGTGCCGAATCATGCTTGAAAAGAATGTCCCTGAAAAAGATGCCCGGTTTAAGGAGGCTGAACTCAAAAAGCTGAATCTTTTGAAACCGGAACTCATTCAGCTGCCTGCCAACCTGGAAAGTCTCTTGATTGCGGAGGACGCTACAAATTTCCCGGAAAGCCGGTTCCTGCTCCGCGAGGAGGAAGAAACAGTCATCAACAAGCTCTTGGCCACCAGAAAAGCAGCTTTAGCCATCAAGGAGCTTGGCATCCACTATACTTGCTCTTTGCTTTTGACGGGCCTTCCTGGTGTTGGTAAGACTGAATTGGCCCGCTACATTGCACACAAGGCGAATTTACCGTTTGTTTTCCTGAAATTCTCTGGCCTTGTCAATTCTGCTCTTGGCCGGACACAGCAGAACATCGGCAGAGTGTTCGATTACGCAAAGCGCACGCCTTGTGTTCTTTGTGTTGATGAAATTGATGCCATCGGAATGTGCCGTGGCAGCCGCGATGATGTCGCTGAAATGAGCCGCGTCACCATCGCATTGATGCAGGAACTTGACCGGCTCCCGAATGACGTCATTCTCATTGGCACTACAAACCGCGTCGATAACCTTGACGAAGCCCTCATTCGCCGATTCACTTTCAAACACCGCGTCAAGCCTTTAGGCGACGATGACATGAAAGAACTGTGCAAGAAGTTCCTTGCTTCGGCAGACTATCCCTTCACGGAATCCGAACTCGACGAACTCTGCCATTCGCTGCGTGAACAGCGGACGGCCAGCGCCGTTGTCAATGCCTGTACAGAACGTATCGTTGCACATATCGTATCGCAGCTGCCTAAAAATTCGGCAGATGCCGTGTAAAAGTATGATAGCCTGGGAAGAAAGCCCTCGTCAGTTTAAGATGTCAAAGCAGCTTGATGAGGGAAAATTCGGAGAAGACTTGGCTCGCAAATTCCTTAACGACCCGATTATCAAAGTGAATCATGGCATTAGCCATTACGATGACGTGACTCAGGATAAATCATATCAAGACAAAGATACCGATTTCATTGTCTGGAAGAAGAATGGTAAGACCTTTGGCCTGGAAGCGAAAGTGGACAGTCACAATACCGGAAATTTCTACCTGGAAACCTCGGTGGACTACTTCTCCATGGTGCCTGACGCTCTGAACGAACAACGGGTGGCGCGGCGGTATCGGGATGGCATCGACCCTTTATGGCACACCCCGGGCTGGGTATACAGGAGTGGTGCGGACCAGATTCTCTATTATTTCAGAACCACGCAGCTGCTTTACATTTTCTCCCGCGTTGATGTCTGGTTCTATGCTGAAAAGCTGATGCGCGGTGGAATCCATCTCGACCCCGGAATCAGAAAGCCAAAAATGTATTCTGCCGAAAATATCAGTGAACGCAATGGTTCCACTCTCTTCTTTGCCAACGGCTTATGCGTGAATGCTGAGCAGACATACAAGGCTTTAGGGGCGCAAAAAAGAGTCATTAAATACCAGGTTGAGAACCCTGATTCAGACGTTCCAACGTTCAGCTTTTGCCCTTTCAAATTATGAATTTTTCGCTAACAATCGTTAGAAAATCACACTTCAGTCTGACGGAAGAGTATAATTAAAGTATGGAAAGAGAGGACAAAAAATCATGAACCAAATCAACGTTGTCACGATTGGAAAACTCATTGAAGCGCATCGAGACGGTGACGAGCAGAAGTTCAAAACCTACGTCGATTTTATTGTAAAAGCCTACGAAGAGCAGGAGAACGACCGTGCCGCACGAATCATTCGAAGCAGCTATACGGGTGACTACGGTGAGCAGGGGAAAGTTGTTCTGGATGAAGCAGTCAAACAGACTGTGCATTATGAGACAGGTTGGTACGAACCCGAAATCTTAGGCTCTGGTGGTTCCTATCGCGGAGTTACAAAAACAAGCTCAGAGGAAGAAGCTCTGCAACAGCTACAAAAGCACACGGTGAACTATGCACAACGTATCACTGTATATAAGAAAGACGGCAAAACCGTAAAACGAGAAGTCGCTGAGTACGACCAGTGGGAAAAGAAGTGGATGAGTTAATCATGAAGCACAAAATCTCGGAAACCGGCGCTCGGATGCTTAAATATCAAGAGCAGCTTGCCGACGAATACAAGTACAAGCCCATCCCACGTACCTTTTTCAAGGATGTGCGGGTAGAATTTGAAGAAACTTTGCCGGAATGGTGCAATATGTCCGGCGATACGACCAAACTCGAAACCAGAAGCGGCACGGTCATTGCCAGCGGGTATAACCGAATCGTGATTGGCGACTACGGCGCATTCGTTGAGTTTTCGCGTGCCCAAGCAAATGCACGTCATTTGAAAATCAAAGAGGGGCAGAGCTATCGTATCGAAGACCCGCGCTATGCCGAACATGTGAAATATCTTTGGCTCACAGCGGACGATAACTCTGACGTGAAAGTATACGACCAAAAACGCTCGGTTGAGTACGCTGACTACAAGCCGGGGATGCTGTATGTCAGCGTGTACGAGGTGTTTCCAGCGGAAACTGATGCCGGATTATCATGACGAGCACTGTGCTTTCGACAGCAAGCCAATCAAGCATACACAGTGGGTGCGTTTTCTTGGGAAGGACTAACCATAGGGGCAGGAAGATTCCATTGCCGACCTGTACGCGAAAAGTGGCGCTGTGGTTTCCATGGTAGGTTCGGCTAAAGATTTGCTGACTTTCCTGCAATCTGCCGGAACCACAAGGCATTTTTGATGCGTTAGCCCCAACCACTATATATAGTGGTATCTTAATGTTTGTTTACAATTTAGACACTATATATTGTGTCTTTTCATTGACCGGATACCACATATATGGTATAATACAATTGTTCTCAGGAAGAGGAACGGCTCCTGAGACATCAAGGTTTTCCTTTCCCCAATCTTGGTCGCATGGCTTCATTTGAGCTGACACAGGTGAAGCGTGAAAATCATCCGTTTCATAGTAATATCCTTCCTTTCATACCTCTTTATTTCCCATTTGGCGCGGGTAACTCCGCGCCAGCCGTCCAAGCAAACAGCCTCCACGCGGCGGACGGTGGGCAACAGATGTTTCCGTGTTCCGGGCATCTGGCTAATGTTTGTATTTGCTGGTTTAGCTCAGCTGGTAGAGCAACTGATTTGTAATCAGTCGGTCATCGGTTCAAGTCCGATTTCCAGCTCCAGACGCTATCCGTTGGATGTATCGAAGTCACATGATACGATGCTATACACAACATCTGGCGGACAGCATGCCACCCATTAAGGCGGCCTCCTCGTGGCGGGTGGCGGACAGCGGCTCTTGCGGCTGCTGACGAATGTCTTAGAAGCATGCAAACGTACGAGCATCCCCGTCAAGTCGGGGCGCATCCAGACGCGACACAGCCGTAAAGGCGAGATTGCTGCACGGCAACTGGTAAGTTTCGCCGCAGTCTCACACACAGCCCAACGACAACCGTTAACCCGATTTGACAGGGAATCAACGACAGGGCTCAAAATTTGAAGTTGACCAACACCCAAGCGCTTTCTTGGATTCTCGCGTATCGTCAACGATGAGGTTCGCAAGATTGTCAGGTGGTGTGAAGATGACATCCGGGGATGACGACCTACTAAACGGATGTCATGGCGGGGCTAAGTGAGGGTTCACCCGCAATCTTATGCAGGTATCGTATAACGGCTAATACTCCGCCCCTCCAAGGCGGAGACGCGGGTTCGACCCCCGCTACTTGCTCCACACGTCGCAGTCACCGTACGCCACGACGTTAAACTTGGTGAGCATGGTCCACTTGTGGCCCGCAGTCCGAATGTCGATGAGACAGCCTCAAAAATAATAGACAAACAGGTGCTGTGCCTGAAAGTATTCGAAAGTCCCGGTGTTAGTCGCGAATAAGACCGGAAAACGGTGAAGAGGGTACAATACAGAATCTATCGGCGTGGCTGCCGAATGGTGCTGGATGCGAGTTGGCTTCTCGCTCAAGGGGTGACCAGCATAAAACACCCTATCGTGCTCGATTAGCTCAGTTGGTAGAGCAGCGCATTCGTAACGCGCAGGTCGGCAGTTCGAACCTGCCATCAAGCCCCATCACCAAATTAAGCGATAATAGGAAGGAGATGAATTCTATGGAACAGGCAATTATCAATGTTGAAGGTACGACTACCATAGAAACCGCTGCAGCAGCAAAAAAGCTGATTGAAATGTTTGGCAACCGGAACATCCGCGCCATCGCTGTCAACCGTGTAAACGACAAGAGCGACGAGGTCATTGTTGAGCTCGATTTCGTACCGGGTTTGGCACCGCATCTGCACGGCTTCACGCTTCAGGTTAATGGCTTGACATGTGGTTATGCTGGTACTGGTCCTTCCAATCTGTATGAAGTCCTGCAGGCGGCTGGCGTGAGTGAAGCTCAGGTAGCACGCGAGGACATCACTCAGAAGAGCACAAAAACCATTCCTCTGCGCCTGGAACGCGCCGTGACTCAGTACGGCGACTTCCAGTTTGCGTAACGCTATTTGGCGGGCTTGACCCGCCATCATGGAGGGATAGCTTAGCTGGATAAAGCACCTGCCGCAAAGCAGGGTATCGATGGTTCGAGGCCATCTCCCTTCTCCATCCAGACACCCTTTCGCTTCCTTTCGCCAAAGGTATCTGGGGTATTGTACTGCATTGCGTGTAGTACGGCCAATCAGGCGCGGAACTCCGAAACCATACCACGAAGAATTTTATCCTCTCCGCGCAGCATGGACATGCGATTTTACGGGGATAAATTCAAACCGAAATTGTGTCGAGTGGCGAAGACGGTTGCGACACTGGCGAAGCACATATCTGCTTCGTCAACCATCAATGAGAAAGCCTCCACGTGGCAGATGGTGGGCAACGCAGCAAAGCTGCGGCTGATTTCTTTCAAACCGGTATCTGAATAAATGCAGATAAATAGACGAAAAAATCAAAAAAGCAAAGGAGTACACAGCATGAGTAATCAGAAAATCATCAAAGCAATCGCAGGGATTGCAGCAGCCGGTATGATGGCAACTTGTCTGCCTGTCGCAGCGTTCGCAGCCACCGGTGACACCTACCATTTCTCTTTCAGCAATGGTTCTTCCCAGGACCTTGCTCCGGGCGGTTCTATGACGTTCCCGGCAAGTCAGTATGACTACGGCTACTGGATTACCCTGCAAGGCCATGGCGGGTATACCTACAAGTACTATCCCGGCGACACTCTGCCGTACGATGCAGTTGACCAGTGGTTCACCGCTGACGGCATCACTTCCTGTTATGCGGCTGAGGGTAATCCGCGTTCCATCACCATCAACTATCAGATTGACGGCAACACGGTGCTGACCGAAACTGACACCGCCACTTTCCCGGGCAGTGTTGATGGTCAGAGTGTTGAAGCCTGGACCACGGATTCCGGTGATACTTACACCGCATCCAGCAAGAGCCTGAACCATGACCGCCTGTTCTACTACCTGGGCGACGACATCCACGACAACGTCCTGACCCTGAAAGCCACTTCTGCATCCACTCCCGATGACGGCAAGGATGACAATACCGGCGACAGCGGCACCACCACTCCTGATGACAAGGGCGACGTTGTGACTCCTGATAAGGACAACACCGGCGAAGACAACACTTCTACCGGCTCCAATAAGGGTAACGGTACTACCACCACTACTCCGACCGCTCCTCGCAAAAACGTTGAGGTTTCTGAACATGGTGAAATTGCCGCCGCTATTGCCAATGGCACCTGGGGCAATGAGTACACCGTCTGCACCAGCTGTGGCTATCACAACTGGACCCGCAAGGGTAACGTTTACGTCTGTGACCATTGTGGTCATGAAGTCCTGACTGTTAAGGGCGCTGATGGCGTCAAGGGCTATGCTGGCACTCTGGCTGGCAACGAGCCCCAGTACGCTTCTACCTCTGAAGCTCAGGCTGCTGCTGAAAAGCGTGAAGCCGCTTATGCCGCTTCCATCGCTGCTCTGCAGGCACAGGTTGCCGCTCGTGAAGCTGCTTATGCCGCTTCCCTGGGCATCCACTAATTTGCCATCCTCTAACTAACGGTAATCGATAGTTTTTCCTCCTTGCTGTGGGGCGGGATTTCGGTCCCGCCCCATCCTTTTGTGGTCAGATGTCCGAGTGGTTTAAGGAACTGGTCTTGAAAACCAGCGATGCCGCAAACGTCCGTGGGTTCGAATCCCACTCTGGCCGCCATGTTTGCCGGGACTTCCCAGCTTTTTTGTTTTTGTGAGCAGCACAAGGCAACAGATTGCTATATCGAATAGGGTTGTGTATACTAGAGAAAAAGCAGATTAAGAGGATACGCCATGACAAAACAGTCTGACATTGAGATGGTTGCCAAAGCCAGAGCTTGGGCTGTTAAGGCTCATGCCGGGCAAAAAGACAGGGCTGGGAAGGATTATTTCAAAGCGCACGTTACGGTTGTAGCAGAAGGCGTAAAAGGTGACCCAATAGCCGAGGCTGTAGCATTTCTGCATGATACAGTCGAAGATACGTCCGTTACAATAGAAGACATCAGAACGGGGTTTCCAAAAGAGGTTGCTGACGCTGTGAGTGCGTTGACCCATAGCAAGGGTATATCGTATGCTGAATATCTTTGGTATATTCAGCAAAATTCGATTGCTGTCAAAGTAAAGCTCTCGGACCTTCGCAGCAATATGGACTTAACCAGGCTCCCTCACACTCCAACTGAAAGGGACTTGGAAAGAACCAGAAAATACAAGCGGGCATATACGATACTGTCATCGAGAGAAGGTATAAGCGCAGTTAATCCGTATGCACTGTACGACTACTTGCTGGCAAACAACTGGAGCGTCAAAAGGAAAAGCACGAGGACTCCCGTTCTGGAAACAACGAATGGCTCAGCTGAAATCAAGGTGCCCATCGACCTGGCTTTGGCTGACTATGAGTCCAGGATGGCTGAGGCTTTAAGCGAGTTGTGTTCGTGTGAGGACATACCGTTCTCGAATGCAATAGCGCGGATTACTGCTTGGAGACCGGTCAAACAATGAGCGCGGGCCTGCCATTATTTTTACGAAAAGCCTTGACTTTGGCTTTTACATATTGTATAATTAAGACGCTGAATTTGATGAAAGGAAAATTGCACGATGTTTGCTGCTATGATAAACAAACAGAATAAATTGCAAAAGCTGTGGAGCAATTGGAATCTCTTCGGCTGTTTTGTGTTGTCTGTTTGTGCAAATCATAGTGCAGTGATGGTTGAATAAAATCATCCAAGTATCGGTTGTTTTCCATACTCTGCACGATATGAGCACCTGTCAGACGCACAACGCCTGATGGGTGCTTTTTTGATGCAGAAAATCAGAATCAGGTCACTCTAATGCCGCTGGAGTGAATTCCAGCCAGGCTTATTAAAGTGTATGCTATTATACATAATGTATATTCGAGGATTCGCCAAGCGGTAAGGCACGGGAGATACCAATGGCAACTCAGCGCAAAACTGCCGTTATCTACGTCGAGGTCGGCGCAGACAAGAAGCAGGTCAAATTGGAGGACATCCAGAAGGCGGTCAAGGCTGTCGAAGGCACCAAGAATGCCTACGTCAACGCTGCCGACGCCGCAGTGTATTGTGTCGATGCTGACGGCAAGACCACGAAGGTCGAGCTGTAAAGCGTCTTTTCCCGTTGCCCGTTAAGCGGACGACTTCGTGGGAGTTTAGCTCAGCTGGGAGAGTATCTGCCTTACGAGCAGAGGGTCAGTGGTTCGAGTCCGCCAATTCCCACCAAAGGTTCCTGGCTTCCTAGAAAAAGCCAGTGGTGGAGCTGATGGGTTAATACCATCACAAAACAGTGCATGTGCTGCCAATCACATGCCTTTCATGGGCCCGTAATGGTTTTCGACAGGGTATGGAAGATTTCATGTCGCGGGTATGGTTCCGCCTCAAGGACCACCTTAAAAAGTAACTGACAACAATCGTTACGCTTCTCCTATCGCTGCTTAATTAAGCAGACGGAGACCAAAACAACGCACCATCTCGCGGGTAAGCGTGTGAGGTTCAAAGGTACGCAAGATATGTACGGCGCAGAATAAAACCGGAACCGTCTGAAGTCCAAGTACACCAAGACGTAAATCATGGTGAGCGTGGTCATCTGTCCGCTGCAAAAGGTTTGCCACACGACCAGACAAACAGTCCAAAGTTGTCAATCATGTGACTATCGCGTAAGTAATCATGGAATTGGATATATGCTGGACACGAGTTCGACTCTCGTCGGGTCCACCAGAATAGCGTATTTACGCTATATTTTAATTTAGGGCGGTGCAAAAACCGCCATCATGCTCCCGTAGCTCAGTTGGTTAGAGCATCTGACTGTTAATCAGAGGGTCGTCCGTTCGAACCGGACCGGAAGCGCCATTTGCCGAATTAACTCAGTTGGCTAGAGTAGCTGACTCTTAATCAGAATGTCCGGGGTTCGAATCCCCGATTCGGCACCATAAGGGCCATTAGCTCAACTGGCAGAGCGGGCGGCTCATAACCGCTTGGCTGGTGGTTCAATCCCACCATGGCCCACCAAAATTTTGATGCAAAGCGTGCCGGTGTCAAAATAATCAATCCGCATTCCCGAGCACAATGTGGTAGACGCGCAACAAGTGCTCGTAACTCAATCGGTAGAGTACCCGACTTTTAATCGGGGTGTTCGGGATTCGATTTCCCGCGAGCGCACCATGCCCGGCAGAGCATTATCTGCCACTTTTGTGGGTGTATAGCTCAGTAGGCAGAGCGGCGGACCGTTAATCCGTTTGTCGCAGGTTCAAATCCTGCTACGCCCGCCATAAGCTCCTCTGGTGAAATTGGCAGACACAGTGCGTTCAAACCGCACCGTTTTGAGGGTTCGAATCCCTCGGGGAGTACCATGTCCGGCAGTACAACAACTGCCATTTATGGGTTGTTAGCTCAGTTGGCAGAGCAACAGACCGTTAATCCGTAGGCCGCAGGTTCGAATCCTGCACAACCCGCCATATGCTCCAGTGGCGAAACTGGCAAACGCGGCGGCTTTAAGTCCCGTTTTATTCTGGGTTCAACTCCCAGCTGGAGTATCTATATAGGGGTGTAGCTCAAGTGGTAGAGCAGCGGTCTCCAAAACCGCTTGTTGCATGTTCGAGTCGTGTTACCCCTGCCACAATAAGAAAAGCCGTCCTCACATAAGAGGCAGCTTTTTGTTTTGGAGAGTATTCAGACCAAAAAAACTAAACCACAAGTTGATTGCGAACTTGCGAAAACATGGTATAATAATATCAGAACGAAACGAAAGGAGATACCCCAAAATGCTGTGCAACACTGTTAATGTCATGTCGTATGAGTATAGTTACGAATATTCTGAGTTCATGTCCTTTGAACGCAGTTTTATTTCTCATACTCCTCGACAGGCAAAAACAGACCATGTACAGATGCGGTGCGTCTTCTAAGCGATAACTGCATGTCATAGCTGCTTGTCGAGATTTCGGCAGGCAGCTTTTTTGTTGCCTGCAATACAGAAAGGCAGCAAGAAAATGAACGTTCCTACTATCGATATTCAGAAAACCGGTGCCAACATTAAGACGCTGCGAAAAGCAGCAGGTATCAAGGTGAAAGATGTGGCAGATACACTCGGCGTATCCACGCAGGCAGTTGCCAAATGGCAAGCTGGAACCGCGCTTCCAACCATTGATAACCTTGTGATATTAGCAGCGATGCTGGATACCAAGATAGATGACATCTTAGTCATCGCATAAACCCTCGCCGCAGGATTGCGGCTATATATGGCCCGTTGGACGAATTGGTAGAGTTGCCGCCCTTTCAAGGCGGAGGTTATTGTGGGTTCGAAACCCACACGGGTCACCATGCTTCTGTAGCTCAGTTGGTAGAGCAGCGGTCTGAAGAGCCACGTGCAGTTGGTTCAATTCCAACCGGAAGCACCACATGTGTCGGTATGCAAGTGGATAAAGCAAGCAGTCTGTAAAACTGTTCCGTTACGGTTCGCTGGTTCGAATCCAGTCCGACACACCAATATGGCCCCTTCGACAAATTGGTCCAAGTCACCACGCTTTCACCGTGGAGTTAGCAGTTCGAGTCTGCTAGGGGTCACTACGTCGCACCTACGTTAAAAGGTGCATTATGCAGAGGTCGCCTAACGGTAGGGCAGCAGCTTGCTAAGCTGCCGTCGCGGAAATCGCGGCATGTGAGTTCGAATCTCACCCTCTGCGCCATCTGCTTGCTTGTTCGAGTGGTTGATGAAATCGGTCCAGAAAACCGACGATGGGAGACTGTCCGAAGGTTCGAATCCTTCAGCAAGCGCCACTGCCCTCATTCTGTGCGGTATCCGTGCAGGTGAGGGCTTTTTCTTTTGCTTTTCGCTTCGAATTTCGGACTCGAATGGCGTTAATGGTCGGATATTCTTGATTATACATGCCTTTGCTGTATGGCAAATAGCTCCAAACAGTATTGGTTTTTGCACCCAATTCTTCTGCAATTTCAGGAACTGACATACCGTTCGCACGCAGCTTCCCGATTTTTTCTGATGTTTCATCTGACCAGGCCCCGGCTGTAATCAGTATTTTGCGCACTTTCTGCAATGAGATGCCTGCACGTTTGGCAATGGTTCTTCTAGGTATACCTTGCTCATGGAGCCGGAGAACCGTCTGCATTGTCGCGTCCATTTGTCAGTACCTCGCCGTTATCGATTTTTGTATTGCCCTAATTGTTGTACTTTAATCATACAGCAAAGCAACAAAATTGTCCAGGAAGCAAAAGTGCCTTCATTTGCCACTGATTCATCTATTGCAAAAGAATGTGTATAAACTGTTACCATTTAACGCTTTCCGTTGTGAGAAATTGCGAATCGCGGTATAATTAAAGTGTAGAAAATGAAAGGATTTTTGCCGTATGTACATTGATTTCACGAGCAAGCAGTACTCTTTCATCCTGCACGCTCTTGCCATCATGATAACGTTTTATAGCAACGATTTTTCCTCTATCTGCAAAGAGGTTGGAGAGGCTTATGGAGCAAGCGAGGCAGACATTGCAAGTGCTTGCGCTACTCTGACGGCTATCAACGTAACGGCTCCTGTTAAAAGCTATTCCGACAAGTGCAGCGAAATACTGGAAGATATGCTGCATCATGCACGGGAACTGCCGGAAAAGGATGCTCCGTATAAATACAGTATCGGCTTAGATACTCCTTCCTGGAAAGTCGTTGCCAATGCGTTGGATACATACTCTCGCATTCTAATGGGTCAATTTGGTGTCATTTATGAAGCCCTCGATATTTCTGGTAACGATGAACAGCACTTTCAGGCGTATCATGATGCACGCTGGAACGGAACAGGCGTCATCGAAGCCCGTGACCTTCTAATTCCGCAGCTCAAAAGGATGGGAATTGGCTGGAACGGAAACTTCGGTATTTCCAACGCAGGGCTTGCCTACAACAGCAAGCTGGCATACGAGATTCTTAAAACCATTCGATATACGACAGAGAAACGAGATAGCTCCGTTCTGAAAGTGACAAACGAGCCGCTGCCGCATGTCGAGGGCTCTTTCCAAATCAAAGCACTGTGAACAAGATTGGAGGTTTTCCAGGGTGGGCGACCACATTATTTCTTTTCTCGACATCTGCGCCATGCGCGGTCAGCTGGTTTTGGCAAAAGCACCGTCCATCCCGGCTATCAATAACAAAACTGTGTATTGTACCGGCGCTCACAAACACGGAGAGGACCGCTGCATCGTTCTTGACGGTGAGAAGTACAGCCAGATTCTCTTTGTTGACGGAACAATAAAATTATGCTGGCAGTGAGGTGGCATTGTGGATAATATCATTGTGAACAGTGCTCTCTGGTATGCCGAGCAGAGCAGTCAATTTCTTGCGAATTCTGGGGCCAACAAGCTGCTGGATAAAGGCTATGACTACTATGTAAGTGAATTTATTCCGCTTGGGCACCGCCTTATCCAAAATGGTCAAATTGCTGCCAATGCGATGGATGGAGAGCTTGCCGCACAGTTCTCGATGGCATACGTTGCAAACTATTGGCGTGCAGCAAAAACCGTATATAATTTTGCGCCGGAGTTTCTCAGAACATTGGCTGAGACTGAGGACGCACCTATTTATTCTGACATTATGATGCGGTTGCCATACAGAGATTTTGTCATGAATCTGCCCACTGGCTCTCATCATGATGCGATGTTCGTACACATTGAATTCGATGCTTCCCACGGGCCAAATGATGTGGATACGCTCTTCCTGATTGTTCCTTTTAAGGCGAACCCGAATGTCGATAACATCGAACTTTGCCAGTGCATGCAGTGGTGTCTCAACGGCAAAAAGCTGATTGAATCTTATCGGCGCAACAATGATGCTCGCGAGCAGGCATTTCAGAACGGAACTGATTCTGCAACTGTCAATGACGCCACGGTTTCAAACGTACCAGGTGCCGTTCTCAGCGAGGAAGAGCTGCAAAAGCAGCGAGAATTCAACGCCGGTATTGAGCCGTATCTTCGTATCGCGGTCTCTGCCGCTTATTATCTTGCATCAAAAAACGCAGAAATCAAAGAGGTAAAAATCCCGAAAGAGAAGCGGCCCGTCCTTGTTTCCAAACCCGGTGCTACTCCTAAAAAAGTAAATGTCAAAACTTACAATGTGGGCTTTGTAATCGGCAAGAGCTTTGAAATGCAGCTGGTTTCCGGTGCAGAATATCAGAAATCCACAGCAACTGGCACAGGCCGTACGGTCAGACCACATGTCCGCCGTGCTCATTGGCACCACTACTGGGTTGGAGAAGGTCGAACTCGCTTAGAAGTCCGCTGGATTGAGCCAACTTTTGTGCTGCCGGAAGGGAAACGTGAGATAAAAATTGCAACAGTAAGACGCGTCATGGGCACTTAAAGGAGATTCATATGAAAGCAAACTACAAAGTAATCGCAAACAAGCAGAAAATTCTTGAAAAAGAAATTGAAAATTTCGAGCCAACATCAACAATGTCAGTGCTTCTGATGCGCTACAGCATCATACAAGGGCTACTCCAGGTTAAACTGAACGAAAAAGACGCGAATGGTAGCCCTAACATCAGCCCTTCCGATATGGCATACGATATGACTACATTTTTTAGCGATGCCGTCAATACTGCGGCCGATGATTTCACAGATGATGATGACGACCGCACAATAAAATTTGATGGCACCGTTGATGAATTCCGGCAAGAACTGGCTAATCGGGTTCTGATAACACTCAGCCTGGCGTTTGAACATGAATTCATAAATTTTACAGAACAAACCGGGATTACCCGCGCCCAGTATGAGATTCTTGCCGCTGAATACATCGCCCACGCTGAAGATGATGGCAGCAAAGTATCCGAAATGTTCAAAGGTGACGATTCTGAAAAAACCAAGCCCAAAGGTTGGACCAGCGCCACACCACAAAACAGACGAAGCTAAAAAAGCCACTTGCACGAATGTGCGAACCGCCTAAAATAATAATTGCATAACAGATACCATCACTTACCTCCTAACTGAACATTAACAATCTGTCATGCTTGTAAGCAGACTCTCTTTTGAGGGCCTGCTTCTTTTTTTGTATGTATTGATTAGAAACAAAATTATTTTAGAAAGGATGAATACCATGACGAATACCAAAAACAACTTCACCAGGTTCGCAGCTGCCGCAAAAGATTGCTTCTATGTGAACTCTTTTCGAGCAGACTTAGTTCAGTGCGACAGGGCCTTGAAAATGGACGGTGAAATGCGCGTCGAAGCGGAATGCTGGATGAACATTTTGGATGCCCTGGACGATAACGACATCAAGATGTATGTCGATAACGAATACCGTCCCGGACTTTTGAACCCGTTCCATAAATGGTAACGTTCCCAAAAAAACAAATGAATCACAACCCATTACTCATGCGGTAGGGCAGCATTGCTGTTCTGCCGCTATTTTTGTTTTTGATGTCGGTTACGTTATCGGGAAAAGCTTTGAGCAGCAAATGCGTTCTGCTAATGCAACCTGTGCCGAAAGCTTTTCCCATTGTGGCAGCAGTCACAGCGTTCGCCCTTATGTGCGCCGCGCTCACTGGCATCATTACTGGGTCGGGGAAGGCCGCACAAGACTCGGAGTCCGTTGGATTGAACCGGCCTTGGTTCTTACCAACAGCAAAAACGTAGCCGATGCGGTTATTGTAAGAAACGTGAAAGGAGCATGACAATGCTTAATCCAAATATCAATAATGCTCTCGAAACCAATTCAAGCAAAGCGGTGCTTCTCAGCATCAAAAAGCAATGGCTTGAAAAGATTCTGAGCGGAGAAAAGACCATTGAGGTCCGAAAAACCATGCCGTGGGAAATCAGCTATCCTTTTGTGGTGTTTTGCTACGAGACAAAAGCTGATGGTGGTGCCGGAAAAGTAACTGCTGCATTTGTTTGCCGAGACATCGATACGCTCGACTGTCTGCGTGAACTCCCGGCATATGCTATTGGCACAAAAGTAACCGAAAAGACCGCTCGATTCGTCAAGGATAGCTGCCTTACCGCAAACGAGCTGATTGCATACGGCAATAAGTCTGGCACTCTATATGGTTGGAACGTCTCTGACATCCAATCTATGGATATGTCACTGCGAGAGCTTGGCGTTAAGCGAGCACCACAGTCCTGGATGTATCTGCAAGTTCCCAACGACAAGACGTTCTGAACGATGCCTGTTGGGGCTGGCTGCATGTGCGGACCAAGCAAAACATCTACTGCACGATAGAATAAATCGTGCAAACAAAGCAGACTCTCAATTCTTGAGGGCCTGCTATTTTTTATTTCAGGAGGAAATAACCGTGATTCTTTATCATATCATGGCAGACACCGGATGCCTGCCGGACGATGTCATTCCACAGATACCTACGAATCGGATGAAAGGGGAGGACCAGGAAATCCCAAGAATTTGTCTTGGGCATACCCTTGACGACTGCCTGACCAGCATCGGCATTGCGCATTTTGTCTCAAAATTCCTGCTCGCTGAGCTGCGTCAGAACAAAAAATACTCCAAGGACATGCCGTTACCGTTCATTGTCCGAATGTACAACATCAAGGACGAAGACCCGAATCTCTTGACCGAGGAAGAAACACAGAAATATGTGGCGGATTCTGTCGTGACCAGTGAATGCTGGCTCACAAGATACGAGAAACCCGTCAAAATCCAGAAACTTTGGCTTGTGGGCGGCGAAGTGGTGCTTTGGCCCTATATCGTTGACGGCGTTGTATACAATTACCCAATCGTCCGTAACTCAATTTGGGCAGACAGCAAAACCTTGCCGGACCCGGAATTTCAGAATCAAATCATGGATATCACTCAGAAATGGCTTAACGAAGCCTGAAAAAGAAGCACATCAAAAGCTCTTGCACATCCTTGCGAATTCCATAGTATTAAAGTTGTACGACAGATAACATCTACTTGGCACGCCGCGTGCTCGTACAATTCATAATTCTGTTCTCATTCAAGGCAGACTCATCTTCATGATGGGCCTGCCTTTTTTGTTTACAGAAAAAGGAGGAATTAAAAACAAACCACAAATCTCAAATCACAATCTTCCGCTACAAGGAAAAGACACAAAAAAGGAGTCACAAAATGAAAGTCGAAAAGAATAATAACAGCATTTTTCGGAACAAGCATGTCCTGGTTGTCGTCGCGGTGATGTGTATTTTTACCATCATCGCCTGCATGGGTTTTATGCTTTCTGTTCCTGCACACGCAGAGGAAAACATAGCTCCCAAAACCGAACCTATCGCTTTTTCCACTCCCATTGAAACGGTGAATGAGCTCGATAAAGCGTTCCCGATAACGGAAACTTCCGAAGAAGCACAGGAGGAAATTACAACTGCTGAGGTCGAATCTTCCGATGCTGCAGAACCGGAACCACGGATTGAGACCGCAGAAGCAGCCATCGAAGAAGCCAAACCGAAACCCGAGACAATCCCAGATAATCTCAACGACAATGAGCTTGAAATCTACACAGCTCTGCGGTCCGCTGGCCTTTCCAAGGCCGGTACTGCCGCAGTGATGGGCTGCATGTCGATGGAGAGTGGTCTTAACGCTTCAGCCGAAAACCCTTCGGATGGCGGCTATGGACTCCTGCAATGGACTTATAGCCGAAAGACAGACCTTTTCAACTGGTGTTATGGCAATGGCTATGACACCAACACCGTTACGGGACAGGTGATGTTCTTCGTGTATGAGCTCAATAGCACATACAGCAAGGCCGCCAAATACTCATATCCGGTGTACGAAACTCTTACTACAAGCGACAGCCTGGAAGATTGCCTTTCGATGTTCTTCTCCCATATGGAAGCAGGAACCAACGTGATAATCTCTTCCCGCAAAGTCTATGCAGGAGGGCTGACCACGTTAGACCTGTACCGCAAACGCTTAACTGCCGCTTACAAATACTTCATTTGAATTAGGAGGAAATCACAATGAAAACAACCGTTTATCTGTCCCGAAAACTCTTGAACCAGTTAAAGGTAAAAGAAACCGAAAGCAAAGACCTTATGCTAACCCATAACCTACACAACATCATCATCAACGGTAAGCGTGTTGGCTGCTCAGGCCACATTCAGAACGTTCTCAACAATAAGTGCGTTTACGTCAGCACCGAAAAGAGTTGCTATCAGCCCTTGTCTGACAAGAACCTGGTTCGCTATGCCGCCAGTATGAAAGATTACTCCTCTGTATCGCTCGGTGCAAAAGGACATAATCAGTTCGTGACCAATGATGAGTTGGTTGGAAAAATCATTGATATGCTCCGATAAGGGCATAAACAGAAAGAGAAAAAGCTCATGAAAACCGGCATCAAGAGTCAGATAGTAATAGTATCTGCTGTGGCAGCTGTTCTGCTCATTGTTATGAGTGGCTGTGCAATTGCGGAGAGCATTACCTTTGAGAAGGTTGCTGTTCTCGCTGCAAGCGTACTTGCCTTGAACAAATGCTGCGGCATCCTGTTAAACTAAGGAGAAAAAATCATGAAGAATAAATACAAAGTTGTTGCCTTAGTTCCTTTGGAGTTCTCTGTTGAGGGAAGCTCCGATTCCAAAGAGGCAATCGAATCCATCAAAAACATTTTCGAAGCGTGTCGGGATGATAAAGACTACGCGGACATCGTTTTTGATGGTATCGAAGAGTCACTTCGTCACAACAGTATCGAGTACAAAGTTGAAGCCGTCCAGCATGAACCTGAGGTGAAGGTAAATTCCGATATCCGTTCTGTTGCCTTCGATATCTGCGACTTCTTCGAGAACTATCTCGACGAAAACGGTATTTGCATCGTTTGCGATGATGCAGATGAGGAGCGGGAACGGAAAGACAATGAAAGCGGCGCGATGCTGTACGGCATGGAATATTGGCATCTCGTTGAGGATGTCGAGTTCTGGCTGAGTCACATGAGTGCGCAGGGAAAGCCGGTCATTACTTCTAAAATTTTGAAGGCGTTCGACGAACTTCTCGTATCCAAAAACCTCGGTAACTCCGTGCCAAGCGGCGATAATCGCTATCAACTGCACTCAAAGATTCTGAGTTGCTTGCGTTCTCGTGAGGAGGGGTTGGAATGAGCGCGAAAGGCTGGAACAGTCTGAAACCTATTACGACCCCTGACCAGATGTCCGCACCAATTCATTGGAACCCAATGAACGAGGATTGGAAAATGCGGCTTACCAAAAGCCAGATTTACAACACCTCTTCTGGTTTCGATACTCAAACGCTCGATGCTATGAAGAAGCTGCATGACAAAATCCTCACATTTGGCGGGGATGAAGTCTGCATGACGGAATTTGACGAAGACGCCCCAAAAATCCTCAAACGCGGCCAATTCTTTTATGGCAGCAGCTATATGAGGAAAGGCCAGGATTGCCAGTGCCATTACAATTCTGCACGGCTTTGGTATAAAAACAAAGACCGGTGCTTTATTGCAACGGGCTATGCTCTTTCCCAAGACGGGCTCTGGCGCTGTCATTCCTGGGTCGTTCAGCCAATGGCACGCACCGTTCGCGTGTGGGAAACCACCGTCAAGCGTGTTGCCTATTTTGGCGTGGTTTTGACCAGCGAGGAATGCGAAGACTTTGTCGAGAACAACACATAACAATTGGGGAGGTTACCCAACATGGGTGAACAACTACATTTCAGTATGGATGGTGAGTTCCTCACCGCCATTGCACGTGACTGGTTCTGGAAGATGGACAAGCCGTATAAAAAGTGTGAGGAGCTGCTGCTCTCCTGCATGATGGGTGGCAACGAGGAAGAAAAAAGGCATGTTTGCCAGGACATTATCGAAGGCCGGAAAAAACTTGTTGGTGTCAATGAGTTTGAACTTGTCGATGACAATGTTCATGTTCGTTCCCTCGGGCAGAAGGTTGAGGAGCTTCAACACAAGATGCTGGTCAATCAAATTCGTGAGGATATGATTGCACATCCGCTCAATTATGTTGACCGCTTTGCTATGACTGATAGCTATGAAACGCTCTGCACCAATGCAAAACATCATTATATCGATTGCAGCTATGACGGTATCAAGTGCTTTCTCTATGGGAAAACGGGTTATTCTGATGCATTCAACAACGGTGCATGGCTTTTTACCCACCCAGACCTTGTTGCAGAATTCAATGGAGAACCGCTTCCTGAGCAGGAATCCAACCCGGAATTCTACAAAACCGATTTTTGGACCAAGCTTGCCTCTTGGATTGAAGCAAACATGAAAGGCACATCCGTTGAACGCCGTCAGCGACTGTACAACAGCTATATCAGTAATAGACCCATTCAGCATCAGCTGACCGAATATGGTCTGATTGCTCCCGATGGCACCTGGTATGCCTGCGAGTTTGGCGAGCACGCTGCCCTGGCTGGCCGCATCATCATGCGCAATCGAGAAGCGTTTGGTCTTTCTGACTATGAAGTTCTCAATATGGCGTATGACTGGAGCGGCAAGGGTCTCGATTTCCTATATAAACGCGGTTGGATTGCCATTCGTAATCCTTCGATGGGCAATACATTCCTCGATATGGATGAGACCAAAACCGCAACAAAAGCTCAAGTAAATACCATTTTTGACTATATTTCTAAATTCAACCGCTATGACATGAATATTTCTAAAGTTATGGTTGACTAAAAAGGAGATTTTATTATGACTTCCAATATGACTATGACCGCTATTTCCATCTGTGATTTCCTGAAACTCATCGTGAAAAGCACGGTGAAGCATTACACCGAGGATTTCAAGCTGGACATAAAGATTTTCAAGCGCTATGCAAAAGAAGCACAGGAAACTGGAAAAGCAGTGCCAATGCTCTGGTTCTGCCGTTACAACGGAACGTATCTTTGTCTCGAAGAAGATGCTTACAAAGTAGGTACTTCGATGTTCAATACATTCAAGTACTACGATGAAAATATGGAAGACGAAGCTCGAACCATTAAAGCTTTTCTAGTCACCGTTACAGGGATGGAAGAGAGAAAGCCTATCGGCTGTATCACTCCTATCAACTATAAGGGCGAATGTGACCGCATCCGTCATTACGCGGTTCCGTCCCATAACGTTGAGGTAATATACAAGAATGGCACGCTCATTCAGGAACGGGAAGTCTTTGATAAATATCCAATCGTGAAGCACCCGAAGTTTGGTACGATTCGGGAAGCCAAATTCTTGGCCGATGACCCCGATGCTCTTGATTATGCATTGCACATGGCTCGCAATGAGAGAAAGGCAGGGTGACAGCCATGAAAACGATGGTTACATTGACTCACGAAGAAGCCCAAAGCTATTTGGCGTACGCTCTGATTTGCGAAACGATGGAAGGAGCCTTTTGGAATTCCGGACGCCGTCGCAGACTATACAGCAAGACGTTTACCGAAGCCGAACAGAGGCAGATTCCCCGCATCAAAGCCACTGCTCACAAATGGTGTTTGGTTACTGGTGTTCCTGAAAAGGTACGCATGAGATACAGCACCTATTTGCTGTGGCAGAAACTCGCGATGTTCTGCGCTGAAATTTAATTTTTCATTACCGCTGCCCATTTGGGTGGCGGTTTTTTGTTGCGGATTTATGCGAACGGCCTATAATCAAAAATGTACGATAGATAACAGTTATCGAAAAGGCACCCTGCTCTTCGCACACTTAACAATGCGCTTTAGGCGAACTTCCCATTTGGGTGGTTCGTCTTTTTGCGTATAAAAGAAAGGAAATAATTAAAATGAATGAGTACGAAGCAACAATACAAATCAACCCAACCGACGATATCAAGTTCATGCTTGAGGAGTCCGGCTGCTATGAGTCTGAAATTGAAATGATGAAGGCCGGTGGCACCTATGATGCGTTTGTCAAGCGTGTCTATGATGCCATCGACTGGTCTCATCTGTTTGAGCGTATTACTCAGATGGAAAACGAAGCCATCACGGCAGCTATCGACAAATTGTCTGATAGCATGATTTGATTGTTAGGAGGTAAATACTATGTACATTCTCATTAAAAACCAGGAAGGCGAAAACATGAATCTGCTTTCCCAGAACACCGATTTCAACGCCCTGCTGGCAGCCATGAAAGCTGACATTGAGGCAGAGTACGAAAAGGCAACAGGCTCTGCGATTAACCTGGATGAAGATTCCGGCAGCGATTATGAAGTTGGTATCAACGTTGAGGACAGTGCTGCTGAAGGCTTCTGCCTCGCATCCGGGTATATGTACGGCGCAGACAGCAATTTTGACTGGGGTATTTTCAAAGTAAAGTCTCAGAAAAGCAATACCGCAGCAAAACCCTACATTGGCTTGGATATGAACGAGTTCTTTCGGCAGAAAATGCTGCTGATTGACTTGTCGGCAAAAGTGAAGGACCTCGGCTATGACCTTCTGGCCGATGAACTTCGGGGCGCAATCGGTGTCTTCGACGCTGTACAGGATTCAGCTGAAGGAGACGGTGTTTTCACTGCTCCGGAAGCGGATGAAGAAACCGGTCTGTTCCTTGACGATTTTTATAACGACGTTCTGGAAAAGATTCTGAACGCCGACAAGAAAAAGGAGGAAAAGTAAGCCATAGTTCCTGACTTTTACAAAATGAAGGCCGGGAAAGCCCACGGTTTCAACCGTGGGGTGAAAGGTGTCTAAGTAAAAAATAGTTGCTGTCTATCTTCGGATAGGCAGCTTTTTTGTTGCCCGAGCTTGCGAATTGCCTATCATGAATAGTAGAGCTCAAATGAAAGGAGGACGCTATTTATGCGCATGGTTGTTAAAACTTACAAGTACAAGCTGTACAACAGCGCAAAACGCACGAGTATCGTGCTTTGATTATTCCGGCACCTGTTATTCATCTTTATGGTGAGCAGGGCAAGGATGAATCGGATTGGTTTGCGTCAACACCCCCGCCTTAACCAGTCCGCTGGTTATAGACGGGGCTTGCGGGGCAACCCGTAAGCCCGGTTAATTAGCCTAAGTCTGCTGCTCCGGCGGCAGGAAACTACGTTGTGTACTAATAATATAGGCACCTTACTCATGCTCCACAAGTGGTGAGCTCTGCGGATGTTTATTAAAAATCTCTGAGGGTAGGAGACGTGCAAACATCATACCGAAAGGTAAAACAGTACAACAACATTGGCGATGTGGACCACAGGGCGCAAGCCCTGACTTATTGATTCATTATTTACGAAAGGAGTGCCTTGCATGAGCACTTGTGTTTGTGTTCTCAGTAAGAATGGCGAACGCCTGATGCCGACTATCCGTCTTGGCAAGGTGCGCCATCTTCTGAAAGACGGAAAAGCAAAAATTGTTAAGCATCATCCATTTACTATTCAGTTACTGTATGACAGCAAAACAAACACGCAGCCTATCGAAATCTGCGAGGATGTTGGATACAACTACATCGGCATCAGTGTGAAAAGCGAATCTCACGAATATGTGTCTGCCCAGTATGATACATTACAGGATGAGAAAGACTGCCACGATGATTGTCGTAGAATGCGCCGCACCCGCAGAAACAGACTGCGTTACCGTAAACCGCGTTTCGATAATCGCAAACGCGGCGAGGGTTGGCTTGCTCCATCTTTGAGGCATAAGAAAGAACTCAATGTCAACGTTGTTAAGATGTATTGCGAAGTAATGCCTGTTACGCATGCAATTGTTGAGGTTGGTTCTTTTGACACAATGCTCGTAAAAGCAATCGAGGAAGGCAAAACCACACCAGAAGGTGCAGGTTATCAAAAAGGCCCCCGCTACAAGTTGGCAACTTTGCGGGAGGCGGTATTCTATCGGGATAACTACACTTGCCAGGTTTGTGGACGCAAAGCTAATGAAGGTGCAATTTTGCACGTGCATCACATGTTTTATTGGAAGGGCCGCCATGGCAATAGTCTCAGCGAGCTTGTAACCGTATGCGAGAAGTGCCATACGCCAGCTAACCATCAAAAAGGTGGCAAGCTCTACGGATTCGGTGAAGATATAAAGTTCGCCAACCTTTCTGGTGCAGCATTTATGAACACTGTGCGCTGGCAAATCGTTAATGAACTTTACGCTGCTTTTGGAAAGCCGTTCGTCACATTCACTTATGGCGCGATGACCAAGGAAAAGCGAATTGCCCTTCATCTTGAAAAGAGTCATAACAACGATGCGTATGCAATGGGAAGCTTTCATCCAGTTGACCGCTGCGCATTTGAACATTATGAAAAGATGAAACGCAATAACCGCATTCTCGAAAAGTTTTACGACTCGCGGTATATTAACATTCGCACTGGTGAAGTGGCAAGTGGCAAAGAGCTCTTCAACGGCAGAATTAACCGTAACCATAAAAAGGATTCTGAAAATTTGCACAAATACCGTGGAAAAAGGATTCGTAAAGGCTATCGTGCGCTACGTCGCAAGAAAGTAGCCCTCAATCCCGGTGATTTGGTTTCTCTCAACGGGGAAATTCTTACTGTCCATGGCACTCATACCAAAAAGAATGGTTCTGTAAACGTAAAATTCAAAACCCCATCAAAAAGTGGTAAAAAATCCGTAAGCCTTAAAAAGTTGAAAATTATTAAAACGATAAGCCCCATGCGCTCTGCGTGGGATAAAGTATCTTAAAAACTCAAGAAAGGAGACATAGGGTATTTGCATTTACTGAGTGTACCTCAAATATACTCTTAGTCAGCGCATTCTTCGCCGCCTAAGTCGCAAGCGACTATAGACGGTGTACCCTGCGCACAAAATTTATGGATTATGGCAATGCGTTTGCGACCTCAGATATTTTTGTAAATCATCGTACGGAAACCTCATCAGTACAGTGTTCCACTGAGAATCAACTTTCTGATTTCAGGAAAGCTGATTCCCATGAATAATATCTGACTCGTATCTTTGCGGTCGTTCCTTTTGGAGCGGCCGCTTTTTTTGTTTTTTAGTTTTGTTGCACAAATGTGCGAGTCTCATAAAATGAAAATTAGGGAGGTGCTGTTTTGAAAATTCAGAGAATCATGCCTGCAACTACTCATTCCATGAAAGACGCATTACCGCTTGGGACTATCCTGACGGTGAAAAATGTTGCAGACCAGAAATATATTGTGGTCGGCTATGACACAAGTTCTTTTCCGCACAACTACTATGCGGTTCCCTGGCCGCAGGGGTACATGGGCGAAGAAAACATGTACCTGGTAGGATTTGATGATATTGCGAAAGTTCTGTGTCGCGGCGGAATCAATGAGGAATCCAGAGTTTTCTTGCAGGCACTGGATGATGTGTTGAACGGGAGGTGACACGGTGACGGTAAAAGAGCTGAAGCATATGCTTGAGAACGCGGACGACGATGCTGTCGTCGTTGTGCGAAATAACTGGGCTCCGGCGGAATTCCTGAATACCTCTGCTCGGAAGATGGTGCTTGTGAAAGCAAATGGCAAGCTCATGACGCCGAAATGGGCCGAGGCGAGCGGGTATATCTGCGAAGGGCCTGCTATGTCGGCAATTTTATTCGATTGAGGTGAGAAAAATCATGCCCGATAAAAAAGTGGCCACGCAGGCATCTGATGGACCCTGGGAACGCGAAACCATCATCACATTCAATGACGCGGAGAAAAAAGCATCCTACTACACCTGCAACAAAGCTCGTATGGAACAGCTAAAAGAGCTTGCCAAAGAGTACCCTGATGCTGTTAAAATCACGCGGGATGAGGGCTGGTGTATGGAGGCAGATATGCCCAAGAAATGGGTCAAAATCAAGCCGCCTCGCAAGCTGACCGAAGAGCAATATGCGGAACTGGTCAGACGCGGCAAAGAACTTGCAGAGCGGCAGCGACAGGCAAAGAACTTAGTGAAGGAATAATCCGGCTTCATATGCCGAAAGAGGAGGATATAAAATGTATAATTCTTACAGCGCTCTTAATCTATTGGGCGGAATGCTCTACACGGTGATTCTTTTGGTAGTGGCGTATTTTGTACTCAAAATTGTTGCAAACTGGAAGATTTTCGAGAAAGCCGGGCAGCCTGGCTGGGCATCCATCGTCCCGTTCTACAGCAACTACATCGAATTCAACATTTACTGGGGGAACGGCTGGTTGTTTCTGATTCCGGTCTTGCTGAGCCTTTTGTCCGGTATCCCGCTGCTCGGCAATCTGTTCCTGGTTGTTGCTCTCATCATCGGTGCTATCACCAACTACAAGAAAGCTGTTGCGTTCGGTGAAGGTATTGGTTTCACGATTGGTCTTTGCCTTCTGAATCCGGTGTTCAACATGATTTTGGCTTTCGGTCATTATCAGTACCACGGTATCCCGCAGGATGGCTATTCCTATTCTCAGCTCAAGACCAAATATGAGGAAAAGAAAGCCGAACAGCAGAACAACCCCAGTACTGTTCAGTACCAGGCCCCCGAAACTCCCAAAGAGCCGAGCCAAAATGTTCAGTATCAAACTCCGAATGCCCCTGCTGAGGTTCAGACCCCGCCAACTCAGCAGAATCAAAATCAGGACAATGGCTGATATTATTTGGGTCGTTGTGTTTCTCTGCGTTCTCATCGCGTCCTGCTTTGGAATGTACTATTTCCAGGGTGAGAACAAACAAAAATTTGTGTTTTGCTTTTTGCTGGTAGCATTATCTTTTGAAGTCCTTGCGTTTCGGCTTCTGGATATTGCGTATACGGTGATTGACGCAGCAATCAAAGCCGCATAATGACCTTTTTTGCAATTCTCAAACTGTTTTTTGGCAGACCTTCCAACCGAGGGCCTGCCATTTTTATTGTTGCCAGGAGGAAAATCTATGAAAATCCGATTCTATACAAACAACAAAGAAGCTATTGTATTCGACCTCGAGGATATTTTGAAGCAGCTCAACATTGAAGAGCAGGTAGCCACTGTCGGTCTTGTCATTGAAAAAGACGAGGCCGAGGTTGAGGCAATCGCTCAGACAATACAAGACGATTATCCGAACATGTATCTCCAGGCAAAAGAATACGGACGGAATCTGACCTTGGCTTGTGCGGAGCTTCCGAACCCTACTAACCCGGATATTGTAACCTACCTCTATGCGGGCGATGATGCTACGGAAACTGACAGTTGGATTGCGAAAGTGAACAACACAATTCGTGCGCAAGGGGATAACAGTGAACGGCTCATCCATATTGACTCGAATCTCGCTGCCGTGGTAGAAGCAAACGAAACGGAACAAGGATACTATGCTTCCACCGTGTCGCAGCATGACAAGGCTACAAACGAAATGCTGAGTTTCCGGCAGATTGCAGAGTCGTTGGAAGCTGTTGGGGATAACTACAAGTACCAGAGCGCAAGCAACATTCTGACTGCAAGAACCAAAGCAGAGCGGAACTATATTGTCCGGCTTATCAAGATGTATTGCGACGATACCAAATACCTTTCTGGTGCTATGCCGCAAAGTGAGTACCCGTTCTGTGTCCAGAACGTTGACGCTCTGAACCAGCGTGATGCGCAGTGGTCCGAAATCAAAGAGTATCTTGCACAGGACGAGAATCGCAACAAGCTGGATGTGATTCTTGGCTTCGTGCCGGATGAGGAGAGCGACAAGACTCTAATTCTGCACAGCATTGAAGAAAAAGGGAAGGCCATGTCTGATTCTGAAATCGAAAAAGCATATAATTTGCTGTTTGGTGACTGTAGCAATGAATGAATAATCTTGCGCTTTCGTTCGAGACCCGTATAATTTAGCTTGTACGATAGATACCATCTACTAAGCACACTGTGTGCTCGTACAATTCACACTTCGCTTTAAGGCGGACTTCCCACACCGGGAGGTTCGCCTTTTTGCGTACAAAAAAAGGAGTGTTATAATGGATAACGTATGGACAAATCTTGGCAACCGACTCGAAACTGCTTGGAAAAGACCAACAAGGCCCAACTCTAAACGCCCGAAAGACGGTGAAATCATCGACGAAGAGAAATCGGTGCGCTGGAACAGGGAAGAGGTCGTTCGCCGACAAAAAGCCTGGGATGCGGAATGCTCTCGGCTGAAGAAGGCGCAGAATGCAGAAATCGAACACATCTCGGAAGCTATCGAACTTCAAATTCAGGAAGACATCAAAGCCGAAACGAAACGCAGCATTTCCAAAAAGGCTGCAACCATCCTCTGGCAAAAAGCCTACGACCGTGGCCACGCCTATGGTTTCGCTGACATCTACTGTGCCATCGAAGACTACGAGGAGCTGGTTGTTGCCGTACTCACAAACGCTCGTTGAAAGAAAGGAAAATACCATGAAGCTGAATGAATACCTCGCTAAAAATGCCGTCAAGCTGATGATTAAGGGCTCTGGAGAAAAGAATCCTACGCGCCAGACCAATGACCTCGGCATGTACGATTATGTTGAGAACCTTGAAAGCGTCCTCGGCAAAATGGTCTGGATTTGCGATTATCGCGCAAATGCGGACCCGACCAAAAAGCCGATTCGTAACATCAAACCTACCCCGGTTGTTGTAACGGACGCAAAAGAAACGAGCAAAGCCATCTATTATTCTCCGGTCTATTTTCGGCCGGTAAATCGGGGTAAGATTTCTTCAACCGTCATTGCCCCATTGGACAACACCGGGTATCGCTGCTGCTCCGGCACTTCCGTCAACATCTTCTACACGAAAGAAGAGTGCGTGAAGTGCTATCGGGAGCAGGTTCGACAGGCAAACGAGATTTATGAGAAAGAGAAGGCTCGCATCATCAAAGAGTTCGACGCTCGCATGCAGATTCTCAATGATTCTCTCACGCCGTTCAACGATGTCCCGCAGAGCGACTACACCGTTGTTGCAAAAATGGATGTTACGAACGATTCTCTCGGATACAATGAGAAAAATCGGCATTTTTATCTCGAGACGACCCGAACCATGATTCCGACTCGCTATACCATCGAAAGGCTCAAGATGCAGGCACTGATTGGCCTGGTGGATGAACTCCGTGCAAACACCACCTGGCAAAAGGGCATCCCTTTCCGTATCCTTATCAGAACAACAGTTTTCGTGGATGGTATTGAAGATGTCAGCCAGGCCACAACGGAATCTCAAACCATTACCCTTTGATGAACCATGAAGAGCGCACGCCCCGTCTATAGCCGTAAGGCTTAGGTGGGGAGGTTCACAAAAAAACAAAACAATACATATGTGAGGTAAAATGTTATGTCTAACAACATGTCTATTTCTTCCATCAAGGAACATTATAATAATCTCTGCACCAAAGCCAAAGAATGGAGTGCCGCCTACTATGAGCAGGATGCTCCGGTTGTAACGGATGAGGAATACGATTCCGTGATGCACGAGATTCGTGATATCGAAGCGGCACATCCTGAGTTCGTGACCGCTGACAGCCCTACACAGGTTGTTGGCGGCAAGCGTGTTCTCGGTATTCCGGTTGAACACCGTGTACCGATGCTTTCTCTGCTTGATGTGTTTTCCGATGATGAGGTCCGCAGCTTTGTGGATTCGGTGAAAGCTGAATACTCCGATGTGACCTTCTCTGTGGAGCGCAAAATCGACGGTCTGAGCTTGTCTCTTGTCTACGAACGTTCTGACGATGGTCTTGCCTATCTGACCCAGGCTTCGACGCGCGGTGACGGCCATGTCGGTGAGGATGTGACCGCCAATGTCGCAGCCCTCACTTGCCTGCCTCGCAGCATCGAGCTGCCCAAGGGTATCGGCAAAATCGAACTCCGTGGCGAGTGCTATATGTCGGAAAAGGACTTTGAAGCAGCCAATGCAAAGCAGGCGGAAGCGGGGAAGAAGCTCTTTGCGAATCCCCGCAACTGCGCTGCTGGCTCTCTGCGTCAGGCTGACCCGTCTATTGCACGGGAACGCAATCTGCAGGTGTTCGTTTTCAATGTTCAGAGCGTCAACAATGGTGATGCAGCACAGTTCAGCCCGTATCATTGTGACCAGCTGAACTATCTGCGTGACATCTGCGGTTTTAAGACCACCTATTACGCTCATTGCAATGACATTGATAGCATCTTGGCAGCCATTCACGACATTGAGGAAAAACGCTATGATATCGATTACCCGATTGACGGCGCAGTCATCAAAGTCGATGAACTGAGCATTCGCCAGAAGATGGGCGAGCGCACCAAAACCCCGAAATGGGCTATTGCATACAAGTATCCCGCAGAGGAAAAAGGAACTGTCTTGCGCAACATCCAGCTGCAGACGGGTCGTACCGGCCGCATCACTCCTGTCGCGGTCTTTGACCCTATCCAGCTTGCCGGAACCCGTGTGGAGCGTGCAACGCTCAACAACGCCAACTTCATCAAGACTTTGGATATCCATATCGGTGACACGATTGTCCTGCACAAATCCGGTGACATCATCCCGAAAATCACGATGGTGGAGCTGGAAAAGCGCCCGACAGACGCTGTGCCTTATGACATGGCGAAGCAGGTCTGCCCCGTTTGCGGTGCGCCTATCGCACCGGTCAACGGTTCTGTGGACCTCTACTGCACCAATGACGCTTGCCCGGCAAAGACTGTGAATCGCGTTATCCACTTTGCCTCGAAGCCCTGCATGGACATCAAGGGACTTGGCCCTCAGATGATTCAGGACTTGGTTGACAGCCGGTTCATTGAGAACCCCGTTGACCTGTACTGGCTCTATGAGGAGGAAGGTGAACTGACCAACATGTATGGCGCGAAGATTGCCAAGAAGGTTCTTGCTGCCATCGAAAAGTCCAAGGAGCAGAATGCCGACCGCGTCCTCAAGGGCCTTGGCTACCGTCTCATCGGCGGTCATGTTGCTCGTGCGCTGTTTACTCAATGCAAGGCTACGAACGGCAACCTTCTGACACTGTCCACGCTCAATGTAGATACCATCAAGGAGTACAACATTCCCGGCTTTTCTGATGCTATCTATGCTGCGCTCGATGCGATGCTTTCCAGCACTGAATTTACGCAGGAAGTCAATACCTTGCATGATGCCGGTGTCAATCTTGACTACCATGCTCCGGCAGGTGCCAATGATGAGTCTGCGCCGCTCGCTGGCAAGACATTCGTTATTACCGGTACACTGCCTTCCATGAGCCGCGATGAAGCCAAGACTTATATCGAAGCGCATGGCGGCAAAGTCTCCGGAAGTGTCTCCAAGAAGACGAGCTATCTCGTTGCCGGTGAAGCTGCCGGTTCCAAGCTGGATAAGGCAAATTCGCTGGGCGTGCCCGTTCTGAGTGAGGACGACCTCAAGGCCATGTGCCAGTAAGGAGGTCTTGTGGTATGTATGACTTCGACCGCATCGTAAAAGCTGCGGAGTCCTGTGACTTTCACGACGCATTTGCCTCTGACATCAAACGCTGTGAAAATGCTCTTGGCATGGGTGGCCTCATGGCAATCAATGCTGAATGTTGGCTTGATGTCTTGAGCGCCATGCCGGACGCTGAAATCGCAGAATACGTCCGCACCAAGTACAAGCCCGGTCTCTTGAATCCGTTCAAGGGTACGTCGCTTTACATCAAATCTTAACCTCTTGCCGCTTGCCCTTTACCGGGTGGGCGGCTTTTGCTAATATGTGCGAATCGCGTACACTAAAATAATAGAAAGAAGGTATCAATAATGAAATCACATGAAGCTCCTGTTACCGAAAGCATGCAACAATGTATCGACTATATCAAGCAGAATGAAGATGAAATCGCAGAATATGTGAATTCGCTTTTTCTTGCTCAGAAGGATGTAATTAGAGAGCAGCTTTTGGAGAGTTTGGCAGCAATGCTGAACCCCATTCCCACTCATTATGAATGGCGCAGCAATGATTGCCCGTATGATTATTCTGGTGAATTGTACGAAGATGGAAAGGTATCTTTGGAGCAGACTGTTAGTGAATTTCTCGAGAGCGAATATACTGGTGCAAGCCGCGCAACCTATGTATCTCACTATGGTCTATCATATAACACATATGGGGATAGCCTCTCGGACGACACCCTTGAGATTGGCTGCTCCATTATGACCGATGGAATTAAAGATTTCGTACAGAGGAATGCAGGGATTCCGTGTGAACGATTCTCCCGTGAAGAATTTTTCGACATCAAAACCGAATGTAACGAATTTGACCCGATATACGACGAATGCCGCGCCAGCGATTTCTTTTGGGCTACTGCCGCTGTAGAATTTGCAGGCATTGACAAAATGACTTTGAAAGAAGTTCTCGCCGCAGTATAAATTGTCACGAAAGCCGTTCACCGTTTGGTGGACGGCTTTTTCTTTTTGACATTTTTTGCGATTTCCCGATAATAGTGGAAACACCCAAAACAACGTGGAAACGTGACGATGCCTTGGCTAGTATCACCTCAAACTATACGGTAAAAGCTAATCTTACTTCCGGTGATTGGAGCGGCACGGTGTCTTTTGCCTGCACCATTTCAGGAAACTAAATATCCGGTCTTCTAAATTGTACGATGTGCCGTATATATCATTTTCGTAAAAACTTGGTATTTTGGGTTGACGGCACGTGCGATACCCATAGAATAGATAATGTAACAGAGATATCATTGATTTGCCATAGTTCATATACCTCCTGGAAGAAGGACAGATGCCCATATTGGGTTTCTGTCCTTTTCTTTTTGAGGATTCCCGCAGATTTTCTGCGTTTTATATAGATTTATCCCACGGAATGTGGACTTCTGACAGCCGAAGAAAAGGCTGATTATATAGAATTGCTATGCTAATCAACATAGCACGCGTACACAGCGTCAATGTGTTTATATAAATGTTCCTGCACGCGAACGCCGCGTTAAGAGCGTATTTATATACCTGAAGAAAGTCTTCAAAAACTACAGCCACATCAAAGGATTGGCAGAAAACTTTCTGAAATCAACCGATGTTTTCGAGGCTATCAAAGAAGCAGTTTCTGATATTGCCGATAGCTCCTGCAAAACAGACAACAAAAAAGAATAATTACATCCCCATATATGGGGCTTACTTGCTGTGGAGATAAATTCGAGAGCAGCACGGCAGCCCCACGTTACGGGGTTATATTATGGCTAAGAAGAATAACAACGTCACTTTCAACGTCGGCATCACCAACCATTACTTTGACGCTATTTCGCGCCAGAAGTTACCCATGAGCGATGCCGCTTGTGAACCGGTTGATAATGCCATCTCTAATTGCAAAGATGCCATTAACATCTTGGTCGCGATTGTGAAAGGCCATGCCAAAAACCTAATCGGTGTGGTTATTGCCGACTGGGGCAATGGTATGTCTAAGGAAAAGCTGCCGGAAAACCTACAGTTTGGCAACGGCCACAGCAATGAGGGCCCGCTGTGCATCCATGGCGTTGGCCTGAATAATTTCATTTTGGTTGCCACCCGCAACAAGTATCCCTGGTTCATCGCTTCCAAGCAGCCTGGAGAGGACAGCTATCACCGCGTTGACGGCCCGTTCGCCACGACCATGACGATGTCCGAGCAGGAAGAGATTCCTATGGCAGATGTCGTTATGCGTGAGCAGTTTAAGGCTCTTGGCGCTCCTTCTACCATCATCTATGTGGAGATGGACAAGGCTACCGCCAGCACCATGCTGACCAAGAACGGCAGCTGCGCTGAGAGCCGGGTCACCAGCCTGAACGTGCTGCGTACCTGCCTGGCTGAGCACTTTGGTGTCAAGTACCGCAATTACTTGGCACCTGACGCTACCGGCATTGCTCCCGCCCGTATCCTGATTCCTGATTTCCATATGGCGAATGGCAAGACGTGCGATGTGCTCGTTAAGCCTATTTTCCAGCCGTATAAGGAGAAGCAGAAGGAAAAGAACTTCACTGTTGACTATGATGGGTACGAGATTCCTGTCAAGGTTGAGTGTGGTCAGCTGGATACGGATGCGACCAAAGGTGTTGTTACTGGTGGCTATGACTTGAAGCATTTCTACCAGAACAACATGCTTACGCAGGGCTTGGATATCCAGCTCGGCGAGCGTGTTATCGCCACCGCTCAGTTTGATACCATCTGGGACAAGGCTCGTCACCCGGCCTTCAACGCTTTCACCGGCGTTGTTGCTGTTGATATTTCCGGTCTGCCGCGTGGGTTCTTGAATACCCTCGCCAACAAGTCGGATATCGACCTGAGCGACAAGGGATGGCGTAAAATTTTCGACGCTATTGCCGAAAACGTGAAGCCTCTCGAAAGCGAGCCTCTCACTCTTGAGAAATATGCGCAGGATTTTGCAAATCGGCTGGTTGCAGACACCGGGAATGAAGTTGAACTCAAGTTCCCTCTGTACGCAAACCGGACTCGTATCGACGTTCTGGAACACATCGATGAGGCCCACTGCAAGATTTATGACTTCATGAGCGGCGTTGCTACTTTGAAGTCTGTAACCGAGCTGCGGACTCATTGGGATGGCATGGTTGCACAGGGCATTCAGCCTGTTTCGGCTGTGATGTTCTGCAATAAGCGCGGTCCTATGCTCAAACATACCTGCGACGAGATGAACACTCTCGTGCAGGCTATGAATGACGAGGACTTCTACATGACCCTCGAAGCTGCTGGTGGTGATGCATCTAAGATGCCGCACTACAACTTCGATGTTATTCTTGACCAGAATATCCCCGTGAAGAAATAACATCACTTGCCGTCATCCGAAAGGGTGGCGGCATTTTTTGTTGAGCTATTGCTTAAACATCAAGATTCCTCATGTGGTGTGTAGCGTTTTGTACCGATATATGCTATAATTGGCACAAAAAGGAGGAACCGACATGGCAGAAAATAATAACAACGGTGGCAAAAACACTAATATCATCACCAAAATTAACGATACCATTTCCAAAGTCCTGGGCGATTTCCCGCCCGTTGTTCAGACAATCGCAAAAATCGTTGTCTTCGGTGGGCTCATCCTGCTTATTGCCAAAGCCATCGGCTATATTTTCCCGGTTATTGTGAACGTTCTTTTCAACCTCTTAGTCAAAATCGTTGGCTTCTGCATTCTGGCAGCCTTTCTTTACGGCTGCTGGTACGAGGTAAAACTGCAAATGACTCGCGATGAAAACTCCTTCCTGCTGAATGAACGACTCAAGTATCAGAAAAAAGAGTATGAGGAGCGCGAACGCAGGAGACAAGAGAGAGACAACAAACGCTAAAATACTACAACACACAAGCTGTCCAGCTTCGGCTGGGCAGCTTTTTTTGTTTTCCTATTGCAGGTTCTTGCGAATTGCATACCATGAAATTTGTAGAAAGGAGTTTCTCATGAAAACACTCGAATCGATTTTCAGTAGAACTGCACAGTTTGGCTTTCTCATTTATCTGACCGGCTGCTTTGGCCTGTTGATTGTTTTAGGCGCTGCAGTCGCAAAATGGCTTAAACTCATCAACGTAATTCAATATATTGCCTTTGCTTTTGGACTTGGACTCCTCACTTTGCTTATCGGCATGGTGGGTCTCTCACTCCTCGGCATTAGGGGTATTGGGTATTGAAGAATTTTAGTGGAATGACCCCATCCCACTAAGTTCCTTCAATATCACAGGCGGATGTACTTTTGTACATCAAGATGACGAGCTGCACTTGTACGGTTTTCCCAGCTTGCAACCATGCGAAGGCGTCATCTAGCCAAGGGAAACACAACCTCCTGCTTCGGCAGGAGAGATTTATCGTAAAGGAGGTGGCGAATATGTCCACTGTTTATGTACTTAACAAAGACGGTAAACCTTTGATGCCTACAACTCGCGGCGGACATGTGCGCCACCTGCTTAAAGAGCAGAAAGCACGAGTCGTAAGAGCAAAACCGTTTACCATCCAACTGCTGTATGAAACCAATGATGTAGTGCAGCCCCTATATTTAGGCATTGACCCTGGTAGAACCAATATCGGCGTTGCCGTTGTTAAAGCAAATGGAACGGCAGTCTTTACGGCACATCTGGAAACTCGCAACAAAGAGGTTCCAAAATTGATGCAAGACCGTAAAAAAGCCCGCCGTGCAAGACGCACAAACGGCAGACGTTGTCGCCGTCAGCGGAGAGCTAAGGCAAATGGCACCATTTCTAAGAAGTGCGTGAAGCAAGATACTGCTCAAAGTAAGAATCCTAGCAAACGTGCAAAAGAAATTGGCATCATCAAACGTCGCCTTCCGGGTTATAAGAAAGATGTACTCTGCATTGGTATTAAAAACAAAGAAGCAAAGTACACCAATCGCACAAGACCGGAAGGATGGCTTACGCCTACCGCGAATCAGTTGCTCCAAACACACATCAATTTGGTGAGAAAAATTCAAAAGTTTCTTCCTATCAGTGATGTTGTGCTTGAAGTAAACAAATTTGCGTTCATGCGGCTTGATAATCCTGACATTCAGAAATGGCAGTACCAACAAGGCCCACTCTACCAAAAAGGGAGTCTTGAAAATGCTGTTTCTGAAATGCAGGAACACCATTGCCTGTTCTGTGATAAACCCATCGACCATTACCACCATGTAGTGCCGCAATCCGAGAATGGCAGCAACACCATTGCCAATATCGTTGGTCTATGCGCGGAGCATCATAACCTTGTTCATAAAGATGCTGCCTGGCAAAAGAAACTTGCCGAAGAAAAAGTTGGACTTAACAAAAAGTACGGCGCTTTGAGTGTATTGAATCAAATCATTCCGGCACTGACGAATAAATTGAGTGTGCTATTTCCAAAGCACTTTTTTGTGACAGCAGGAAAGAGCACCCATGACTATCGTGCAACGCACGGTGTAAGTAAAGACCATTGGCTCGATGCTTACTGCATTGCTTGTTCTGTTTTGCCGAGTGATGTTTGTGATAGCAATATCAACAATCATATGCCGTATGAGCTGAAACAGTTTCGCCGCCATGCTAGAAGAGCGTTAAACAATGAAAATATGAACCGCGTGTACACGCTCAATGATAAGGCGGTTGCTATAAATCGGCATAAAGCAACGGAACAAGAAGCTGCCAGCCTAGAAGAATTTCGCAAAGAGCATCCGAATGATGTTTGCAAGCTTAAAGTTAAAGAGCACCATCCAACATACAGAAACATGAACCGTAACTATCCAGGAAGCATATTTCTTGTTGGAAAGCATGTTCATATAATGCAAGGAATAGCTGGCTCTAAAGACGGAAAAGCAACAACATACAAAGACTCTAACGCAAACTCAATAACGGCGAGTAAATGCAAATTTGTTGCAAAAAATTCTGGCATATTGTTTGTGTAGTATGAATTAAAAGTAATAAAACCACGAAAAATCTTCAATAGCCGCAAAACCGCAAACATAAGGAGGCAAAACACGTATGAGTAAAAAGATTATCAATATCACCGCAGCTGCCATGGCACTCGCCGTGACACTTTCCGGCTGCGCCACAGCTGTGGTTCAGGAACGGAAAGACCAGGCAGCCGCAGCAGCAAGCGCAGAAGCAGCACAGGCTGCCGTCACAGCAACACCGGAACCGACAGCAGAACCGACCCCGGAACCCATCAATGCCTGGTCTTTGTTGTCGAATCTCCCGGATTTCACGCCCGGCACGCTGGACAATCCTGACACTACCTGGCCGGACGGTATTCCGATGGGGCAGAGTCCTTTGTCTTACGATGACGGCAGCAAGTTCTATTCGCTGCGCAGCGTTGATACCGGCAAAACACTGGATATCACGGACGTTGCATTACAGGATGTACGGAATTTGCCTGTAAAGGGATATCTGAAATTGAACGAACTTGAAAACGGTGATACAGTCATTGGTGAAATCAACGCAGAATCCACAGGCGAAGGCGTAGAAAAGGAAATCAGTGATTTTTCCATTCACACTGCCAGCAAGGATGACGGCTGTGACTATTATCCGATTGGATATAACGGCGGTTCACTGACCTTGATGCTGGACGGTCGTGCAGCCAATGATGATGGCATCAATATCGGCGATGCGTTCCTTGACGGCCTCTATTATTCGTCTGTCACTCCGGACAAATTCGACGGCTATCCAACTGACGGAGAACCGAAAGAGCAGTTCAACTTCCTGTATGGTTTGTTTGGCAATCCGTCCGGGCTTTATTGGACGAACAACGATTCTGTCGCTTTCGATTCCAGCAAGCAGTACCGTACTTTCGAGGATTTCCGGGATGCGCACTATGATGTCGAAATTGGCGGCAAGAACTTCTATCTGGTTTGGAACTATGACGGGTATAGTGTTGTTGCGGCGTGCAACGATACCTTTGACAGCGCTAATGTGAAGGGCACTACGATTCAGGATATCTACTTGTTCCCGAACATGACAGAAACCAAGTACCTAGTCGAAAATTCCGGCAGCCTGATTAGTGGTTATCTGGGTTATGGTGAAGTTCCCGTCATCTTGACTGGTACATACGCATCAGTCAACAGTGATTCGACTGTCGAACAGGATACAAGCGCGGAAGAAAACACCGACGCTGAATCTGGTGACAATTCCACGGCGGACGAAAACGCTGAGTCCAGTTCCGATGATAACAGCGACAGCTCGGAAAATTCAGATTCCTAATTCTTAAAAAATAGTTATTGCGTATTCGTGCGAAACGCATACAATAAAAATTGTATGATAGATAACAGCACACATACGCTATAATTTCACAATTCTGAGAAGCAGACTATCCGTTTGGAGGTCTGCTTTTTTTGTTGGAATTTTGCGGTGCTTTGCTGACGTTTATCGTAACTAAACACTACAAGGAGAAAGAAAAATGACCGTAACGAACACTGTAACAGAAACAGAACACTTAACTCCCCTGCGTTCCGCTGTAGAGCACATCAACTGGAATACTTTGTACCAGCAGAAAATGGCTCTCGAAGAAGTTTCTGACATGCTCTATGCCAAGAGAAAAGAGGATGACACGTTTGGCAAGGCTTCCGCCTGGCTCGAAAGCGTCATTGCACTCATGGAACGCTTGGGGGATGCAGCAGAAGAGGAAGGAAAGTTTGATTATCCCGAGCGGGACGAAAACGATGAACATCTGGATAACAGGTTCAATCATGTGTTGAATCAGTACCCGGATGTGGATATCTGACCAGTTCATATCAGGAGGACAATGATGCGGATTAACAGCAGTTGTGTGCTTCACAGCACCACGAGTCTCAACGCAAGAGTTCTTCCGCTCATTGGACGGGTCGGAACTCTTGAGCTGTCAAGTGGGCAGCCACTCGTATTCAAAACAACAACACCAAAGCAACAAGACGTCCTGCGTACCAGCACAGTAAAAGCTATTGGCTTTGCAGGAAGCAGAATTTTTGTCAAAACCGAAAGAGGAACCCAATACACATTTGAATTCCAATAATACCCAAGCGGCCACTAATCTCATTTTTTTTATAGATTGGCGGCCGCTATTTTTTTATCAATTTGAAAGGAAGTTTTTATCATGAATTTCATCAATGCCGCCACCAAGAAAGAACGCACCCATGTAGAAGAAATTATCAAGTCTCAGCCTGTTATGCCTCATGAAGGCATAACTGCCACTGAGATTGGTATTTGCGGCAAGCAGAATCTTTTCATGGACGTTTATCGCCCGGATAACGATGCCGAAAAGCATCCGATTATCATCGATATCCACGGCGGCGGCTTGATTGCTGGCCGGAAAGAACAGAATCAGAACCTGGCAACCTGGCTCGCTAAGGAAGGCTATCTCACCTTTGTGCCGGATTACCGTCTGGTCCCTGAAACCAACATCTTTGGCCAAATCACTGATGTCATCAATGCGTTTGCTACTGTAGCTGAACGTGCTGAAGATTTCGTTGGTGACTTGAATCAGGTCTTTGTAGTTGCCGACAGCGCTGGCGCATTCCTTGCCTGCATGGCAAGCTCTATTCTCCGCTATCCTGTCAAGATGCAGCCGGTAGAGGACGAACTGGAAGAGAACGTACCCGAGGCAGCCAAGAAGCTCGTCATCAACGCGATGGGCCTGCAGAGCGGTATGTATTACATCTACAAGGGCCGGGTAGGTTTGCTTCAGAACTACTATATGTCTAAGGGCTGGAAGAATCACAGTTATGCTGAGTTCATCAAGCCTGAAACCTATTCCAAACTCATCCCCCCGTGCTATATCTGCACCGGGAAAAAGGACTTTCTCAAGAAACAGACTTTTGGGTTTAAGAAATGCCTCGAAGACGAGCGCGTTCACCACGACTACGGGTTTGTTTCCAAGAGAGAAACGGTCCATGCTTTTGCAGCGCTCTATCCTGAGACTGAATCTGCAGTCGGTGTGAACCGCGAGATGATTCGATTCTTTGACACCTTCAAAAAATAACAAGGAGCATATTTTATGACTCACAACGAAATGGTTCATGGTCTCTGCACGCAGGAAACTATTACCGTACAGAACTTTGCTGAACTGATACGATTCACGCTCGATGCCAATGAAGAAGTCATCTACGACGGATGGATTAACGTCTACGTCCCTATCTGGTTCGATGCAGACAAAGCATTTGGCCTTGATTTGAACTCAGAAGAAAATGCAGATTGGATTAACATGTACATTGACTGGCATCCGGACGATACCATTCGTACATACATTTCCTACTGCAACAATTCCACCGATGACCCCGACTTCAATCTCGAAATCATCATGAGCCCTCACCACCAGGAATTGTTCAATGCGTATTTCAAAGAACAGTTTAAGGCGGTTTATCACATGAGTGTCGAAGAGGCGTGGGCTAAATTCGGCACCGAATAATATAGTGAGGAGATATATCATGGCACGTAAAGAAATCAAAATTTTCATGGACGCCAAGGAAGCTGCCAGTTTCCTGAAAACTATCGATTGGTCCTGGCTGTTCGGCTTTCTCAGTGAGCGCTATAACGTTTCGCTCAGCCCTCACAAAGAGCTGAAAGACAACGGCGCAGCAATCATCAAGGTCGAATGGCCTGATGAACTGATTGAAAAGTGCGGAATGATGGCTGATGTCTTCTCGTCAGTCAAGCTCGTCACGTTCGATTCGTATTTCAAGGAAATCGTGGAATACGATGAAGATAAGTTCAATGAAGAACGTGAAGCATGGCTTACCAATCCGACAAAGACGTTCAGCTATCTCGATTGCGATGGCATCGTCAAGGAACGTACTCTTGCGCTGAACATCTCCCTTCGCTATACGCTGTATGACGGAGGCTACAATTTCGCAACGCTGCTCTATGCGGTTTATTCCGATGTGAACGGCTGGACTATCCAAATGGAAAAGGAGTAATGGCAATGGTTGAAATGGCATTTAAGGTAAATCCCGGCACCACTTTCTACAAGAATTATTTCGCGACAAAGGAGGAAAAAGCGCATTTCATTGAAATTGCAAAGCAGTTCTTCGACAAATATTTCCCTGATGAGAAGCTCTCGTATGTTTTAAATGACCGACTGACTGTTGATTTGAAGCCGGAGCTGCTCGCCAAATACGAATCTCAGGTCATGAAACGCCGTGACCCTCACGGTTTTGTCATCTTCAAACAGCGTTCGCCCATGAACTGCCTGTGGGAAGATGAGGTCTGTAAGAACGTGAACGGCAAGAAATTCCTTGCCAACCAGTTCTGGTGGGCCAACTTCTATGGCTCCGGCCGTATCACTACGGAGCTGTGGGATGATGAGCAGGGAAATATCTACGGATATTATTCCTGCGAATATGCAACTCGCAGCACCAAGGTTCCAGACACCGTTACGCAGATTAAGCTGAGTGAATATCACGCGGCTTACGAAGCATACACGGAAGCCAAAAAAGCAACTGCTGACGCCGCTGCTACAGCTTGACGCTGCTTGCGATGCTGGTAAAATTGTGAATGTACGATAGATAGCATCTGCGCATTTCAGCGCTCGTACAATTCACAAACTGATACAACTAGGCAGACTCATCACCACGATGGGCCTGCCTTTTTTGTTTACAGAAAAAGGAGAAAAAATATGAACACAAAACGAATCAAAGAATTGGCTGCACTGACCGATGGAGAACTCGCAAGGAAACTTCTCATTCAGGAGTTTGGCAATGACTCTGAAACCCATTGGGGAAACAACGCACACGATGAACGTGTGATGGTTACTATCAATCCAGACGGAATCGCTCAAAGGACCTGGGAAGCCGACCATTGGGTTCGCCTTGACGAATTCGACAAAGACGGTTTCTATGCCCGTGAGATTTACGAGGGAAAATGGGTCGATGAGCCATTGCCCAAAAACGTCATTGCACGAAATGTCACAATTGCTGCACCGAAACCTATTCAGCAGGAATCCAAAGACACTGAAATTCTTCGAGCGGCACAAGTCCTGTGCAAGCAGCTGACCGGAGATGACACCTTTGGATGGAATCCTGAGCTTCTTGCACAGATTGCGGATTGCACGGCAGCTTTGCTTGCCACCAACGGAATCAGCTCTCATTTTCCGAGCGTCAATACTGAACCCATCTGCTCTTGGGAAAAGCCGGTCGTCGAATATCAGCGTCCGGATTACGCCCTGGAGTATGGTACTAACTACTAAAACGAGGAGGATATCATGGCAAAAAACTATTTTGGTGTCGTTCTGACCACCAAGGAACACGATAAATATCGTCTTGTAGTATACCGCCACAAGGACCCTGGCATCCTTAATACCTGCCCGATGTGTCAGCTGCTTCGGGCCATTCACAAATTCCAGCAGGAATACACTGAAATTCACCGCGAACATTGCAGCCGTATCCCGCCTCGCAAGTGGTACGAGCTTGGCAGAGTAATGCCGAGTATCGTTCTGCGGAAATACGGCCTGGAAAAGCATTACGAGATGTCATTTGAGCCGAGTCGCGTGCCTCCAGCTTCTGCGCTGAAACTCATCCCTGGTGCGACCGCTTCTAACTGGAAGCAGTACATCTGGTACGTTGATGGTGATGTGACGATGCTTGGCTAAAGACCATTGCACATTCGTGCGAGACTCATACAATTAGAATTGTACGATAGATACCAGCAATCGAAAAGGTGCTTTGCCTTTCGTACAATTCACAATTTCGCATGAAGAGCGGACTTCCCACATTGGGAGGTCCGCTTTTTTTGCGTTATAACAGCAAAAAGGAGTGTATTTTTATGAAACTGACAATCACAGGCCAAATCGATGGCAAATCCGTGCCAATTACTATCCCGATTGAGAAGGTTATCGAGGCTTTCTGGCCCTACGCCACCAAACCTTCTGCTCTCTCTGTTTCCACTGAGCTTGACGCAGACGGCATCAGTGCTAACTTTATGCTCGGCCAGGAAACGAAGGATTCTTATCCCGGTATCTGGCTCACCAGCAAAAACAGCAATACCGGTCGTGCAGGTTTCTGGTTCTGTTTGGAGCTGCCGAACGAAACCAACGACATGGTAAAAGGCTATCTGTACGCTGGCGATGATGAAACAGAGACGGACCAACCTCTAGCTGTTATCGCTGATGGCGTTCGCAATGAGGACGACGAGTCGAAGCGCGTGCTTTGGGTGGATGGGTCGTTGACTCACGTTGAACCTCTAACCGACAACTATCTGAAACGCCAAGGCGCTGCCACCGAAAAGCAGCTCGATGAGTACGACGCTTGAACTGATACCATAAATTTCCCTACCTAACCAAAAATAACAAATAAGGAGAGTAAAACTATGTATCTCGAAACTATTGATGAAAAAGCGTTCCGTTCTTTTCTTTCTAATCCTGCTATTTCCGTTCTGGACGGTAACGTTCTGGATAAGCACCACAACTCGAATTTCTACCGTTTTGTACGCGTCCCCCTTTCCGATGGCGGTGAGCATCATGTTGACGCCATCTTTGGGCAAATGTGCAGTAACTATCCCACCAGCATGAGCAAAAACCATTTTTATGAACAGCATAACCTTGAGTTTATGGCTTATGTTGTGGACCACGAAAAGACCTATGCTGAAAGCTATGAGTTCCTGCGATTGTTTGATGTCACCTCTGCTTACACTGGTCCCCATTCCGCAATGGGTGAGATGACGAAAGCGCTGTGGGATTATCTGGAGCAGAAAACAATTCTCGACCCTGACTATCTGAACACGCCCGAATTGCAGAACGAGGCTTATGAAAACGCTATCAAACAGTATGTCCTGCAAAAGAAAGACACCGCATTTGAAGAAAGCCTTCGTAAATTTCTTGAGCACATTGATGACACCGCGACCATCGAGTTCTTTGCTAATCCTACCGGATGGGCGGAAAGGGTAGTCAATGTCCTCGATAAGAATCTCACTTCTCGCGATGGCACACCTTTCAGCGAAAGCATCGGGAAAAAATTCGTTGCCGTCCAACGTCTTACCCAATCAAGGATGCTGGAGTTCCAGTCCAAGCCACATTGTTGGGAAAGTGAGTGCCGTAGTTTGTTTGCTGCGACTGCAAAAGTAAAAAACATTCGGCTCTTTATTGAAGCCAATGGAAAAGAAATGCAGGTGCAATATCCTGTTTCCAACCTGATTACTTTTGAAATGATTAAGAATAAGGTCATTTCTGCATGGGCTATTGCACCGCGCAAGCTCAGCGATGAGGTGAAAGAATTTCTTGCGGAAAACTGCGCTGACTACAGTAAATACTGGTCTGATATTCCCATGAAGACTGTCTCTCGCATTGAAAGCGGTCGCAAAGTTCTTTGGGAGAATCCTTACTTTGAGGGAAACAGAAAATAATGATAGCCGTCAGAACAAATTGTGCCGACACTTGATTTGCTTCACCAGGTCCTGCAGAAATGCGGGGCTCTTTTTTATTGCCAAAATATGCGATTCGCCTAAAATAAAAGTTGTACGATAGATACCATCTACTTGGCGCGTTTTTTTTGCGTTCGTACAATTCACAGTTCTGCAAGCAAAAGGCAGACTCACCATCTCGGTGGGCCTGCCTTTTTATTTGCTCAACTACAAAAAATGGAGTGTAAAAATGAAAATCAAAGTCAAGTTCCTGAATTGTTGGCAGGAAAACTATCCCGAGGAAGGGCCGGAAGTTGTTTGTGTTTTTCTCGATGAAGTGAAACGCATAAAGAAAACAACCCCTTCGCACCTTTTGAACGACGCTTTGTTGGATTGCTATGTTCACGATGGCCAGTTTGTAACCACATCTTATGGCTATCTGAAAGCAGGAAAGCTTGCATCGAAGGAAGAATACCTGCCGTTGCTCACTGAGCTGTACTATGTCGGCTACAAAAAGAATGAGTTGGAAGTCTGCCAATTTGCAAGGATTTGACTTCCAAATCCTAAAACTATCACAACAAGGAGAAAAAATCATGAGTACCACAAATAATATGAATACACGTTTATTCATTGACATGGACGGCACCCTCGCTGTCTGGAAGCAGGCTACCTGCTTTGAGGACCTGCTTCAGCCGGGCTATTTCAGAGATTTGCCGCCCTATCAAACGGTTTTGGATGCTGTGAAGATTCTTTGTACCACGAAGCCGGAACTTGATGTGTATACACTTTCCGCCTATATGCCGGAAAACCCATATGCAGTTCATGAAAAGAACGCCTGGCTCGACGCTTATCTTCCGGAAATTGATTCCGAGCGCCGCATCTTCGTTGCGTGCGGCAGCAGCAAAGCCAGAGCCGCAGCAAACCGCTTGAAGACACCGTGCATCGACAACTCTTTTGTGTTGCTTGACGACTACTCGGTGAATCTTCATGAGTGGAAAGCCAATCGCGGCAGCTGCATTAAGCTCCGCAACGGTATCAACGGCAACGGCGGAACCTGGAAAGGTGAATCTGTCACTCGATTCGATACCGCCGAAAACATCGCAGACCGTATTTGGAGTATCATCAAAAAACAAATGCAATAAACTGAAGGAGAAATAATTATGTATTGCATTCAGTATGACGAAATCTGCAAAAAGCACAATTTTGAGCTGAAACACGATGCCCGTGGTGACGGCGTAACCCTCGAGTACCCAGCCGATTCTGTCCCGAAAGATACCCTTCGTCTTTTTCAAAATCATCTTCCTGAGGAAGTATCGGCTATGGCTGAAAAGTACAGCAGCGACCGTTTTGCCATATTCAAGTACAATGCTGCAGCGGCAGCAGGGAACACCATCGGTCTTACTGAGACCCTGGAGAAAAACAAAAAGGTCTCCGCAGCTCTCTCTGATTTGGCGGACGACCTGAAACAGGCAGAGCTGGAAGCCAAGACTTGGGTTTGCACCGACCCTGATACATGCCAGTGGCGACGTCAGGTTGGCGGAACCCGATACGAGCTATACGACATTTTCGAAGCTCCAAATGGCACTTGTTTTGTCGTACACGGTGAAGTAGACCCGACCGAGCTTGACCCGGATGACTACGACCAGCTGCTGGAGGCATATTCCGGTTTGCTGGACTCTGCCAACTGTGAAAGCGAACGCTGGGCATTGATTGCTGAAGCGCAGTTTGAGACCGAAGAACTCTCGATGGAGCGCGAACGCTTTTCAACTTTTGAAGGAGCCGAAAGGGCAATTCGGAAAAAGGTTGGGGCTGACGTTTCAGATGAGAATTCTGCGACCGAAACCCGCCTTGATGCGATTCGGAAACTCGATAAGTTTCATCTTGCCGTCTTTCTGAACGATGTTCACAGCGGTGCAAAAGACTTTCCTTCCAACAACATGAGCTGGTGTGACTGGCTCAATAAGCCGGATGACGGACACTTACTGGATAGAAAATCCTAAGTACATTTTAATAAACACTTTAGGCTGTTCACCTTCGGGTGGGCAGCTTTTTGTTGCTAAAACGTGCGAATTACATACCATGAATAGTGTAAATCAAAGAAAGGGATGGCACCTATGTATTCCATCACGAAAATGTGCAACAGCAAAAAAGATGTTGAAGCTGTGTATCTTTTTCTGAGCGACTTGTGTAGTGAATACAGCAATTTTCGGCAGTGGTATCACGATACCGTTGTTCCTGGCTTAGCAAATGGGGAAAGACTGATTTACGCCGTCACTGACAATGAAGCGATAGTCGCGGTTTTGATTCTAAAAAATGCCGACGAAAAGAAGATTTGCACGTTGAGAGTTGCTGAAAACCATCGCCATCAAGGCATTGCATCAATGCTCTTAACCCTTGCTTTTAGGGAACTGCAATGTACAAAGCCGCTCATCACCGTTTCGTCATATCATATCGATGAATTCAAGCCTCTGCTTGAGAAAAGCGGGTTTGTTCTTTATGCGAAATATCCAAACTTCTACAAGTGGGGAATTAAGGAGTACGCTTTCAACGGCTGTTTATCCGAAAGTGTTGACCTTGAAAGTCGAAACGAAAAGTTTGACACCGAGGCACTCTGGTGTTCTCTTGAAGCCCCGAATACGCTGAACCCGTTCGTAACCGGATACCTGTATTCCGGCAACAGCGAAACGGAAAGCGATGAATGGCTGGTTCGCATTGGAGACGGATATCAAGCTGCTGATGACGATTCTCCGCGACTTATTTTCGTAAACGAAGAAGCTGTCAGCATTCAGGATTCCCGTGGAGAATTCGAAGGTGAAAACAAGTATAAATGGTTTGCCGCTACAGAGAAGCAGTTTGACAAACCGTTCAGCTACGTCAATTTCGGAACGCGTTTGGAGGAGGCTACGTACGGTTGCGTAAAGCGTATTCAATCCATGATTGTCTCGAAGGATGAGGCTACTGTAAACCGCATTGCGGATATGTTGGATTCGATGGGTTTCGATGCCGTTACCGGATATTTCGACCCCAAGGAAGACGAACGCAGCGGCGAGGTGGATTCTCTGACGGGATACTATTACGTCTGTATCTAAAACAGCTTGGGAGGCTTGTATGTACTACAAAACTATCACAAAGGAAATCTTTGATTCCTATATTGGAAATGACTCGGATTCCGTTCTGGAGGGTGTTCTCACAAACAATTTCGGAAACACTACTTTTCGGCGCTTTGTGCGCGTTCCTTTGGCTAAGGGAGAGCATTATGTCGAAGCCCTCTACGCGCAGAGCTCCTTCTCTTTCCCTCTGGCTATGGGCGTGAGCCATTTCAGCATTAAGAATGGTCTCGAGTTCATGGCGTTCATCGTTGACCACAAAGAGACCTACTGCAAGTCTGTTGAGTTTGCTCTGCTCTTTGACGATTATAGGCAGGCTAATTCAAACTGGGTCACGACTGAAATGAGAGAACAGTTTCTCGCGTACATCGAGAGGACTTGCACTCCCTCCGCTGAGGTGATGAAGGACAAGAAATTTCAGTCCATGACATACGAAAGCGCCGTCAAGCAGTATGTGTATGACAGGAACAACGACACCACATCGCTCGACTTGATGCTGAAACTCCTTGAAAAGTTCGACGATTCCGTCATTGTTGACTACCTTGCGAATCCTTCCGGCTGGGAAGAGCGGTTTGCCAAGGCTCTGGAACGGTCCGGAATCGGGGAATCGTTTGCCAAGGAATTTGCTGAACCTTTCGTGGCATATCTGGTTCAGACCCAGCAATATCTGGATGCGTTCAGCGCAGACCCTTCTTGCTGGGAAAGTATCTGCAAGAATCTGATGGCTGCTGTCAAAGACCGCAAAACTGTTCGCCTGAACATTGAAGCTGGCGGCAAATCTATGCAAGTCGTGTATCCTGCTGTCGGTATTGAGTCCTACGATACGATTAGGACTAAAAGTCTTGACACCTTCGCGATTTCCCCGGCTCGTCATCAGGAAGAAGTGGAACATTTTCTGGAAGAAAATTGCCAATGGTACGGTCGTGGACACCGGCACAGTATTACCTTCAAGGTTATCGTTTCCGTATCGAGCGGGCGCAAGGTTCTTTGGGAAAACCCGCTGTTTGGGAAATAATCGAAATACCGTTGCGTACTCATGCGAACGGCGTAGAATAATAACTGTACGATAGATACCATCTACTGAGGCGCTATCTGCGTTCGTACAATTCATAATTTTGCTTTAAGGCGGACTTCCCGATTTTGGGAGGCCCGCCTTTTTGCGTTCACAAAGCCCGCGCCAAGGAAGCCCACTGCGTGAGCGGTGGGAGTACATCACAATCTAAAACGGAGGAAAACCAAATGAAAGTAAAAGGAATAATTGAGTCTGACGTTGATACTTTTAAGGTCGGAGACGTCATCGAGGTCAAACTTGCAGATGGTGTAAAGGTACAGGCTATGGCAGTGCAGCAAGAAGAGGACGGCATGATTTTCTGTCTGGCCGATTGCCTGCCTGGCGAGCACCCGATGAACAGCACCAGTACCAATGAAGGAGGTTACGAAGAGAGTGACCTTCGTAAAAAGCTGAATGGTGAGATTCTGAATCTCTTCTCGGCAGAACTCAAGGCTATGATGGCCCCGTTTAACAACGGTGACCTGCTCCGTTTGCCGACCGAGAAAGAGATTTTCGGAAAGAACTACTACGGTGAGTGCGAAAGCCTGTGTGTGAAGCAGTGGGAGCCCATGAAGAAGCGCAGAAACCGTATGGCGTTCGACGGCACTAAGGATGAGAACTTTCAGTGGTACTGGCTGACGAACAAGGTTGAAGATTTCGCTTCCCGTTTCGCTAGTGTCGACGCAGGCGGTAATGCGGACTACTACAACGCTTCCAATTCTATTGGCATTCGCCCCACTTTCAAAATCAAGAACCATTAACGCTTTTTGCACAAACTTTTCTTGACCTTTTGTGCGAACGGCGTAGAATAGTATTCGTACGATAGATACTATCCACAGGGACGCTATTTGCGTTCGTACAATTTACAATCCTGCTTTAAGGCGGACTTCCAGATTTTTGGGAGGCCCGCCTTTTTGCGTCAAAAAAGGAGATTTGTATGTTTATTCTCGCAAAATCTTTCACCAACAAAAAAGGGGAAATGTTTCTCAAAATCTTTCCGAGGCAGTACCCATCCATCGAAACAGCTCATGCCGCTATGCAGTCGGACTATCAGGAGGAGCTCAAAAAACGCCACCTCGACCGAAGCGACGAGGAAGCGGTTCCCAGCTCGTATTATATCGACACCACTGAGGCAGCTATATATGAGTGTCAGGATTATGCACCGAATTGGCTGACTGTCTCGGTTTTGTACGCAATCAACGAGGTCGTATAATGCCACGCATTATACGACACGCCACTATCATATAACAAAAAGGAGACCACAAAATGTTTATCGTGATTAAGAGCGAACACTATGATTGCACGAACCTCATCTGCAAGAAGGACACGCTGGAAGAGGCGGTCGCCGCAGTAAAAGACAGTATGGCACAGCGCATCAACAAGAACTATCATACAGGTCTTACCGGTGCCGATATCACGCACGAGAATGAGGAGCACTATAGATTCTCTTTCGATTTCGATGAAAACCGTCCTGCTGACAACAGCGAGCCCAGAGTACATGGTTCCTATGACTTCTGGAAAGAAGACGACGAAGAAAGCGCCGAATGGGCTGTTTTTGAGGTCACGACTGACAAGCCCTTCTTTCTTCTTTCTTACGAGGAGTACGAGAGCATCGAGCTCACAGGTTTCTACGACACCTTCGACGAGGCATTCAGGGAAATGAAAGAGTTGATTGCGGAAAGCGTCAACGATGTCTTCGACGAGGATGCCACGGCTGATGACGTAGAGAACATGGGAAACCACAATGTCTTCGTACACTCTAGCAAGGACAGCCAAGACAACGGTGCGCCGCTCGCTTTCGCAAGCTTCTGCGACGATTATCCAAACCGCGAGTGGACTGTTTTCCATATCTAAAATATAACTCTTCGCCGCTCATCCAAGGATGGGCGGCATTTTTTATTTGCTATACTGTGCGAATGGCATAGAATAGTAACTGTACGATAGATATCATCTACTTAGGCGCATATGAATGTAATAGCCGGAGCAGAAGCGCACTGTCCGCTCAACAATTAAATTATTTGAATAATCTGTACACCAAATACAATAGTGTCAGACATCCATACTCGCATTGGTCAGCCAGTGATGTTGACACTGCGGTCATTACCAGCATCGACGAAGCACGAAACTTATTAAATGATGGCATAATACTTGTGAACCAGTATTATACTTTGTTTTGATATAACATAAATTGTTTGGAAGGAGGTATCGTAATGGAAAAAGTTGTTTATAACCCGATTATGGATAAAAACTACATTGGCATTGTCACAGTTTTGGATTACGAGACCTCTGTACGCAAGTGTTTATCAAGTGTTCTGGTCGGTACGCAGAATAGGATGGAGCGAAAAGTTATAGTTGATTTAGCTTTGAAAGTAGGTGTGAATGAGTACAGGTTCGTAGTATATGATATAACCGATGATGGAAAAATTTTATGGAATAGCAGTAAGTATATCACTCCCTGTGAAGATATAGTAAAGCTTGCAAATTCTTTTATAAGACAAAAAAGTGATATTCTTTCCAATTCTATGCTGTCCAATGCTGCTCAAGCTATATTGTTAAGAAGTTGAGAATCAAGCTTTTGAATATCGCATTTAATACCTCTTCTCATAACGAGAAAGGGTATTTTTTTGCCCATTTTGAATTCATCACTTGACATTGTGGTAAAGAGCTTATGAGCCGGGACGAACTTTCTGTCATGGATGGCAGCAAATGTATCCTGCAGCTGCGCTTCTTACTCTTTTGGCATTTGCCCCGCTTTCAAACTCAAGAACCATTAACGCTTTTTGCACAAACTTTTCTTGACCTTTTGTGCGAACGGCGTAGAATAGTATTCGTACGATAGATACTATCCACAGGGACGCTATTTGCGTTCGTACAATTTACAATTCTGCTTTAAGGCGGGCTTCCTAATTCTGGGAGGCCCGCCTTTTTGCGTTCAAAAAAAGGAGTGTATTAAAAAATCATGAAAATTCAAAAAATCAACACAGGCATCATTATCACCAAAACCGCGAAGCAGCCGAGCGCGAAAATTGAGTTTTCTCTGGATGAGCTCGATGCGCTTTCGGAGTTCTGCGAGAGGTTGCAGGATGAAAAGGATATCAGAGAATACCTCAACACTGCGGTGACTATTCCGGATTCTGCCGAAGTATCGGCTCCCGTTGCTGCCAAGTATCTGCGCGATGCAGCCCTCTTTGAGCAGCTCGTGGACGAAACCAGACGGAATCAGGAAGAGAACCAGAGCAATTTCCTCACTGCCGTCAGCGATGCGGTTTCTTCCATCGAGAAAAGCCGCGATGTCAAAGAATGGCATGGTTTGACGAAGGAGACTGCGGAGCGTTTCGCCCGTGAATTCATGGCAGAACGGAATCCCGGTCGTTGGTCGGGGTTTGGTGAGGTCCCTGAAAGTGTCAGCCTTGACCCCCTCAATTTTCCCATCAATGACATTTATCCAAAAGGCAACAAACCCGCCCTTCGTATGCAGCTTATCAGCGTAACCTATCCCAGCCTTCACAGAGTTTGTGAGTGCAGCATTATTGAGGATGGCGTTGACCTGTGGGCCCGCCGTACGCTGGATTCCATGACAGCCGGAACTGTCGAGGATTTGGTCGAGACTGTTCTGTATGTGGCACGCATGTACGAGAGAAGCAAGTGCTTTGAACGCATCTTTGTAAACCACATCCAGATGGAGAAATCGGTATACGATGCTCTTATCCGCCATCTCAACGACCCTGACAGCATCAACGACGAGTATCGAATCAGTGATGTCGTATTTGCCGCAGACAACACCATTGTTTCCGTCCTTTGGGAAGGAAACAGCAAAGATGGTGTTTCTGGTATGGTAACGCTTGCCATGAACGGTAAGACGGTATACAAGACAAAGAACACCAAGGCATTCTGCAACCATTGGATTCTTCCCTACAACGGTGCCGAATACCATGTTCTTGTCGATGTACTTCCCGAACAAATCATCTTGGAAGAAACTCTGTACATCAGCAAATCGTCCTCCAAGAAACTCGAAAAGTATCTTTGCGGCGAGGAAGTCCAAGGTTTTGGCTCTTCACTGAGCGAGACTGCAAAATTTTCTGACGGGTATTCGATGGATATCCGTTGCTGTGGCGATGAGGATACTTCATGGGCCGAGGCTATCCTGTGCGACAATACCGGTGTGCAGGTCGCTATCTCCGAAACCTACGAAACCTTCATTGGTTATTGGGAGTTGGATGATGAGACCACCGGCAAGACATATCGTGTCAATGTTGTGACAGTTAAGTGAGGGCTGCATATAAATACGATGAGCCGTGACAATTTGTACGGTACGCAGGATTTGAAGAAAAAGTTTTCAAACTAAACACCTACAAAAACAAAGGAGAATTTGAAAAGTGAAATATCATAACAATGAATACACCATTGTGACAGAACCACCTCTAGGGTATGAAATTTGGAACATTAAAGATGCTCCAAATGGATGTCTACCGTTTTGCAGATTGAAAATGATGCAGCCTTTTGGCGGAGCAAGGGAAATCGAACCCGATACTTTGAAGGCAATGAAGTGTGATGGCGCACAAGTGATTTTGGATGCTATCGGTTTCGGCCCTCAGACTTCGGATGCAATGCAGAAATATATTGCAAAAAACGGGAAGAAAGAAAACGAAAAGTGGATTTGCGAACGTATGAAAAAAGCTATCCCTTTTATGAAGAAAATTGGTCTTTAAGAAGCTGGTCAAACGCGACAGCAAAGGTCGTATCGACTATTCGTACAGCGATGGGTTTGACGGTTTTCGATATGGTCAGGAGCTTCTGTGATTCTGCGATATCGAGACTGCCGCTCAGCGCCTAGGCATCTGACGCCTATACCACAAACCTGAAACCATTCAAATAAAAAGGAGTGCCATACCATGAGTTACGGTTTTGACATGGGCTTTGCGCAGGCGAACAGTTTGCAGGAAGCCATGACGATTGCGCTGGAATACACGCAATCGCAAATGACCGAAAAGAATATCAGGAAAGCCATCAGGGATAATCGGTATTATATTCCCTCGGTTCGTACCGGATACATTGCGGATGAGGAGAGCAAAAACCGCAGAGCCGATGTACTTGCGGATACCGCTGACCGGTATTGGCTTGAGGCATTGTTTACCTTCCGTTTTCTGTATTGGGAAGAGCACAAGCTGCTCGGTATCATCATGATGCCGCCAGAAAGCGCAAGCGAGAAATGGCCGCTGAGCGTATATTTTCAAAACTCCTGCGACCAGGATTATCCGTTTTTCGAATGGAAGGAAGGCAATATCCCGTTCTTTGCGAACGCCGCCGCAAAAGCCGAAAACTATACGGCGGAAGAAATCCGCGCAAAGTTCGACTACGAAATCGAAGATGAAAACCTCGAATATTATCGGCGCAATACTTGCTACAATGATATTTTTGAGGCACTCGCCCTCGAATCGTGGCTGTACAATCATTGCACGGATGTGCCGTTCGTAGCTTTTGCTTTGCAGGGAATTCAGAACGAAGCCGAGCGATACCGGTATCTGCAATGGCTGAAAGCCAAAATCCAATAGCTGGTACTTGCCCCAGTGTGCGAACCGCATAAAACAGTAACTGTACGATAGATACTATCTAAAGCACAATTCGTGTTCGTACAATTCACAATCTGCAAACAGGCGGACTTCCCAAATTCCGGGAGGCCCGCTTGTTGTTTTACGACGAAAGGAGTTTTTATGAGCAGCCAAAAAGCACCGGTTTCGCCGGTCATAGAGTTCACCAAAGTGTTCAACGAGATGAGCGCCCGATACGGTCGCAGCGAACTCTGGTATGACTACATCGACATGCATGCCATTGCACTTGCGAACACCTGTGATTTGCGGTGCAGGGATGCAAGAGAGGAACAGTACCATGCCATCGTCCAGAAATACGATGAGAAGACCGTACAGCAGTTTGCAGTGCTTACCGCCATCACAATGACCGCGCTCTTGGAAAACCCTGAGCAGGATTTTCTTGGCACCGTTTACCATAATCTCGGATTAAGCAAAAGCCAAGCAGGGCAGTTTTTCACGCCGTACAATGTCGGACAGATGATGGCACGCATAAACATGCCGGATTCTCTTGTTCTGGACAAGTCCCGTATCCTGCGGGTGAACGACCCGTGCTGTGGTGCCGGATGCCTGCTTCTGGCGGGGTACAATGTGATGCGCGAGCAGTTGGAATCCACTGACCCGGACTGGGACAAGTATGTTCTGTTTGTGGCACAAGACATTGACCCTCTGGTCTGCAAGATGTGCTACATTCAAATGTGCTGTATTGGCGTTCCAGGAGTTGTCGTAGTTGGCAATTCTCTGTTCCCGGATACAGAGCTCTCACCAACAGATTTTTGGTTTACGCATAAGTATTTTGCTTTGGATGAGAAGGCTCTCGAAAATACATACCAACAAAAAAAGGAGTAATGACAAATGCATATGGTAACCGAAACCCGCCAGCTCCGCGATGGCGAGAAACTGACTGAATTTTTCAACCGCATCGATTGGAAGCCGCTGTTTGAGTTCGTCCGACGCTATTTCGGTATCGGCGTGGAACAGCCTCCTATAACATGCCTCAAACCCAATGGTCGCATCGAGGTGAATTGGCCGGAGAATCTGCGCGATAAGTGTGGTCTTTTCAGCCATACGTACCGCGAAGTATATCTGCAGACATTCTCGTCCTGCTGCTTCTACGACATCACCTACGACAAGGACATTGTCGATAAGTACCTCGCTCGTCCGGACTTTTATCGTTTGAATATTTCTTTGGAAAACGACTGCAACGGCACTTCTTCGGATGCTTACTTGCAGCTGACATTTTCGCTGAAACACATCGAATTTTCCGGAGGGTACAACTTCGCAAGCCTGTTCAGTGCTGAATACCGTAAAGATACAGGCTGGTTCGTTGTATCCGGAGAAGGCGAAGTCCTCATGGGAGCGAAGAAATAAAAAGTCGCCGCTCATCTTTGGATGGGCGGCATTTTTTACTTGCCAAAATGTGCGAACAGCCTAGAATGGTACTTGTACGATAGATACCATCTACTAAGGTACTATTGGCGTTCGTACAAAAATTCATAATTTCGCTGAGGCGGACTTTCTGAGAAATCAGAAGGCCCGCTTTTTTGCGTAGAAAGGAAGCATTATTATGGCAACCAGAAAAATCTTATTCCGTGGTCAGACTCGGCGCAAGGGGGAAAAGACCTCCATTTCCGGTATCCCACTGCCAGGCATCTGGGTCGCGGGCGGCGTCTTTCCTCAGAACAATGGATATGATTACGCGATAATCTACCAGCAGAACCCGAAGGTTGAGAAGTACGTTGTACACGCGGACACTATTGGCCAGTATACTGGCATCAACGATTCTCTCGGCAATTTCATCTTTGAAGATGACATCATCACTTTCTGGCTGAAGAATGATGCGACCCGAACACGCCGCAAGGGTGTAGTCGAGTATTCTGAATCGTCGGCCCGTTTTATGGTTCGCGTTTGCGAATCCACGGACGTTGTCATGCTCAAGGATTGCTGCTGCATTCACGTGATTGGGAATGTCTTTGACGGTGAATTCGACAAGAGTGAAAGCAAAATGAAGCAACTTTATACGGAATGCTTGAACCTTGCAAAATCCATTGACACTATCATGCTCTGCTACAACCCGGACATCGACGCTCTCAAGGCTGAAAATCTTTCTGATATGGCTGTGCGCTTGCTCGATGGAGTTTCCCGCCGTGACGTTGTCAAGGACTTAGAGGATTTTCGTGACAAGTGGAGGCATTACAACGAACAGGCAGCAGCAGAATCTCAAGTGATTCTTGACAAAATTTCTGAGCTGTTCGAAAAGGATGGCGATAGCAAATGACGACCGAAACTGAATACCAAAATGCCGTGAACTACCTCACCAAGCTCCTGAATGGCGGCTTGATGGGGGAGCGAGGCAGTAAACCTTTGCGTATAGCCATCGAGGCTTGTGAGCTGCAAATTCCGAAACATCCCATCTCGAAAAGCTGGTCACCGAACCTCTGCCCACATTGCGATGCGGACTTAGGCGGGGACTGCAACGATGGGTACTACCAGAATCCACATTATGAGCGATGCCCTGTTTGCGGACAAAAACTCAAATACATCTAACCGGCAGGGAGCAATCGTTCCCTGGAAATCATTACCCCGCACAGGCCCCAATGCTGCCTGTGCATGATTTTTTTATATTGCAAGGAGACTATCATGGAATACAACAAGAAGTTTGACCCTGTAGCTCGTATGAGACACGAAATTGAGCACAGTAAAGAAACTGTCATGCTCTCGCGTGACGGCAAGATGGTTGGCAAAATTGTCAATCGTCATTCTTACCGCTGCCAAATGGAAGGATGTCGGGGCTGGCGCATCTGCGTCAAATGGCCAGATGGACGCCACACTTACCCCTGCTCCTGCGGCTGCCGGAGCATCGACAAAAACACGCTGCAAATTGTTTAGCAGAAAAGGAGAATGTATCATGACTTTACCGACCAACCATCCATACTTTTTCACTTGCCCGCAGTGTGGCTGCAAACTCATCTCCGTTTCCAGCGGTGTAAAGGCTAAACCGCATTGTCCGGAATGTGACTATTCTTCTGATGACGCATTCGTGGTCAAGGACCGCGTCATGAACGAAGCTATGAATGTCATCGCTGATAACACGGAACTTGCCGAAAACTTTGCCGAGACCGTGAAGCACGAAATTGAGACCGATGACGATACTTACGCTCATATCGGTTTTCATCTGGCAAACAGCATCCGAAACCAGAGCCCTGCATCCGAAGTCCTTCTGACCCTCTGTGGCTGGACCATCGAGACTCTGCTTGACAAGACGCCGCCCATCGCTATCGAGGACTAACGCCATTGGTACTGTCCAGAACGTCAAAACTTTGGCACAAATACGCCTTGCTGATACGTGCGAATCAGAGATAATAATATTTGTACGATAGATATTATTTGTCTTTGACAAGGTCTCTTGTGCATGTACTATTCACAATTTCGTTGAAGAGCGGACTTCTTGTTATTCAGGAAGTCCGCTTTTTATATTAAATTTTAAGGAGTGTATTATCTATGTCTAACAAAACAAACCAATCCGTTCTGGTCAATGACACCAGCAGCTACTACCTCAAGCAGTATGCAGCTCTGCAGTTCCCGGGCTCCGTTGACAATTTCGGGACCAAGACACCAATTCATCTTTTGCAGCAACAAGAAGAATCTGAGCGCAGCGTATCCTTACGTGAAGCTTGCGATTCGGACTATGACCTCGATGGTGCGCAGTTCTTGTTCGAGGGCGCGACTTATGACTCGGTGACAGATTTGGTCAAGGACAATCTGTGCCTTGACGACGAAGAATCGATTCAGGAATACAATGAGCATCCTCGGTTTGACCCGTTCATTCCGTACGATGAACTGGTTGACAAAAAGAATGCCGACAGGGAAGACATCCGCGATATTCGTGATTCGCACCGTCTCGACACGATGGCCGACTATGTCGATATGTACTCCACGGCAAGCGGGTATGATACAGCAGATGATATCACGGTTCTGCTTCCTTCTTCCTCGTATGAAACTGTGGGTATGGCGTTCACACATCAGGCTCTCAAGCAGTATGAGAAGTCGATTGACAATCATCTGTTCCGTAAGCACCGTTGCTATGCGGCGTGCGGAGAAGGCTATGGCCGTGAAGCTGGCGACTACTATCCCATCATGAATTTTATTCGTGATGCAGGGGAACAGCTGCTGGTTCAGGACCTTGAGAATTTCGATGTCAAGGTCATGGAACTCGCTTCCGACGATGAAGTCGCTGACTTTTATTGCGAACATCCTCACGAGTTGTTTCGAGCTGCTTATATCAAAGTCTCTGAAAAAGACACCATTGGCAAATGCTATTCTCGTCTGTACGTCTTTTGCTCCGGTCACGAGGAAACCTTCTCTGACGGAAGCAGTTTCCCGGTTTGCGACAGCCATTATGTCAGGGTCGTCAAGGAAGGGAAGGGATACAAAGTTCCTTATCCTTTTGACTGCAACCGTTTCGCCGATGAACTGAACAAAAAGTCCAATGAAAAGGAACGCTTGACACCCGCTCAGCGCCTTTTCTTCTGGACTGAGTACAAAAAACCTATCGAATAACAAAGAGGAGAAATTGCTATGAAAAGCTTTAATGTTGTTGTGACCGTTTCCACTACCATCTGCGTTGATGCCAACACCCCTGAGGATGCCATCAAGAAAGTACAGAAGGCACTTGACGCCAACGATGCTGGGACTGCCATGCAGCTTGGCGAAAACCTGTCGTGTGCTTTGCACGATGGCGGCTATCAGGTGACTAATGCCGTTGAAGTGGACGAGTAAGGGGAGATGCGATATGACAATCCCTTCAATTCCTTGTCCTTCCTGTGACTTTACGCTCAAGCCTATCTGGTTCTTAGAAAAGGAGCTGGACAATCACGGCCTCCCAACCGGACACACACAAGGCTTGCAGTTGTTTGCTCTGTGATTCGTGCGGGCATAAAGAAACAGTAGACGGCTCGTTTGATGAGCCATACAAATAAACATGAGGTGACAAAAATGGTTCGTTTTTATACGCCAAGCTTGTATGGGGCATGCGATGCTCTTGACCTTTACGACATCGACTACGATTTGGATGATGGCGACCGCATTATGGTAGACGATTCTCTCTACGATGATGCTCTCGACGCATTCGATGAGTATGACATTGAGTACGAGGAGGTGTAAGCATGTTGCGCCATAACAAAATCAGTCCTAAGAAGCCTTGCCCATTTTGTGGTGCCTTCCTTGAAAACGAAGCACCCAGCACTATCTGGTGTCATCCACGCAACAGTTGCTTGCTGAGTCTCCGTGGCATTGTCGGAGCCGACCAAATCGCTCAGTGGGATACGCGATACGGTGAGACGGCTGGCAAAAGCAATGTAAATTGTGAGGAACGATAATGGCCAGATTTTTCGTTTATAGCACGAAGGAAGCTGCTGCGGCTTTGAAAGAAGCGCATATCCCTTACCGGGTACACGGCGAATGCTGTATATCGGTGAACAATGATGATTACAGCACCGCTGTTGAGGCTTTCTTTCGCAACGATGTAAGTTTTCAACCGGAATAAAGGAGGTATTTCTCATTACAAGATTCTTGGCGTTTGGCCTTGCTGCCGCATGCGCCGCACTTGCTCAGGAAGCGATTCCGTATTCACTTGACTGCCATCGACTGATTCTGGTTGATGAAAGCCATTACTTTGAAACCATTGATATTTTCGATGATTACGACATCGATTTCGATGTTATCGGAAATTTTTGAAAGGAGAACTGTTATGTTTACAAAAGAACTCTATAAAATCACATGTACCCGCAACGGTGAAACCAGCGATATCGGCACTTATTTGCTGAAGCCTGGTCCCGAGGCTCCAATGGACTGCTACCGCAACTTTTTGAACAAAACGGATGTGGCCGTTTCCATCAAAAGCGTACCGGACGGATTTATCATCACTGATAATTCTGAACCTGACACCAGCTACCACCTGATGTTTATCCCGATGGACGACGATTTCTGGGCCCGCTGCGCGGCTGAGAAAGAAACGAAACAATAATATTTGCCCCTTCATCCCTTTTGGGATGAGGGGGCTTTTTTGTTGACACTGCTTGCGAAAGGCTGATAATAAAAGCTGTACGATAGATACCATCTATAGCGCCATTTGGGCCGTACGAAAAATTCATAATCTCGCACAATGAAGGCAGATTCACTTTCGGGTGAGTCTGCCTTTTTTATTTGCGCGAACACAAGAAAGGAATTAACAACAATGATTGCAAACCTAAAAATCGGTCCGTGCCCTAAGTGTGGAAGCACTACGTTCCATGCGACAGCACACGCCACTCAGACCTGGCTTGTTGATGAGGACGGCGAGTTCATCAAGGCCGAGACCAACTGCGATGAGGTAACTCATTCTCCCGACACTGAGGACTTGTTTGAGTGCTCTAAATGCGGGGCTGAGGTTCCAGCAAAGTATGTGTACAGCGAATGATTCCGCGACTACTTTTGCAAAACCATTCGTACATACCATCGTTAAAAAACAGGCATGACCTAACGATTTGTTAGGGTACTTTTTTTGGAGGGAAATACTATGAAAAATCGTGTACCTGAAGTCTTTTTGTCCGAAATGTTCGGCGAATTGCGCATCATGGAGGATGACAACAAATTCTATTTTTGCGCCGCAGATGTTTGCTCGGCCTTGGGCTATTCAAACCCAAGCCATGAGCTGAACATACATTGCCGCCATGATGGCATCAAGGCTGGCAGGACGGATGTGAACGGCGTTCCCCGCATCATCAAGTTCATCTCAGAAGGCAACGTGTATCGCCTCATTTGCCGCTCCAACAAACCCGAAGCGGAAAAGTTTGAGACCTGGGTTTTTGACGAACTCTTGCCCCGGATTCGCCAGACCGGTGGCTATGTAAACGACCCTGTGGTCTTTGTCGATAATTGGCTCCCGAACACGGACGCCAAAACCAAGGCTTTGCTTGTCACTTCGCTGGAAGCTGTCAAGAATCAGGACAACATTATCGGCGTGCAGCAGGAGAGTGTTGAGTTCCATCGCGCGGTGAGTGCATCCGTGAACAGCGTCGATTTCGGCGAGTTTGCAAAATGTCTTGCCAACGACCGTATCAGCATCGGCCGCAACCGTCTGATGGCGTGGCTGCGCAAAGAAAAGTATATTGACTCTGCAAATGTTGCTTACCAGCGCTACATCGACCAGGAAATCTTCGAGGTTAAGGAAACGGTGTACTATGTCGGCACCACTTACCATACATCGCGTAAGACGCTGATTACTCCTAAGGGACAGGTATATTTGGCAAAGAAGGTTTCTAAAGAATACAAAGGCTGATTTTGCTTGACCGCGCTTGCGGAATGAATAAAATCAGTCTTGTACGATGGATACCAGCAAATCCATAGTTATTCACAACCTGTAGCAGAAAGCAGACTCATCTTCGGATGGGCCTGCTTTTTTTGTTTACATGAAAAAGAAAGGAACGATTTCATGAATTTTAACCCTAATAACCAGAACACTCTTCTCACAAAGAAAGTCGCAGCACTATACGAAGCAATGCAGAAGGCTGGTGATAGTGGTCTCGCCTTTATGGTCGTTGACAGTCTCAATAGTCTTGCAAATTATGCCAGTTTTTTGGCTGAACAAGAAATCTTAATTCAGCAAGCTCGTATCACGATGGATGCTGCAAGCTACCGCATTTTTTATCACAGCGTCGATTCTGCCCGTACCAGTTTGCTCGAAAACGCGGCTGCCAATGTCGCTTTACTCAACCGGCTGTGCAAGAAATACAACACAGACCAGATTGCTGGAAATGTGGCAGACGCAATTGAAGCCGAAACGAACTCCGGTAACATGTATTCTCTTGCTAATTCCCCGGCCTACACTGCATTCGCCAAAGAGGTTCTCAACACCTATTATACGACCGGTTCAGCCGGAAGCATCTGTAACAAGTAAATCAATCCAAGCCCTTTACGGGGTCCACATTGCGGTGGAGGCAAAAGCCAAGAGCCGCACGATGACCCCGCGTTAAGGGGAGACGTATGAGTATCAATCTGAATAGCCGCAACAACACCCTCTGCTGCAAGGTCAACGACCTGTACACCGCCCTCATGGCCTCTGAACTGCTGAACGACTGCGTTGATGACGTTGTCGTGATGCTCAAAACCTGTGTTGATTACGTCAACATAGTGTCGAGTCAGGAAGTCCAGATACAGCACGCGCGTTTCACGATGGACGGTGAGGAGTTTCGACAGTACGTCATGGAACTCGACCGTCATCGCCGTGCGTTGCACGAAGGGCTGATGGCACGGGTGAACTTTGCCAATCGTCTGTGCGTGAAGCTGAACACACCTGTTCTTGCTGAACGGGTCACGGAAGAGAACCGAGAAACCTATTTTGCTTTCGCAAAAGAGGTGGTCGATTCCTATTTCGGTGAAGCCATGCAGAACGGACGATTGCTCTAGGGCAACATTGTCCCAACCCGTTTTAACACTACAACTATGGAGGTATTTATTATGTCTAATAACAAAGAAATTATCTGCAAACTCATCAAAGCCAAGAACCAGGAGGCCAACAGCTACACAGACCAAACTTGCTACAATGCTGCCTACTGCTACGGCTATGTGGACGGCGCAACTATGGCACTGAACACTTTGAGCGGCGTACCCGAACGCCATAAGTGCTATGCTATCCTGTCCCATTATTCCAATGAAGATATCGGCACGTTTGACTCCGTTGCAATTTGCGGCGGGGTACATATGAGCTTTGAGTCGGCCAAGAAAGCGGCTGATGAAATGCTTGCGGTCGATAAGGAAAATGGGTGCCACGATGACGCCGTTCCGTACACTCTCGACGATTGCAAAGAGTTTGACGACCTTCCTCTGTACATTGCAGGCGAGTGGGTCAAGGACAAATTTGAACACTATCACAACTTTTACGCTGTATTTGAACAGGATGCAGCGCTGTAGAAAACAGAACGCTGGAGGTGCTCTTGTGTTTAAGGTATTAGGCGGCATTGGCCGTTCCGTTCCACTCTACAACGGCAAGGCTCGAATCCTTGTTAAGGCAATTATCCCGGTTGCTTCCAGCTACCTCGCTGATATGCAAAGTGTCTGTGAGGCAAACGGCTGGAAATCCGTTCTGGATGAACGCGGTAACCTGGTCGTCTTGTCTGTTGTGTCCATTGACGCTTACCGGCTTTCCGACAGCACCTTGATGACCGCATATCTGCACTTTGCAGAAACTGCGGCTCAGAAACTTACGGGCTGCAAAAATCGGTATTTGGTCGCTGGTGTTGTGTCTTACGATGCAGCCGCATAAGGAGGTTAACATTATGAAATACCACGGATTTGAATCACCCATCGATTGGTCTCAGTACCTTATCCAGAAAGCAGACAAACACGAATATGAACCGTCTGAGCCGGGGAAGAGAGTCGAGGCTTTACTCGAAAAGCTCTACCTGCCGCAGAACTCCTATTCCTACGCAAAGTTTCCTCAATGGTTTGCGGATTCCTCTGACAAGGGGACAGAAGAGGAACAGGTACGGTATGTGATGAATCATCTCTGCCCGAATCTGTACCACTTTTATAAAAATCCGACGCAGAAGATTTTCGTCTGGGGCCTGATGTTGTGAACCTCATGGTTCACCAGCATATGTGTGAGAACACACAGGCGACCATTCTGAACGAGGATGGTTCTCTTTTTCAGGATGGGGTTCATGATACTCACGAGGAAATCCTTCTGCTGACGTTGTTCTTTGAACACGAGTTCAACGATATGGATATTCGGTGCGCCCGCGTATCGTATACCTCATCGGACGCTGAAATCAAAGCCTGCTTCCTGCACGCGGTTCATAAGCGGTTTGGCTTAATGGACCCGGCAGCGGAAAGGCTTTGGCTCAGCAACAAGTCTAACAAAGTTTACCTCATTAAAACAATCCACGGAATCGCTTGAATACATATCAAAGGAGTGCAAAACTATGAAATCTGATACCATTCGCAACGACTACGCTGCAGCTCGAATCTCTGCCATATCCGCTATTATCGCGGCGGAAGCAATCGGAGTCACCCTGCTTCTCATTCTGATTCAGTCTCTGCTGAAAGCTGTAACTCCGTTGACGTCGGAATCCATTCTGATGCTGGTCCTGGGTTCTTTTGTCAGGACCGGAACCACCGCATTCTGCATTTTCGGCGTGCTCTCTGCACTGGCTGCCTTGTACGTGTCAGCTTGTGCGACGAGAGAACGGTATTTTTACATTGAGAAGGACGAGCTCAAATTCATAGCCAAGACCAAAGAAATGTTCGGCTGGCTGAAGAATTCTAAGCCCGCAATTGGCTGCTTTGCAACTGCAGGAGCGTTCGTGATAATGGCGATATCCCTAATTGCTGATATCGGTATCTTCGATTCCGGTCTCAGCCACGAAACGCTCGGTGCCCTCATCAATGTTGCAGTTCTGATGCTTCACATCGCCGGTTGCTGTATCGTTGCTTCGGTGGCTTGTGCGGTTTGGGACAGCAATAAGATATAGGGCTCAAAATTCCAGACCTACGTGTATATAATCCAGAGCTGTCCATCTTCGGATGGGCAGCTCTTTTTGTTGCTCAAATTTGCGAATTGCGGATAATAAAAAATATAAAAATCATAAATACAGGAGAGCGAATCGCAGTGACAGATTTACTTGGCAATATGATGCGGAATGTGCGAATTGACGAATAAAGAAGAGCGCACGCCCCGTCTATAGCCGTAAGGCTTAGGCGGGGTTAGCTCGTGTTTAAGGACAAGAATCAGGATTTTTTATTTTCCGTTCTGATAAAGGTATTGCCTGGTTGTGCGAACTGGATACTGTAAAATTATAGTGAACCGCAAGGGAGGTGAGCCACTTTGAAAGTACATAAAGGCTATAAATTTCGGCTAGAGCCTACAGAAGAACAGAAAGTCAAAATCAATAAAACGCTCGGCTGCTGCCGTTTTGTATATAACTCTATGCTAGATAGGCGTATAAAAGCTTATCAACGGCGCGGTGAAAGTATGAGCTATATTGATACACAAAATCTGCTTCCTCAGATGAAAACTTATCTTCCTTGGCTTGCTGAAGTAGATAGTCAAGCACTCAAATATAGCTGTCGTCAGTTAAATAATGCCTATAAAGGCTTTTTCGAAGACGGTAAAGGGTTCCCCCAATTCAAACGAAAACGGGGAGAAGAAAGCTATACAACTACAAAAGCAAAAAGCATTAAAGTTGACGAAAAGTACATTCAGCTTCCGACACTTGGGAAGATGCGTTATCGTAAGAGTCGCAACATTGAGGGACGCATCTGTAAGGCAACAATCCGTCGCTCAGCAAGCGGCAAATACTATGTAAGTATTCTTTGCGAAGTAGAAGTAATGCCGCTTCCGGTTAAAGATACCGTCATCGGTTTAGATGTTGGCATCAAATCTTTTGCTGTTGACAGCAATGGAAAAGAATATCCAAACAATAAATATCTTCAGAAAGCGGAAGCTAAACTAAAGCGTGAGCAGAAAAAGCTGTCACGCAAAAAGAAAGGTTCTGCCAACTGGGAGAAGCAACGTATCAAGGTAGCTTGCTGCCACGAAAAAGTGACCAATAAGCGAAAAGATGCCCTACACAAGTTGTCATCTACACTGGTGAAAGAAAACCAAATCATCTGTGTAGAAGACCTCAATGTAAATGGTATGGTTCGCAATCACAACCTTGCTAAAAGTATTTCCGATGTTTCTTGGGGAGAGTTCTTCCGACAACTTGATTATAAATCCAGTTGGGCAGGAAGAGCAGTTGTAAAAATACCAACCTTCTATCCAAGCAGCCAGACCTGCTCTTGCTGCGGCTACCAAAACAAAGAGGTAAAAAACCTCAATGTTCGGCATTGGGTCTGTCCGAAATGTAACACATCACACGATAGGGATAAAAATGCAGCAGAAAACATTCTAAAGAAAGGAATGGACATGCTGGCTACGCCAGCCGCCTCATAGCCACAGACGAACAGTACGGTCAGGACGACCGAATCTTAAAGTCTGTGGAGAGCGAACCTCTATCAAGGGCTGCGGCCTGCGGTAAGCTCGCTCTATGAAGCAGAAATCCATACTGAGTAACGGGGCAACCCGTGAAAAGTTGGAAGTCCGAATCATTATGCTTGCAATCAAAGCCAAAAGGTCAAATAAAACACTCTATCTATTCGCGTCCATCATCGTAACTGCCATTGCTGTCATTATGGCAGAACGGCAAGGAGTCGTTGACAGCGATTATTTCTGGCATATCACCCTGGGAAAAAGTATCTGGCAAAATAAAGCCATCCCAACTCAGGACACTTTCTCCTGGCTAAGCCCGGAACTCAATTTGCAGGAAACCGCTCATTCCTGGCTCAGCAGCCTGATTCTTTACGCGTTTTCCTGCATTTCCACAAATCCCGTCTACGGAATGCTTGCGTTCATCGCAGTGACAGTCTTTGCCTACTGTCTGTTCATTGAATATATCTGGGGCAGACAAATCAAAGACCCTTTCATGAATGTCTTAGCTTTGGCTCTTGTCACGCTGCCGCTTGACTGGGCAGGAAGACCGCAAAACATCGGCTTAACGCTCTTTGCAATCGGATTCTATCTGCTGAACAAAGTCTATGAAGAACCTGACACAAAGCTCCGCTGGCTGCTTCCTGTTGTGAGCGTTCTTTGGGCAAACCTGCACGGCGGGGCATTGCCCATTCTGCTCGCGTTCAATCTGCTGTTCTTGGTCTTGTGCTTTGCTCCTGACATCAATGCCTTTGATATCTATAACGAAAAGGGCGACTCAAAGAAGCGGTTCCGTGCCCTGTTCCAGGTCTTTCTTTCCGATATTTTGGCCGGACTCCTGAATCCATACGGCATCAAGCTCTATATCTATTTCTTTGTGACAAACAATGAAACGACCAAGAAATATGTTTCTGAATGGATGCCGAGCCATCTTGCCAATGAAGTTGTGTTTCTGTGCCTTGCCTTCTTGTTTCTGATTGTAGCTTACCGAATGAAGGTAAAGCTCACAGAATTTGCCCCGTATCTCTGCTGCCTGTTCATGACAGCAATGTATGTCCGAATCCGCAGCTATTGGGTTATCGTCATGACTCCCCTCATTTACCGGTTCCTCACTTCTCTTATCTCCGCACAGGAAAACCGGATGTGGAAAGCTGGCGGCAGGCCCAACAGTTCCTGGGCGGGAAACACCAAGAAATACACTATCGCTGCAGCTGCCGTGCTCGTTCTTGTATCTGCTGTCTATGCACCTTCCATGGCCAACGACCCCGATAAGACAGGGGATTACATCACAGCTGACCTTGTCTCATACATCCAAGACCTCAACCCGCAGCGGCTCTATACCTCCTACAATGATGGCGGGTATTGCATCTATCATGGCATCAAAAGCTTCGCGGATTCCAGAGCAGACCTATTCCCGGACGATGTCATCGAAGCAAGTGTGAATTTTGCATTCATAAGCTATTCCACCGACACTGGCATGGAAGACTGTTTGAATCAATTTGACTTTGATGCTATCCTTTTGCGACGCTCTCAAAGTGGGCCCTGTATTGAATTTATGAACCAGCTTTCTGGCTGGACACAAGGATATAAAGACGATTATTTCGTTGTTTTTGTTCCATCTGAGAGCTAAAAAACAGAACCCTTGACCGATATTTTCGGTCAGGGGCATTTTTTGTACATGTGTTCAGCTGAATCTAAAGTGCTGACTGCTTTTTGGACATATCTTTGGAGCGCCCCAATCGTTGCTGGATTTTGTTCCAGATTTGTTTTGTGCAATATATATAAAACATTCTTTCGAAGTCGGCATCAATTCTACCGTTTGATGCCTGGCGAAGGTGTGCGAATTGCAGACAATGAAAGTATGGGTGAAAATCCCAACACCTGAATACAAAATCAGAAGGACACATCAATGTTGAATAACAGCTTTACGAAAACAAATACCATCTTCGGACAGGCACTTGGCTGCACTGCCCTTGATGACGCATTTGTAAAGCTGCTGAGCGATGTAAATGCCGATGGCGTGACTCAGTTTTTGGTTCGGACAAATGGCGAAGAGAAAATGAAGACCGTTGCCCAAATCAATTCTGAGTCTCTGGAAGCGAGTGTTCGTGAGCGCATCTTTGATAAAGTCAGCCCGAAATATGGGACCCCGACTTATTGGGATACCTCTACCAACATCTACTTCTCCATCAATACGTTCCATCCTCAGAAATCTCTGCGCGGAAAAGGTATCCGTCGTAAGGCGGATGTCGAAAAGCTGCGCGCTCTGTTCTTTGACATTGATTGCCACGGCGAAAACGCACCAGCTGACATCAGCGACCGCATCGGTGAACTTGTACTGGATGCCGTGAATCATCATGAGATTCCGGACTGTGCAGTTTCTAACAGCGGCCGTGGTGTTGGCTTGTTTGTGTTTCTTGAACCCTGCAACCCAAACAATCTCTCTTACGGCTTGGCCTACAGCGGCGTACATAGAGCAATTTCTCTCAAGCTGAATGAGTTGATTGAGAAGGCCCAGTTCACGGCAAATGTTGAGCTGGATAAGGCAGTTCATGAAACCAATCGCGTTGCTCGTCTGCCTGGTACTTATAATACCAAGGCAAAACGCTGTTGTCATTGTATTCGGGTCCCTGAAGACAAACCCTTCAACTTACTGAAGCTCGCAGACCAGTATAAGGTTCCTTATCACTTTGCCGATGAGAAAGTTGCTCCGTCTGATGCAAACTTCAACAAGACTGAGGGCGAAATCCTTGAATGGGCTAAAAAGCGCTTCGCGGCAATGTGCGTGCGCTATCCGCATCTTCTTGACGTTCTGAACAATTACAAAGAGAAGGAAGAACGGAAAGCAAACTTCGTCTGCCGCTTTGAACTGGCGCTTCGATACCTTCAGGCAAATCCGTGTGGCGAAGGAAACCGTCACAACACTCTCTTGGCTGTACTGTCCACCTGCTATGACCGTGGCGGTCATCCGGATATGGATAAGGCACAGCTCATCAACCGCACTTTTTCTCAGCCACTTTCTGACAAGGAAGTTGCGCATCTCGTTTCCACCTGCAAATACCCTTGCAAGAACTCGACAATTGAAGCACTCTCCGGCATTCCCGCGAGTGCTCTCAAGAATCCCAAAGCCAAGGCGGAAGGGAAGAAGAACGAGAGCGAATCTAAGCCAAAGCGTTACGAAAAAGGCGAAATCCCGCCTCCGATTGCAAGCTCCAAGGCTGACCGTTACATGCTCGGTGTCCTCATCAACCACGGCATTATTCCCGACCTCCGCATCCGGAACCATCGTCAGAAGTACGAGGCTCAGGAACGCCGGAAACAGCGCATGGTCATCTATGACCGTATCCCGGAACTCTATGCTTCCGGAATGTCCGTTCGTGCCATTGCAAAGGAACTGAAAATCTCGGTTCCCACTGTATATGAGCAGGCTAAAGTGCGTGGCCTTGATATCGTGGAGAAGGAACAGCAGGCATTCCGCATCAAGAACCTGACAGCTCAGCGGCTCGTTGAGATGGGATATCAGAAGCAGAAGGTTGCTGAACTGATGGGCGTCAACCGGAACACGGTGTTCAACGCTCTGAATCGGTCTTTTGACTCTGTATCTGAGGAAGACCTCATGCTCGTTGACAAGGCGGTTAATAAGCTCATTGGTCGTGTCGAGGTTATCGTGGAGACTCCCGAACCACAGACGGCTGACGAGCTGGAAACGGCAAAGCCGCAGGAAGCTAATGAAACTACTGTGACTGCTGAATCCGCTGAAACTGCTGAGACGGTTGCGACCGCCAAGGCTGCGGACAGTACCGAGACCGTCACTACCGAGAAGGAGTGTTCTTCTAAGGATGACAACAAGCCAGACGACAATGTACCTTTTGCTCCATTCAGTGATGCGTACAATCAGCTGTGCTTTGAACCTCAATCCCACAAAGGTTGGCACTCCGTCAAGGATGCGTTGAACAACTACGCGACCAGCTGCTGCTCTGCGATAAGTCAGCTCTGGGATGGCGTTGGCAAAGTTCAAAGGCACTTTGACTACGGTCGAGCGCAGCAAGCCGCAACCTGAACCTTTTTAGTACCTTCACAATTTGATACTATCTCTTTTGCGCGAATCGAACCTTAAAAAGCTATATGCTGGAAGTCATTTCTAATTGAACCTGTATCTCTGGTCGGCAAACGGACACACTCATTCATGAGCGAGAACACAAGTTTGCCGGGTTGATGTGCAGGATTTGAAGCGAATCTCTTCCTTTTGTGCAAAGTTCAATTCACTATTGACAGTCCCGGTGAGGCAAAATTTAGACTCACACGTTCGAGAAGGACACGCCCATTTATGAGTGAGAACAAAATTCCCGAACAGGCTGCGGCTCAGGAGTCACGCTCGCAATGCCGGGATGCTGGTAGAGGATTTCACGGACCACAAATGCTGGCAAACGCTACAGTATTTTCGCGTTCATGCTGTTGTTTCAAAACCAAAACCACAGGATAAGTGTATCCTTTCGGAGGACACGCCCGCTTGCGAGTGAGAACGAAATCTAAAGGGACCTGACACAAATCCCGCATTTTTGGCGCTGATAGCTGAACTGCGGACGGATGAAGTGGCCCACGTGGCGGCCATGACGGCTTTCCTGACCCGAAAAAAATTTGTCGGCTGGACTGGTAATAGGAGTCCAGGAGCCCGATTTCTCCTGAAAAACGGACCCTGCCCAAGAATGTCAAACGAGTTGGCAATGTTTTTCAGGCTTTTGTACGCGTCCCCTGTAGTAGAGCTCTATATATTATATATAAAGGGCATTGATAAATAAGAGAAAGTACTAGATTTGAACTGAGAAGGATTGGCTTAGGATTAGCTTTGAGTTCCTTGGGATTGGCTTTGTCATAGCTTTGCCTTAGGAAACCCACTATTCCTTAGCTGCAATTTGGCGGCCGTTGCGGGTTGTTGCGAGTTGTGTCCACTGCCGTCTGGAGCGTAGCTGCCTTGCTTTTGGGCTGGTGCTTCTTTGCTCCCTGGCATTCGCGTAGCTGCTTGTTTCTCATCCCTCCACATTCCGGGTCTTAGCTTGCGTAGCTGCTCATTGGGCTTTGGCCGCCTGAATTCCTTGCTCCTTGTATTTGTGTCTAAAGTGCTAACAATTCGCCCTTCGCATTGAGGGCATGTTCGGCTCATGGTATAATTAAATCATAGCAGGAGGAGCTGGACATGAAGCGATATCGGTACTTGTGCATCTGCAAGGCAAACAAACCTGACTGCCAATATGCCTGCCTTTGCCGTATCGCATCTGCCAGATTCCCATTGTGGCGGGTTCCGAAATTTTGCTGCTTGAAGCGGCTTGGGACCTGTACGTACCAAAGCGTGCGGAAGGTGATTGTGTGAGCAGCAGCATGATTCTTGAACATCTCGATGCCTGGCAGGGACAATGCCTTGTCTTAACCATTGTGGTGATTCTTGCTATCGAATGGCTTGGCCGAAACTTGAGTCTCTGGCTTGTCATGAAAGCGTTCGGCACTAAGACGGCAAGGTTCTACGATACCCGCATTACGGCAATCGGCGTTATCCACCACGAGCTTTCCCATCTCCTGGTTGCCATCTTCACCGGTGCTCGAATCGATGGCGTGAAGCTGTACAAGATTTTCCAGAAACAGGATGACGAAGTTCTCGGCTATGTGAACTACACGCCACGCGGCCTTTATCCGTTCCGCTGCATCCAACAGACCCTCATCGGCATTGCACCGGGAATCCTCGGCATGGTTCAGATTTGCACTATGAGCCAGCTGCTTCTTGGGTTCTGGTCGAGTCTTGGCAATGACTGCTTCAAGCATCCTGCCATCTGGATACTCGCAATCGTCATGAGCCAGATAGCATATCATTCCTGCCCGAGCCGGTACGACATCCAGGGCTCGTGGTTCTGCATTGGCCTTGTGGTCCTTGCATTCTGTCTGTTCCGGGACAATATCTTTCCTACCTGGTTCGCCTTGCAGGTCATCCAGTGTGTGGCATTCGCCGTTATCCTTGCATCCGCACCCGTGATGCTCCTGAGCGTCATCGTGATGGTTGCTAAACTCATAAAGCACCTTGTCTTTGCTGAAGGTAAACAAATCTTTGAAGTTCGATAAACTCTATCTTCGCGTTACGGCTCTGCTCAATGGCCGCGAAGTTCATTACGACTATGTCATCAGCCCGAACGCCGATGACCTGACTGATGAAAAGGCCGACTTGATGAAACAGGAACTCTCGGAATCTCTGCTCAAAGACCTTCCGGCTGGCACCAAAATCCTTAGCACTGAGTTCATCCCGGAAACGGAGATGATTGCTCCGATTTTCGACGGAGACCGGGTCACTTCATGGCGGTTTCTCGATTACGTTGCAAACATCCTTTCTCTCGAACCTGACATGAACGGAAACCTGCATCCGAAATTCACCCCGCTCGCTGTTGTGCGCGTGATGGTGGACAAGGATGTTTCGTTGATTCAGCTGGAAGAACGGGAACGAATCCGAATCATGGTCGGGAACTATGTCATGGAATTGACCAAAGCTCCGATTTACGCCATACAGCAAATTACGCCGGACGATTACTGGCGTATCCTGAAAGGCATCGGTGTGATGCGAAACTTCCCGACCTCTCAGAGAATCCTCGTGAAGGTCGTCTCCTTGGCGGAACTCAAACGCTGCACGGAACGGCGCAGGAAACGGTTCGAGGAAAACGGAAAGGGCTGAATCAACAGCTTGCCCCTTGCCTGTACGTTCGCCGGAACCCTCACACCCCGCCCACCAATGCATCGTTCAGAACGTCTGCAGTAACCTTGGTGAGCCTGGTTGCTAAATCTTTTGGCAGATACTTGTATTCCATTGCGAATCCCGTACACTGTGAAGTATCGTGAATACCCACAAACCTGAAAGGCGGTTTTTATCATGCTGAAAAATATTCTTGCCGTGATTGGTGCTGTGACGGTTGCTGCTGTTGCTTATGTGGCTTTCAGCGACCACGTGATTGTGAAAATCGAACCCGATGAAGAAGGCCCTGAGGACCCCGAGAAGCCGGAAGAGCCGAAAGAAGTTGCTAAGCCTTCCGAACCCAAAAAAGAAGACCACAAGTTGACCTTCGATGAGCTTGTTCGCAAGATGGATAAATCCGAGGAACGCTTGGCTAAAGCCGAAGCAGCAGCCACCGCCAAAGACGATGACAATGATGAGGATGACGAGGACGATGAGCCCGAATCCAAAGTCGAAGAAGTCAAAATTCAGGATGACTCGGCTGAAACTGAGTGACAAGGAGTAAAAGCTATGGACACTGATACTCGTATTTCCGTGATTGCTGGACGGCCCGGAGCCGGTAAGACCCGCTGGGCTGCCAGGGAAGTGGTTGAGACGCTTCGCGACGTGAACAACGTCGTCATTTACATCGGCTTTGACCGGGAGTTTGAGCGTATCTGCCGGATGGTTTCGGACACCTATGGCAGCAAACCTCACGGCAAGCTCCTCTTTGCACTGCAGGATGGCGCAGGGGAAGCAATCGGAAAGGCCGTCGATATCGCCAATAACGGGGAATCTCGCATGTTCTTGGGCAATGAGGATGACAACGAGTACCAGAACAATCGGCGGATGGTGTTTGTGTTCTATGACCAATGCCGCCATGATATCTTCAACGGCCGTCGAGACCTCCTGAGAGCGGCTGCCAGGGCCGGGGTTCATGTCAATGTCCTTTGCCAGATTTTCAGCCAAATTGACCGGGGTGATATCAATTGGCTGAACGAATACTGCACGCCGTTCGTCATTTCGAAGTCCCGTGAACCGCGCCTGGCAACGCAGGAAGAGATTCAGGAAAAGTACCGTTAAGCCATCTGAACCATCTGTTGCCGGAGAACGGAAACCTATTTTCGCTGTTGCGGGAAGTTTTGCTGGCGTATATCATAAGCTGCACGGGCGGCCGATACAGGATGTCAGCCGGTATGAGACAGTCATCAATGGCTTAGACTAGAGAGGACGACAATGGCAAAGACACTGGTTATCGCTGAGAAGCCTTCGCTTGGACGCAGCATTGCGTCGGGACTCACCTGGTGGAGGAACGAACAGTTCACACGGCAGGGAAAAGACCGGAATACATGGCTGGAAAGCCAGAATTATATCGTGGCTTCCTCCGTTGGACATCTGTACGAACTCATTGACCTGGATGCGTATTTTCCGGATTATGAGCCGGGGAAAAAACATTCCTGGACGATGGAACGGCTTCCGTTCTTTCCCGACAACTGGAATTTTAAGTTCGAGGGGAAGGACAATGTCAAGGGCCTGATTCGAACTATCAATAGCCTGATGAACCGCACAGACGTTGATAAGATTTATAATGCCGGAGACCCTGACCGGGAAGGTCAGCGGTTGGTTGATGAAATCATCCATTACGGCCTCAAAAAGCCGAAACCTATCTATCGACTTTGGCTGCCTGATACGACCAATAAGACCGTCAAGCAGGCGTTTGAGACGGCAAAACCCAATGACGGGTATGCGGATTTTTCCTCCTCCGCAGAGACCCGCAGCGAGATGGACTGGCTCTTGGGAATTGAGCTGACTCGGTATGTGTCCGTCAAGGCAGGCACTTTTATCCGCATCGGACGCTGCGTCTGCCCGATTGTTGCCCATGTCATCGAACGCGAGAAGGCAATTCGGGATTTTGTTCCGAAACCGTACTCCGCCGTGTCCAGCAAGGAGAAGACGAACGGTGAGGACATTGAACTGACCAGTAAACGGACGTTCGAGGAAGGCCATGAAGCCGAAGCTCAGGCGTTGGCGGATGCCTTCAACCAGGCGGACGCAACCGTGACGAGCGTTAAGACGGAGCGCAAGACTGTCAATCCAGGTAAGCTCTTCTCGATGAGCGACTTGCAGAGCTTCGCCTGTAAGGCCGATAAGACCCTGTCTCCGGCAGATGTTCTCGCCGCAACGCAGGCACTCTATGAAGGCGGATTCGTCACCTATCCGCGTACTAACAGCAGCTACCTTGCCACGAATGAAACCGTCAAGGTGGACGCAGCCATCAAAGGTTTAGCGCAGAACGGAATTACGGGCCTTGTCAATAAGCCGGGCCTTAAATCGATTTATGACGACAGTAAAATCGAGGCTCACTCTGCTATCACCCCGACCGGTAAATGGCCTGGAGCATTGGCAGGAGCACAGAAAACGGTTTTTGAATGTATCTTGAATCGATTCTGTGCCGTTTTCTGTGCGGAGGATTGCACCGTGGACCGAACCACGATTGTCATTCATTGCCATGACGAGGACTTCATGCTGAAAGGTGATGTACAGGTCACTCCCGGTTGGCGGAAATTCGAGAAGCCGTCAAACTGCGATAAGATGCTCCCTAAACTCAATAAGGGTGATGCGGTGAATATCAACTTCCAGCTGGTCGGGAAGATGACAACACCTCCGAAACGGTATACGGTCGAGGCTCTCAACAACTGGATGGTCGCCCCGATGCGCGGTGCTGAGAAAGAAGATACCGAGTACACGGACGCTGAATGGAAAGAGATTCTTTCTGACGCTACCATCTGCACCGAAGCAACCCGTGCTGATACGGTAGACCGATGCGTCAAGAGCCAGTACATTTCCCTCAAAAAGGGCGTGTATTACGGTGAACCTGCAGGATTCCAGCTGGTCGATATCATGGATAAGCTCGGCATTGTTTTGGATGTTCCCGTGACCGTTAACCTTTCCAAGCAGCTGCACTCCATCAAGGACGGAAACCTGACCCGCGTTCAGGTTTTGGAGTTCACCAAACAGACCCTTGAGAGCATCATGTCAAAGGATGTGACGATTGAAGCTGCACAGGGAGCCAGCAGCAAGTATCCAGTTCTCTGCCAGTGCCCAAAATGCGGCAAGGATGTTGTGGAAACAAAGCTTGCCTATGCATGTACCGGGAAAGACTCTGATGGGAAACGATGCCCGGTCGCAATCTGGAAGAAGAACAAGTTCCTTGAAGCGCTCGGCAAAGAAATGACCAAAACAACAGCAAAGGCTCTGCTCACAAAAGGCAAAGCTCCGCTCAAAGGATGCACAAGCGCCAAGACCGGCAAGAAATACGACTGCATTCTAACATGCGACTTTTCCGGAGACCGACTAGCTTATCACATCGAATTTGACGGCGCTCCTGTATCGTTTGGAAGCAAAGTCGGAAAATGCCCGTTCTGCGGAAAGCCTGTGGCAGAGACGGCAAAAGCCTTCACCTGCACGAACAAGTCTTGCGGCGCGGCGCTCTGGAAGGAATCGAAGCTGTATGGCAATGAGCTTGATGTTGATGCCGATATTGCCAAGACTCTTCTCTCCGGGAAAACCGTCGAAGCCACGATTCAGAACAAAGAGAGAACCGGCACACAGGATGTTGAGGTTGGGATTGAACCGTATACGGCACCCAATGGCAGAAAATATATCGGCCTTTGCATCATGAAAACCAAATAGTTAATTTGCCTCATCGCCTGCCCATTTTGGGTGGGCGTTTTTTGTTGCCAAGCTGTGCGAATTGCGTATGATTAAGAACAGTGATACGAAACTAAAAAATCAACGGTAGAGGGATAAAAACATTGAAGCCATATTTTATAAAAGTCGGGTATTTCCTGATATTTATTTTCGCAATCCTCAATTTTTTGGGGCTGAAGCAAACGGAATTCGAAATCCGGCAGCTGGATAGCACGGCAAGAATCCTGACAACTCATGCGGAAGCGATACAGGCAGCACAAGAACAGCCAACGCTGAACGCGGCGGCCGCCGCCGCTCTAACGAGAGCCGATACCCAAATCGCGATTGCTTCGTTCTCAAATGAGAATGTAGCGGGGGAAGCAAAACGACTCGCGTCTCTCTGCAACGCAAACATCAAAGAGAAGTCCATTACGGCATCGGTGTCGAATGACGCGGTTCTGGAAGAGATGGCGAGAAGACCGAATATGTATGGGCGGCTCGTGATTCCTTCCGTGGGAGTCAATGTGGCGTTGTTTGCAGTCGTCAGCCAGGCAGCAGCGGATGCACAGGACAGCGCTGCATATTTTCCGTTCAAAAACTATATGCTGGTTGCGGACCACTGGAATCAGGGGTTCTGGAAAATCAAGCGTTGCTCGGTTGGAACGAAAGCTTATATTTATCGCGGAACTTCGATACAAACGCTTACATGTACCGGCATCTGTCGCGGCGCGAACGCTGGTTATGATTTGCTGTATGAGGATGGGTCGAGCGCTACGACAGGCAGCGGAACCATCATGTATACCTGCAACGGTTCGAATTATCACGATATCACATTGACTTTTTGGAGCTGAGTTTTATGCAGAAGAATAATAAAAAGATGACATGCCTTGCGGCGATTCTCATGGCAGCACTTGCTGCATTGCTGATTTTCGCTATCGTTGACGCGAACCGCATCAATCGTAGTCTTTCAGAGCTGCAGCAAACGGTGAATTATGAAGAGCGGCTGGAACCTTTGCTGTTCTATGGCGCAACCGCTGAAACTGCCGAGACGGCTGCAACAGCCGAAACCGCAAAGACTCTGGAGCCAGAGCTGAACTTCACCGTGACGAAAAGCGGCATTGTTCCAGATGACGGCTCCTATGTTCCGGTCACGCTGGGCGACGTGACTGTCTGCATTCCTGTCGCCGCTGCCGGGCAGGGCGGATGCACGGTGACCTATTGCTCCGGTAATTCCACTGCCGCAATCGGGGATTACAAAATTGCGTTGGTGGAAGGGAATACGGAAGACTCCGTTGTGACTTTCCAAAACGACGACAAGGAAATCCTGTCGGGGACAAGGACGATGGGAGAAGGATTGACTTTGACCGTTGCTGCTGAAGCCGAGGAAGGGCAGGAGACGGAACAAGAGGCAGTGATTGAAAAGCTGCTTGCTGATGCAGTAATCACCGATACAGCTCCTGCGACAACCGTGTTTGGAGAAACCGTAAAAGACGATGTCGTAATCGAAGCGGACGATGGCTATTTGCAGCTGCAGCTGAATGACAACACCGTTTTGGTATCGACTTTCTCTTTCAATTATGACAAAACCGTATTCTCTAAAACTCTGAATCTTCCCGGTGGACTCACCGTTCGATACGGGAACGTGCAGGACAAAGAGACCGGGTATATCCCGTTTGTCTCTACGGTAAATAACCGCAATATCAAAATTCTTGCAACCAGTGTAAAAGCGCTGCAGGGATTCTTCCAGGGTTAATACGTTCTGAACCAATCTTTCACTGAGCCATCTGCCCGTTTCGGGGGGTGGCTTTTGTGTTGGCACTTTGCTTGCCAGTTCTTGCGATGCTCGTATCATTAGAAACTGAATCAGTATTTTTTGCGGGGAATCGGGTGAGGAGAACCATGAAAAACAACGGAGAAAAGCTTGAAGGGCTGATGATTGCGGCGATGCTGCTGATTTTTGTCACAAGCATCTGGGCGTTCAGGGACGCTCAAAGAATGCACGAAAAGTTGGCGGAGAAGGTACAGCAGACGCCGGAAACGGCTGAATTTGCAGAGTTTGTATCTCATTTATTGCCAGCAACGCCGGAAACGACAGAAATCACTCCATTTGATGCAAGTGACCCGCACATGAATTTTGTTGCAAGCAAAGAAAGACTCAAATTGACTCTCAATTCCTGTGTGCCGCTCTCTTTGGATGATACAACGGTCTGCATTCCGATACAGAGCATCGGTGAAAGGAGCCTGGTATCGTATCAGACGCAAGACCATACTGCCTGCGTTGGGGCCTATCATATGACTCTTGTGAATGGGCACAAGGAAGAAGGCGTCAACTTTCTTCTGATAAATGATTCCGCCTTGATATCCGGAACAAGGAACATCAATGAGGATACCAGCCTTGTCGTCACGGCACTTGTCAAGGTGAATGAAGAACAGCAGCAAACCAAAGTGATACAACAGCTTTTGGATGGAGCGGTTCTTTGCGATGTCGCACCGACCATCACAATCTTTGGCGTTCCAGTTAAGAACAATTCGATGATTGAAGTAGATAACGCTCTTGCCAAAATCGAAACGAATCAGGGCAGGGTATTTATCACAAGTTCGGCTGCTATCAAGGAACCCAAACCTCTTGATAAATCCGTGATTCTGCCATCCGGCATTGAAGCCAAATACAACAGCACTGCCCGAACCGGGTCTGGGGATATTGTTTTCGTGATTGAGCAGGATGGCTGCAGATATTATCTGTTGGCTCCGAGCGTGGAGCAGCTGCTCGGCGTGTTTGACGATTCCGAATCTAATTAGGGCTTTTCTTGTTGCAGCGCCTTGCGGAACAAGTACAATAATAGTTGTACGATAGATAACAGCCTTTTGGCCCAATGCGTACAATTCATATTCTGCAGCTAAATTAGCAGACTCACCAATTCGGTGGGCCTGCTTTTTTATTTGCAAGAAAGGAGTGCCGACAGCTTTCTGTCAACCATTTCCGAAAAAACAAATATCAATCAAGAGAAAGGAAAAATTGTATGTTTAACGCAACCTGCCTAATCAAGACCGACATCGATACCGTGAACAAGTGTATGGGGCAAAATCCCTACAATCCTGAGACTTTTCTTCAGAACTTTGCGTCTCGTCTGACATCTTTCGACGACCCTCTCCTCAATATTTACCCAACATCCGAGATTGCAGGAAACATCGAAGACGAGGATGCTATCCTGGGCCTTCGCGAACCGCAAAAACTCATTGAATGGGCGAAAACCATGAAGGAACGCACGCAGTGCATGGCAATGGCTGAGTTCAGTGCAGCATTGCAGAAGCATAAAGCAGAAGGCATCGATATCACAAAGCCGATGTATACCTGCCTGCGCTCCATTGAAATGGATTCCAACGAATCTTATCTTCTTCGCTACGCCGCTGAACTGCTCGACAACCATCCAAACCCGGAATGCGGTGAGCTCTTTTATGACGGCGACTCCTGGAAGTGTTTCCCAAACGGTTTTCAGCTGAAAGACATCGAAGCTCATGCTGAGGACTACATCATCATTCCGGGGCTGTTCTATGACGACTGATTGAAAACGAAAGGAATTTTATGGACTGGAAATTTATCATGTGTCTGCTCGTCATGTGCTCCACCACCATCTGGAAGCTTCTGGAAATCCTCACCTACGGTGAGATTCAGGTCCGGCAGGTGGATGACGTCATGACGTTGTATATGGCTTTCACCATCTATGCTGCCTATAAGGCTGGCATGGCAGTACAGGCTAAAAGGCAGAAGCAAACCGAAGAAAAAATCGCAACCACCTCTGATAAGCAAAAAGGAGAATGACTCTATGTATCAGCTGCAAAACATCGATTATCTGTACCGTATCTCGACTATGACCGGCTCGTCCAAGCTTGTTACCGTTCAGGCGGACAGAGACTCCCATGACCTGAACGATAAGCATTTCGTGATGCTGAATCTGTGCCGGGCAATCGTGAATTTCGCCAATGAAGGGCACGTGATTTCAGCTGTGTATGAACTGGAACCAGATGGGACCTCCAAGCGGGTTGCCTACCGCGGATTGCCGGAATACCAGGAAGCACTCAGAGACCCTGAACCGGATGTGATTGTTGCGAAATTTGCAACGAACTTTTCGTCCGGCGCTTCGTTCGCTTCACAATGCCGCGTGAATCAAAAGAGCCGTGAAGTGTTCGACATTGAGGCTTCCGGGACTCCTTCTGATAATGATGATATTTCTGAACGCCTTGTTTCGCTGGATGACGGCAAACACTGGCATCAGGTTCACTGCATTGATGATATCCTCGATGAATACGACGATGATATTGACAATGCTTTGGATGCTCTGTATTCCATCGAAGCTCACGGTGATATTGACGGGGACTACTGGTGTACTACCACCGATAAAGACCTGAACCGGACCATTCGTGAATGCCGCACCGAAATTCTCGTTGATGCGCTGCTTACTCGCGGCTCTGAGGCGGTAGAAGAATTTCTCGGCTATCCCGTGAATATGTCGGAAGCCGAATGCGTGCTCGAAGAATACCTGAATAACCTGTCCGATGAGGATTTGGCAAACGCCTTCTTCGAAACTCTTTGAGTTACCGCACTTGCGCAGATGTGCGAACAGGATATTATAAAAATTGTACGATAGATACCATCTACTAGGCGCGTTTTGCGTTCGTACAATTCATAATTTCGCTTGAAGGCGGACTTCCCATACCGGGAGGTCCGCCTTTTTGCATCAAAAATTACAGGAGGTAAATACCATGTTCAACATTATGAATCTCAACAACATCGAAAACATTTTCTACTGGACCGACAATAACGGTGCTGTTTCTCTTCCCGGAGATACTGCCCTAACGTATCGGACCAAATCGGACCTTCCTCGGTTCGTGGCTGCCGTTTACAGTGCGCTGAACACCGATAGTGGTGTTTCAGAACGTGTTGTCACCCTGAACGGCCACTGCGGTTTGCTGTTGGATGTACTCTACGATAAGGACTGGGTATCGGAGACTTTCTCTAATCTCAACTGTGAGATTCCAGACGAAATCATCATGAACCTGTTCGGCGCTGCCTTGCCGTGTCTGGCACAGATAATGTGGAATGATATCCACGCCTCACTTAACAAGACGGAACATTGTTCGAACTGCCCCGACCTCAGAATTTTGGTTGGCCAAAATACAGATAAGGATGGTCATGAGCTTTGTTTCTTCATTCCCTTTGGCGGCACAGAGTTTGACCATGATGAACGAATCAGGTGCGCACATGCGGCTCGCGTTGTAGAGAATTATCTAGACAATGTGGCTTATGGCAAAAAGGTAGAAACATACATTCGTGGACTCGTTGAAGCTGCCAGTATTGACGGCACTATTTCTGAAAGCAACACGGAGGTGTGAGCTATGCTTATCAAGAATATCAAGTGGGATACGGACGGCGACATGGAGGCTCTTGCCTCCTTACCAATAAAAAGGGTGCCGTAAATGTAGAGTTCAAAGTACCTGCAAAAAAATGGTCAAAATCTGCAAGCCTTAAAAAGCTTAAAATCGTAAAGACGACAGATTCCATGCATTCTGCATAGGAAAAAATATCTTAATCATTTAAAGAAAGGAGTAGCAGGGTATTTGTGCTAACTGAGTACACTTCAAATTGCCTCTTGGTTAGCGCATTCCTCACCGCCTAAGTCAAGTCGCAAGCGACTATAGACGGTGTACCCTGCGCACATAATTTGATGAAATGGAATGTATTTTGTAACGAAAACGCTCCTTATCGTATTTATTATCGTCAAATTGAGATTGATGGATATGAGATGTATGTCATGTTTCCATTGCCAATGACTGGCATGGAATGTGGCTGGGCAGTATCGCATGGTGCAACTACGGCAGCTACCATTCAGGAAGCGGTTCAAAAGTTTTATCCCTTTATGATAGAGTATATCTGCGATAAAGAGGATTCCGACAACGATACGCAACAATACATTCTCAAAAACCTCAATTCTCTTGGCAGCTCTGTGGATTTTTGGGGCAGGAAAAATGACCGTCAACATGTTATTAACGGCATGAGCACAACGCAGAAATCGCAGCTTTTGTGCTACATTCTGCGAAATCATGAAGTCTTTGGCAAGATGACTTGCCGTGACTGGAAGAATTGGCTGCTGGATGACGCTGAACCTCAGTTTGGTATCTGGTTTTGATGGCATTAAAAACGGCAGGCAACATCCCGGCCCTGAACAACAAGAAGGACAAGCGTGCTTCGTTTCCGGTCGTCGTGCATCGGGAAGTTTTACCCTCAAAAAGCTAGACGGCACGCGTATTTCCAAAGGTGTAACATTTAAAAAATTGCGGCTATTAGAGCCTGCAACAAATTATCTAATAGAAAGGATGTGAACGGGCAATTCCTCCCACGACTAAAGTCGCGGGTCTCCTTGCCCTGATTTATGAAAGCTGAAATTAAATTTGCAAACACAAGCAATGGACCCAAAGCCTTTGTCAAGACTTTTGACGATGATTGGACTCCTATGAGCACGCCGCTCAAGGCATACAAAAAAGACATGCGCAGTATCAAGCCTGCAGGTAACTACGAAGAAGGAAAGGACTACATGGTAGCCGTCAGCCCTTGGGTTCTTGAAGCATTTCTGAAAGCCAATCAGATTGATTATGTTCAGCTGATTCGCGGCCAGGACCTCAAGAATCCGCCCGTTGGCAGCATTCGGTATGCGAACGAGAAGGAAGTCGTCTGGTACGAGTATTCTTCCGCAACCACCACACGCCGCTGCACGGACTTGTCCCGCGCAAAAAGCTTTGTTCAGGAATGGGTCAATCTTGATTGTCCTACACTCAAACGCTTTAGCACGAATCAGAAAGTGCTTTCCGTGAACGGCTTTGGCGCTGCGGTTCCGCTGTTTGAAAGCCCGCTGGTCGATACCTCCTATGTCGATACTGTCATCGCAGACGATATTGAAGACAAGGAAATCGAAGGGCTACGCAAGCATCTGAACCCGGATGGCGTAATCTCGCAGCTGCTGAACAATGTTCAGAAAGCGAGAGCTGAGAAGGAAATCGATGAAGTGGAAAGCCGCGTCAAGCAGGTCGAAACCCAGATTCGCCTTTTCCTGCGCACTCCGGAAATCGAAAACGAAATCAAAGACATCGAAACTGCTCATCTCAATGAGGAGGGCAGCTTTGACTGTGGTTTCATTTTCTGGTATCCGAAAGCTGATTCTCAGCTCGAAAAGGACATGAGCCTGCTGGTCGGTGCCAACAGGCGCAAGCTGAGCTGGCTCGATATTGCGGTTCCGACTTTCAGCCAGAGCATCAATGTTCAGAGATATGGTGCAGAACTTATCAAGAAACTCGTAAAAGAGCGTCTTGGCATTGAACTCTATTATCGTTCGGAGCTCGACTAATATGCCTGACATGAGAATTTCATTGATGAAAGGGGAGACAATCCCCAGAGATATCAAGGGCCGCAGAATCATTTGCTGCTTTTGCAATGACAAGGGGACTTGGGATACCAAGACTCTTGAGAAATTTGCAAAGAGATTCCCGGAAGCAAAAGAGTGGTACTTACATAAGCTGCCAGAACAGCTTCGGTATCCCGGTCAGGTTCTATTCTGTCCGGGCAATAACGAGAACACGATTGTGGCAATTATGATTTGCAGTACTGAAACCGCCGACAAGTACGGCTCGAAAATTCAGTTCCCGTATCTGTACGGGTGTCTCTTGCAGGCGATGGTCAAGGCCAAACAAGCTGAGGCTTCCGTCATCGTATCAAAGCTCGGAACCGATATGGTCGAATGGCAGTGGAGAAAACTTGTTTGGATTCTAAATCATGCAGCGGAAATGAATGAAGGGGTAACTGCAATCGCGGTTTCGCTCTATGATTTGTCTGATGTGTTCGTTGAACCCAAAAAGAAAAAGACCACTTCCAGAAAGACGAAAGCCAAAAAAAATTTGGAGGATTCCGAAGAAAACGATAGCGAAGAAAAGGACAACTGGGATGGTCCGCAAGAAAACGGCAGAGACCAACAGCTCAGCATGCCTGATGAAAAAGAAGACAAGAAATATAGTAAATACGATAATTTGCGCTAACTTACGAGCTCCTGCTGTAGTGCGGGGGCTCTTTTTTTGTTGCCTTTTTGTTATTCTTTTGTTGTTCTTCCACAAAAAATCATTTTTTGCTTTTTAGGCTTTCTTTTACTTGCCCATCCGTGCGAATCAAAAATAATAAAAACAGCAGCCTAAAAGTGGCACTAAAAAGTAGCAATCAAGAAAGAGGTTATAACATGGCAACTAAGTTTTATCTTGCCGAAATTCCGGATGATTTTCCGGCAACCAACGTCAAATTTGAAAATATGACCAAGCCACTGTTGGCAATTCCGGCCAAGATGGTTGATGGAAAGCCGATTACGATTGTCGGCTACATCGATGCTGGCCAGAAAAAATACAAAGCAAACGATTACGGCTTTGTTGAGTTCAATGACAACGGGGCCGATTTTGCGCAGTTCAAAGACGCCAATATGGATACTCGGTATTCCGTGAGAGAAAAGGTTTCCGGTGATATTCTCGGATACCTGCCGCTTGAAACCGGGGAACTCGTTGGCATTGTGCGTGAGAAGGAAAAGCCGATTCTTCTTCTGATTATCGCGGTGATTGCTGCTCTCGTGCTGCTCGTCGCCCTTATCACTGCAAGCCTTTATAAAATGGTGAACAAGCCCCTTGATGGCAGCGGCAGCGATGCCAGCTCCGCAAGCAGCGAAATCGTGATTGCTGACGGCGAAGCGTATGACGGGACGATGGACAACGGCAAAACCGATTCCGAGGAGATGCGATTCATCGAATTCCCGGCATTCACGACCATCTATGTGAGCCCTGACAGTACCGTGGACCTGGTGAACCCGGAAAGCAACCATGTCTACTTCAAATATACGATTCTCGAGAACGATGAAGTGCTCTATGAATCCGATTACATTGCTCCAGGCCAGAAATACGCCTGGCAGGCATCGGATTACATTACCGGGGCAGGAGAGCACGCTGTGGTGTTCTCGGTATCTACTGTCGGTGTAGATGACCAACAGCCGCGCAATGGCGCTGAGTTTGCGGTCACGGCCGTTGTATCTTAACTGGGCTGAATTGCGCGACAAGCGCATTTTGGTAAACTCGCAAGGGAGATAAATAGTAAAAGACAAGGGCTCGAATCAGCTGATGGCCTTGCACATGGCTGATTTTGTGTCCGCAATCAACGAAGGAGGTTTCTGAAGATGAAACTCGCCAAAGCTATGTCGATGGCCCTCGCTTGTGCGATGGCCGCGACTATGTGTGCAACCTCCGCTTTTGCTGCAACTTCCGGCAGCACGAAGGTTAATGCCACTGTTACCCCGTCCTACACCCTGACCGTCCCTGAATCCATTACCCTGACCAACAACAAAGGCGGGAGTGGCACCTACACTGGTACGATTCCCGTCAACGTAAAGGGCGACATCGGTGAAGGTCAGTCCGTGACCGTTACTTCCACTGCACCTATCATGAAGTGCTCTGGTTCAAAGAACGTTACGGCTTCCTTTACCGGCACTCCTAAAAAGAGCTGGACCCGTGTGGAGACTTCTGGCCAGGGCACGACTGACAACTACGGTCTGTCTGCAGTCCTGACTCCTGGTGTTTGGGAAGGCACTGCTACCTTCTCCTGCGCTCTGGCATAATCAATCCCCATAACGCAACTGGGGTATCCCGCACAAAACCGAAAAGCGGTCGGCCTCACAAGCAGGCTGGCCGCCTTTTCTATTAGATTCTGGAGGCTCTAACATATGAAAATGAAGAAGCTTATAGCAGCGGCATTGAGCTTTGTAATGATGCTTGGCATCAATACAGCCCCCGCATTTGCCGCTACGAGTAAATCTGCATCTACCGCGATTACCGCAGAGGTCGGGTCTGGGTATACAGTCACTGTCCCTGAAAAAATCGCGCTGACCAGCACGACTACAGGAACCGGCACGTATACGGGTACGATTGCTGTCAACATCAAGGGAGATGTAGCAGCCAATCAAACGGTAACGGTTGCGGCAACTGCGCCTACGATGAAAGATACAGCAGGAAACAGCGTTGCTGCTACCTTTACGTCTACCCCCAAGACAAAATGGTCACGGACTGACATGCAGGGCAATGGCACCACGAGTAACTATGTTGTTTCTGCATCCCTCACCCCCGGCAGCTGGACCGGAACCGCGACCTTTACCTGTACTTTGGCTTAAATCTTTGAATCATGCCGCTATGCAGAGGAGGGCATTATCATGAAGACATCAAAGAAAGTTCTGGCAGCCCTTCTGGCGATTTGTTTCAATACCGGAACTGCTCTGGCCGAAGTGGATAAGACTGCGACAACGGCGCTTGTTGCCGATGTGACTTCCGGGTATACGATTACGGTGCCGGAAACTGTTGCATTGTCGAAGAGTACGGACGGGTCCGGTACTTATACGGGTACAATCCCGGTAAATCTCAAAGGCAGCGTTGGCAGTAACGAAAAAGTGACGGTGACTACCACAGTGACCGATATGACCGATGCGTCTGGGACTAAGGCTCCCGTGACATTCACGGCAAAACCGAAAACGGTCTGGTCATACTCCGACTTGCTGAATGGCGGAACTACAAGCAATTATGTGGTTTCCGCGACACTGACAGCAGGCAGCTGGAAGGGTACAGCTACATTTTCCTGCACGATGTCATAATGCCAAATTCGAAAGGATGTGAAAATCTGTGAACATCAAAAAAGCGGCTGCGAGTTTTCTATTTATGATTTTTGCCATGGTATGTAATGTGTCCATGGCATTTGCAAGCTGGGGTGGCATGGGCTACAAAAACTGCGTGCTGTGCGGCGCATTGGTAACGCCTATGCCTACATATGGTGGCACACAGAAGTACACTGAATTCTACAACTGTGAAGAAGTTGAGGGCCTAACATCGAGCACAACTCAACGATATGCCCTGAAAAATATGTACGTTGTCAGCAACGCAGATGGCGTTATCTGCACAAATTGCGTTGAACGTATTATCAGCGAACACAAAGGCGGCACGGGCGGTGAAGTTGATGAATCAGTGTACATCATTACCGTTCCCGAATCAGTGACACTAAGCAATGAAAACGGTGGCACTGGAGATTATGCTAACACCGTTTCTATCAAGGCAACGGGCAAACTGCTGACAAACCAGAAAGTATTTTTTAATACCTCTGCTCCGACCATGCGCCGCGACGGCAGCACCGATGTTGTCTGCACCGCCACTGCTACCACTGCAACAGAATGGGACGCAACTGCTGTAAAAGGGAAAACTGCACAAACCGATTATTCCGTGACTGCGCACCTCACTCCAGGCGAATGGACCGGCAATATGGTGTTTTACGCTTCGGTAGGAGATACCTATACAGTTGAGGTAGGAGACAATTCTGTATTGCTTTCTCCCGCTTATGAGGATAAAACTCATATTGTATTTGAATCCGATAACCCCTCCGTGGCTTCCATTAGTTCGGACGGCCATATTATCGCTTCGGCAATCGGAACTGCGAACATCACGAAGACCGCATATGACAGTACCGGGACTCGCGTCATCTATTCGTCCAAATACACCATCAATGTCACGGCGCAGATGCCGTTGATGGATGTGAGCCGTCTTGCTTCTGTATTGACGACTCTTTCCTCTCAGGGAAAAAACATCACCGTTATTTCGTTCGGCAATTATACAGTTCCGGGCAATGCAACGACCTATGACGTATCCGGCCAGGGTGACAAATCGATTGTCGCGTATGTTCCGACCACGATGTACGGCGGCTGGTGGTGGGGCGTTCAGAATGGCACAGAGCTTCGAGTGACAGATACGAACCGTGATATGGTGGCGTTTGCTTCCGGTAACAGCGTTTGCTTCAAAAGCGGTGCGTCTGACACTTCTACGGTTTTTGACAATATCAAGACCATTAACTTTGATGCAGTTGACACGACTCGCGTGACATCCGCTGCTTACGCATTCTATAACATGAAGTCACTGACTACAATTACTGGACTCAGCCGTTGGGATACCAGTAAAATCACGACGATGAACAGCATGTTCAAGAGATGCACAGGACTTAAAAGCCTTGATTTCAGCAGCTTTAACACCAAAAATGTCACGGATTTCTCCAGCATGATGTATGGATGCACGGGTCTTTCGAAAATCACGGTCGCGGATACTTTTGCGACAGCTTATCTCCCGACTCCGGGCTTTTCCACGGGCTTTACCTACGTGAGCAGCAAGATGGGTCTTACCATTGCCGGAAACCCTTCCAGCGCTTTGAGCAGCTATAATTTCACTTCCGATAACCGTACCGTGACATACGATACTTCTACCGCATCTGATGATGAGTCCGATAATGAATTTCCGAACGAGGATTCCGACAGCACCGTGGCACCTGCGCCGACAGCTTCGATGAACGTTTCAAACCTGGCGCAGGCAATGACGCAGCTCAAGGAATCCGGGACTGAAATCAAGGCTATTTCCTTTGGCGGCTATCAGGTCCCGGAATCGGCCAAAGTATTTGATGTCTCTGGAACCGGCTCCAGTGCAATTCTGGCTTTTGTAAAAGAAGGCGAGAACCGGCTCTACGTCACGAATTCGGCTGGCGGAACACTTGTCTTTGGTGAGGGAAACAGCATTTCTTTTGATGAAAATGAGGCATTTGCCGACATTGAAAACATCGAGTATCAGAACGTTGATACTTCGCAGGTGACTTCTGCGGCATCTGCTTTTTCCGGAATGAAGAAGCTCACCAGCATTGGTGGATTAGAGAACTGGAACACGTCGAACATCACTACGATGAACAGGATGTGTTATCAGTGTGAGGCTTTGCAGTCTATTGCCGGGATGGAGAAGTGGGATACCTCGAAAGTAACTGATATGAGTGAAGCTTTTGCCGGTTGTCTTTCTCTCTCGGATGCTTCGCCGACAGATGGCTGGGATACCAGCAGCGTGACGAACAAAGAGAACATGTTTGTTGGCGCACTGTGCGAAAAAGCACCGGAGATAGCCAATGATACAGAGAACACTGATACTGATGCGGATTCGTCTGAGGGAAATTCCGAGCAAGCTGAAAGCAAAGCAAAAAACAAAGAGGATGAAGCCGAAACTAAAACTCCGGATTCAGAAAACACACAACCTGATACATCTACGGCAGCATAAGGAGGGGATGAACATGAAGGCTATCAAGCGCTTTGCTATGCTTTTGGCAGTGCTGTCTCCTTTTCTTTTGAATGTGTCGTTCGGATTTGCCGATACCGCTACACGGACATGTTCGGTCTGTGGGCAGAAATTCACTGTGACAACCCCGGCCGCTGATGACGCCAAAACATTCGAGGCGTACAACAAGGTAAACTCGATTAAAGGCGTTGAGTCGGATAAGAGCGCTATTTATACCGCAATTACGGATGCAAATGTCTATGCAACGACCATTAACGGAAAGCCTCTGTGCTCGAATTGTCTGAGTACGATGGGCGCTGCTACTTCTACAGGTAAAGGATTGCCGAAAACGGCTTCCACTCAGCTGCTTGCGAGCGCAACGGCGGTCTATACGATTACGGTTCCCGAAACTGTTAAGCTGACAGGCGTTGACAGTGGCCCTGGCTCATATACGGCTGACATCACCATGACTTTGAAAGGTGATGTCGAGGAGAATGCGGTGATTGTGGTATCTGTGGACGGTGGAACCATGACCAACACTGCGGGCAAAACCGCTGCTGTCACAGTATCCAATCAGACCAAAAGTAAATGGTCCCGCGCAGACTTGCTGAACGATGGAACGAGCGCAACTTGCAAAGTCTCTGCGGAGCTTGACCCCGGACACTGGACCGGCACAGCAACGTTCAGCTGTGAGAAAACGTATAAATAATTTTTTGGGAAAGAAGGAGAATGTATGCGCTTGAAATCTATTATAGCAAGTGCATTTACCGCGCTGATGGTTGCCTGTCCTGTATTGGCGTTCTCTGAATCTGCTGATTTCGACGACTCTGTGCCCGATACAGATGAGACGATGACGATAGATACGCCTGCCTCGAATGCTGATTCTAACGATGTTGCCTGGCTAAGTGCTTCCAAAGATACAGCAACACAGGTCACAGCAGAAGTGGACAGCTTTTATACATTGACCGTTCCGGAAGAAATCACGCTGAGCGGTACTGATGGCACAGGAATCAAGACAGGCACGATTTCGGTGACTTTAACTGGCGACATCCCTCTCAAGGGAACTGTTCAAGTCAAAACCACTGCTACGCCTCTGCAGGCGAAAGGCTCTGTAGATGTGCCTATGACCATCGCAACACCAAAGGTTGAATGGAATCGCACTGAGATGCTCGGAGACGGAACGAGTTCAGACTATTCCGTAAGCGCAGTTCTTGCTCCTGGCGACTGGACTGGCACAGTGACGTTTGAATGCTTGGTGCAATAAATGCCAACAAATCTTATACCGCTTGCCCTTTTGGGTAGGCGGCTTTTTGCTAGGTATTTGTTGTGCGTTCTGAACACGGCAGCTATGGCCTATCTTGTTTCCGGCATAAAAAGCAGACACAATATATTGTGTTTTGGTATTGCAATATACCATATATTGTGGTACAATATATCTACTGGCTCAAATGATAGCAAAGAACCTAAAGTTTGAGCATTTTCGTGTATGGCTATGAGACCGCTTCCTTCTACTTGAAGATAATATGAAATTATGTCAGCGGTTTCGCTCTCCGTCACGGCTCGAGAACATAACAATACGGCTATATATCCGCTTCCTTCATTTCTAGAAGAACAAGGAAGTCGGCTCGCATTTTTTGTGCTGCTGACTTCAACACGTTAGCGGATATGCTTTCCGTATCTATTACGTGTCTCATCCACCCGTGTCGAGTTTTTCTCGGCGCGGGATTTTTGTTTTGTTAGGAGGTCATTTGAATGCTGACTGTTTATGATTTTAACCGCGTCACGTTTGCACATCATCGCGGCATCGTACCACCCATGCCCGCACAAGAAGGGAAGAAAGCGGTGGAGAAACGCTATGTCTGTTCAGCGAACATGAAATTGATGGAATACGGCTATATTATGGCGCGAGACCTCTTTGATGCCTGCTGCAAGGCTGAATACAATGATTTCCTCAAGACCTGGTCTGCGCTGTATGACTGTGTCACGGAGGATGGCAAGGCAATTTCTCAGACTTCTCCCATCTGGCCGAATTTCCCGGACGATGCGATGAAAGCCGACCTTGTGGACCTGTATGTTGTCAACTTCCTCAATTATCTGACTTGCGGCGAATGGCAGCCAGACTTTGACCCGACAAAATTTTGCCCGGCACTGGACCGCAGCCATCTTCCTGCTGTGAAACAGATTCCGGCGTGTGATGAGGAGGAAATCTACCGCTATTCCGTACAGAGCATTACCGGGCATTCTCCTCTGTCTCCTGATGAGGCATCCTGCGTTTTCGATACGCTGATGCACGACGTGAATTTTACGTCCGAATTGATGGACCGTATGAAACACAAGCATATCCCGTGCAAGGAAAATCTTGCTCTGTATGTGTCTCGCATTATCTCTCGTCCCGAATGGCGGGAACAGGCATGCTTCAGGGATTTCAAGAGCTCTACCGATGTGCTGCGCCTGGCCGCAGCAATGAGCGACCAGGATGTGAGTCTTTCGAAAGCCCCGAAATTCCGGAACTTTAAGCGCGGTGAACGTCGTCAGCTGCTGGAACTTCTGGAACACACTGATAAGAACGAGGGCTTTGCATTGCATCCCGAAGAGTTCAAGCGATTGGGCGAACGCTGGCATCCGGGTGATTACTCTTATATCTTCAAGGAAGATTATGAGATTTTTACGAAGATTCGCAATGGTGTCAAGATTGAAACCTACAATTCCAAGCTCCAAGAACTTATGAAGAAACCGGTCAATGCTGAACTGCTTTCCGCTCACCTGATGATGCGGCCCGGTATGTTTGCCCGAAACCTGGACTTTGCGCTGCGCAACTGCTCCAATGAACAGCAGATGGAAAATGTTCTGTTCCGATTCATCTCGGTATGCAAGAGTATTGAACCGCGTGTCCTGGTCCAGCTCATCAACCATTTTCGGAATCGCAACAATCCTGTGCATTTGGCAACCGGCAAGGCAAACGGCGCTGCCAGCAAAGCTCTGGAACGGGACATTGAACCTTTGTCTGAGGATATCTGCAAACGTGTGGCACGCGATATCTTTAACCAGCTGTGGCAGGTCCTTCGCGCAGAGGACACCGAACCGAAGAGCGTGTACATCGACCCGGATTGCCATTGCAATAAGCTGATTTTTCCGGATAATCCCCGTCAGGTCACTTCCGCCGTGCGTGCTGCAGCCTGCGGCTCTCGCACGAATCTGCCGGACGGAAATGTGCTCCGTGCATTCCTTTACTGGAAGGGAAACGATGGCCCTGACCTGTGGAATGGCATCGACCTGGACCTCTCGGTTGTGTTCTACGGAGAGGAAAAAGCAAAGTTCGTGTACTACGCGAATCCCAAGGACGAAACACTTGGCGCAATCCACTCCGGCGACCGCCGCTGCAGCGGTAAGAATGGTGCCGTTGAGTATGTAGATTTCGATATCAAGAAGTGCTTTCAGAATGGGTTCCGTTATGCCGCCCTCACTGTAAAATCCTACTCTGGGGAGAAGTTCTCTGAGATGGAGAACGCTTTCTGCGGCGTAATGGTTCGGGATGGCAAGACGGGTGAGCAGTTTGAACCTGCGACTGTCAAGGACCGCTTTGCTCTCACTACGGATTCTGACCAGCTCGTTATGGTCGTTATAGACCTCATGACCCGTGAGGTCATTAAGGTGGATAAGAGCGTGGCTCAGTTCCGTTTGGCGTGCCGGAATGTTGTGACAGACTATGCACCTACAGTAGCAGCCTGCACCTACGCGATGCAGCTGAAGAGCCTGTCTATCAAGGAAATGCTCGGTATGCGCTATGCACAGTTCCTGAAAAGCGACGACTGGAAACACGCAAGTGTTATCGTATCTGATGAACCTGAAAAGTTCAAGGTGACGGATAAGGATACTCCTGCGCCGCGCATTGTTAGCCCCTATGACATTCCGGGTATTTATGACCTGATTTTTGGCAAGGAAAATCAATAAAAAAGAAGCTGTTCTCCTGAAAACGGAGAGCAGCTTTTTCTTTGTCAGGATGATTTTGCAAGAGAAGCGTCGGCAATATCCTTTTCGATTTCATCAAACTGATACAGCAAAAAACGCTTGCAATTTCTTAATTGGATGTCTAACCGTCTTTTGGTCACCTTTTTGTCTTTAACCATGTCGAGATAATCTTTGGCTGGAGACATATCCGGGTCAAAAAGAACACATCCCAAATTTACCTGGCACTTGGCATACAGCTCACGCACTTCACAGCAGCGGGTCATATGCTCGTCTTTACGTCTCACACTCCAGCGAGCGGAACGCAATGCACGATAGCAGTTTTGCAATGCCGTAGTGCTGTAAATCCTTTTCTCTGCAACCATCATTTCCCTCCGACTTTTTATGAGAAAATTATACCATATATTTATGAATTGACTATGACAAAAGGTAGTAAAGCCATCAAATATATGGTAAAAAACGCGAAGGCAAGAAAAAATTTGAAAAAAAGTGAAAAAAATGCGAAAAAACATGATGTTTGTGCTTGCGTGGGTGTACGAGTCGCAGATAATAAAATCAGTGGCTCAGAGCAGTAAGCCCCAGAGCTCCCTGATAAGGGCGAACTCATGGTGCATATCTGCGTCATCAAGTCATCACATGGTAGACTGACGGGCCTTGCGATGTTGCAAGAATGGTCAGGCGAGGGAAGCGATGAATCCCTCATTGCTGCCAAGTACATCGTGTTTTGATGCAGTCAGCGTCGAGAGGACGCGGATATGCAGGGCTTGACTTTTGACCCGATGCATGCAGGAGCAAAGGAATCAAAAGAGATGGCCTAGTTCGAATCCACTATTTGAAAGGAGATTACCCCAATGAAATGTTACAAGCGCGTTGCAAGCGCTGTGATGGGTATGGCAATGGCCGCCAGCTGCATGGCTCCTATCACCGCTTACGCAATGGAAGACACCAAACAGCCCACTGACAATACTGCTATTGCCAACCATCCCAATAACGAGACCATGCTGCACAGCACTCCCGTTTACCGCATCGGCGCCAAATCCTTCTACAAGGTGAACGACGACGGTTCCGTTGTCTACGCCGACCAGGATGCCGAAGGCTACACTGCAGTTCCTGCCGCTTATATTGCAGGCAGCCAGTATAACGATGGCGAAGAGTACGGCGTTTATACCACCAAAAAGGCTGATGGCACCTTCCAGATGCATTACGTCAAGATTTCTGACTGCCAGCAGACTCAGGGTGGCGTGAACTGGAACCACGGCACTGCTGATGAAGCTAAGGTTTCTGACGATACCAAGGCTGAGGGCACCGACACCGCCACCAACGAAGACCCGACGATGTCCACCCAGTTCTACATCTACCTGGACAACGACACCGAGATTCCTCCCGAGACTCCTCCGACCGAGGAAGAGCACAAGGGCGTTTCTACCGATGACGGCCGCGTTGAGTACGATATTACCGTTGCTACCGTTAACCATGTCAACATGAAGGCTACTGTTCCTCTGTACGTCTGCATGTACGGTTTCCGTTCCACCGGCAACGTTGTTACCCCGACCAAGGATGCTTACCAGCTGCGTAACTACTCCACCATCGACAAGAACAGCCGCACCTACATTGCCGATATCGTGAAGGTTACCCATTACAGCCGCATCTACGATGCCGACCACTCCAACGACGAGCTGTTCTCCATCGCTTACGATGCCGAAACCAAGACCTATACCTACTGGTACAGCGACCCCTCCACCACCCAGGGTTGGCAGCAGCCTGCTATCTACAAGACCCTGGCTGATGAGCATATCAACGCTTCCGGTGAGTGCTACGTCATCTACATCGATGGCGAGTGGGACTTCAAGGCCGCTGGTACTCTGACCGGTGACGAGCTGCGCCAGACTGTGAAGGCTATCGACCAGAACCATCAGCTGTCTCAGGACTTCATCATCGGTGATGGCGATACTCAGTGCAACTTCGGCAAGGCTTTCGCCGTTGGCGACAGCAAGACCGACAACTCCAAGCGTGAAGGTCTGGCCATCAAGGTTTCTGAGCTGCAGGCTGAGCCCGCAACCTGGCGTGTTGTGCCTATGAGCACCAGCGCCTTGAAGCGCGGCGAAATCGCTATGAGCATTGCTCCTGCTTCTGCAATGTACAACGCTTCTGCCATCGACCTGTCCACCTGCTCCGCTCCTCTGGACATCACCGAGAACGGCTGGTTCATCGCTGGTGCTGAAAAGGCCAAGGTTGCTCAGGATGGCGCTGGCACCGATGCTGTCAAGCATGACGATGCTCCGGCCCTGCCGCTGATTACCACCGCCAAGATTGCTGGTTCCAACGTCAACGACGCTGGCTGCACTCCTGTCGTTCGCGTGACCTACAGCATCATCCCGATGTTCGAGACTGGCGATACTCAGACTGCTACCGCAGGCGGCGTCTCCAGCAACCGCTGATAGAGTCTCCGGACCTAATATAAAGCAAGCCCAAATGTAAGGGTTGGCTGTCGAGTGACCTGCCGCTCGGCGGCTAACTTTTGTTAATAACAGCTCAGTCAAGAAATTGACGGAAAGGAATTGAATATCATGGCAACTACAATGACGACCCCTGAAAAAAATTCGAAGAAGAGTGGTAACAAGCTCCTGCATCGGACCGTTACGATTTGTGTGATTCTCCTGCTTCTCCTGTGCGTGGGTCTGTTCTTCTGGCACAATAAAAATGCTACTGCTTCCGACAACCGCCTGGAAGATTCGGTCGCTGCACAGCTTGGCCAGCTCGAAGGCAAGAGCGAGGCAGAGATTCAGGAAGAGCTGAACCGCGTCGTGGAAGAGGGTACAATGGCCATCTCCATTAACGTCAATCCGGTGTTTGATTCCGGCGATTCTGAAGGCACTCTCGAAATCGAGAATGCTCCCGGCAATAAATACGCTCAGGTTGTGAGCATCACCCTGGATGATAGCGGCAAGGAAATCTACAACAGTGGACTTATCCAGCCCAACTATCACATCCAGACAGATAAGCTGTCCGAGGCCCTGGCTGCCGGTTCTTATGACTGCACCGCTACCTTCACGGCTTATGATACCACCGATGCCGAGAATCCTATCGAGGTTGGCACTGCTGCTGCCAAGATTACGATTTCTGTGCTGTCTTAACGATTCGCCCCGGTGCAGACTTCGGTTTGCCCCGGGGCTTTTTGGGAACTTGTGATGCTGCAAAGGAGGCATTCCCGTGAAACAGCTTGCGAAAGTTCTCGCGTCTTTCTCGCTGGCCGCAACGATGTGTTTGGGCGTTGGCTTTGCAGCCGATTCTCCGCATCCTGGTGAGCATGGCACGGTTGACAAGGCTATGGTCTCTGAAGGAACCGATAAGGCTTACGATGAGAAGCCGAATATGGGTACAAAATTCAATTTGTATCTTGCGCCTGACATCCCCGAAACGGTTCCTCCTATTAAAAAGGATGTTCCTAAGATGGGCGATACCGGCATTCCTCAGGAATCCCTGCTCCAGGCCCTGCTGGTAGCGGGTGGCTGCTATCTTGTGAGCGATGGCGTGGCTGTTGCTTGCAAGGGTGGACGCCGTAAACCTAAGAAGACTGCGGAACTGAAAAACGCATAAGAAGAGCCCCGGTGCTGAAATGCATCGGGGCTTTTCTTTATATTAGGAGGCTTATTACCAGTTTACCGGGAATTCATAAATATCGTATTCATTCGAGTGACGGTCAACTTCGTTCTTCTTAAATGCTTCCAGACTGTCATATGCTGTCATCGTGATGCTATATGCATGGCCGTCTACATCGACCTCACCGTTTTCATCGATGATAACATTCTTAATCCAGAAGCCGAGAACTGCGGTGCCGGTTTCTTCAGTCTTGTCATCGATGTATTCGACTTTATAGGGAATGAACAAGTCGTTGTATTCGCTGGAGTAGTTGCGTTCTCCTTCTCCACTACGCCAGGAAATCATGTACCCGACATCAGCCCAACGCGGCTCACCAACATTTTCTCTCGAAAAGCCAATTTCATTGTGGTCAGCATCAAACACCGATTCTTTGTGGACGTTATAGTCAGACCCGGCGCTGTCTTCCAATCTGGCAACGGCAATCGGCTTGACGGCATCCAGAACGTCCTGAGTCACTTCGTCCACAGAGCGAATATATTTGGGTGCTCCCTTAACGGGAATCTCAATCGTGTCGCGGGTGAGTGCATATTTTTTAGCAAAATCTTGTGGAGCTTTTGGTTTTACATGTAAGGCGATGGTGTCGTCTTCGCTGTATTCCTTGTACGTGTCGAAATCATCCACATAATATTGTAGATTTTTAAGCGGACTATCTTCGGGGGCATCATTTATGAGGCTGAGTCTCAATTCAGGGATTGTCCCGATGATTTCAAACGAAACTTTGCCTTCTTCAGGATTTTCGCTAAAAATTGTTGTGAATATCGAATCATCGAACGGGTCTACCATTTCAGGCTCCTGCAAGCCGGATACTGTGATTTCCTTGCTTGCCGCTTTTGCAGTGACTTTGTATTCTTTCTGGAAATAATCGGAAATCTCAACGCTCAAAGTAACAGTATCGCCGTTTGACAGGTTCTCGGATGGCGTGACCTCGTAGTTCACTTCGCCCATCATGGCCGTTTCCGTGCGAGCTTCATCCATATCCGTCTAAGTTTTGCCTTTGTCGAAAACATCGGTTCCGATTTTGTTATAGTCAACATTGACAGTTGCTGTTGCTTGACCATTTATCCCGTCGAACGTGACATCCGCGTATTGCAGAAAATCAACGTTCTTGGAACATCCTGTGAGTGACAGTGCGAGCCCAGCGGTTGCCGCTGTAATCAAAAGTAAACGCCTTAACTCCTTCATTTCAAACACTCCTTTTTGTTGGATTTCTGTTGGCGTTGTGTTGTTTTCATTATATCATGACACATATTTGAGGTCAACATATTCGCGATAGGCACAACGAATGTAAGAAATATTAGGAATTTAGAAAATATATTGTAATTTAGAATTGGTATGATGGTCAGTGGTTAGTTGCCGGATTGTGCGATTCTCATACAATTAAGAATAGACAATATCGTAATTTGCGCCACTGTGGGGTGTATCAATGGATAGTGATAACAAAACAAAACTGACTTGGGTCGGGGTTCTCCGACTGGTTGTTGGGGGTATCTTCCGGCTTATCAGCATCGTTGCACTTCTAGCTGTGCTTGGAATCAGCTATCTGTTGTTTCAAAATGCAAAGCAAACCAAGGAAACGCAGGACCTCAATGTTCAGCTGGTTGAGATGCGTCAGGAAGCAGAAACCGAAGAAGATAACACGGATTGGTCCAAGGGAATGCTGGATATCAATTCCGACTATAAAGGCTGGCTTACAATTTACGGGACCCAAATCTCCGAACCAGTCGTACAAGGTGAGACAAACGAAACCTATCTACGCACCAACATCAATGGCGAACATGCCGAGGCAGGAACCCTATTTCTCGATGAAACTACTGACCTGTCGCAGGATGGCAACCTTATCATTTACGGCCATAAAATGAACGACGGAACCATGTTCGGAACTCTTGATAAGTTTGAGGATGAAGAGTTCTTTGATAATAATGGAACAGTTTGCTGGGAAAGTGAGAAGGGCAAAGAGTACTATCAGATTTTTGCGCTCTTGGTTTTACCCGGATACAGTACAGCCCCTGATTTTATCGACCTTCAAGCCTGGAACAACGTTCTGGATGAAGAACAAACCGCCGACATGCTCAACACGATTGCAGACCGTGCGTCTATTTTTAGAGGGGAATCCTTTAACCTCGAAAAGGACAAGTACCTCTTCTTGGTGACTTGTGATTACAGCATCAACAACGGCCGCCTTGTTCTGGTGGGTAGACGGTTAAGTAAGAAGAGTGAGACGGAAGACACCACAGAGGAAAGTACAGACAGTAGCGAAGAAGCTGTATCGGAAGAGGAGAATAGTGAAAATGTTGAATAATTTGGCCGCCGCATTCTTGTGACTTTAGTCGTGGGAGGATTCGCAACAAGGCCGCCAAGAAAACTCTGTCGATTCCAAGCTGTCTGAATGATATGGCTGAGCGAGCAGACATCAACTTCTCCGGGGTGTTGCAAGAAGCACTTAAAGCAAACCTAAATATTGGTTGATTGCGTTCTCACTGCCCTGCCAGTTGCCTGGTGGGGCATTTTTTTGCTTGATAAAATTTAATGTGATTTTCTGTATCGATTTGTTTGCACTAAATCAGGAACAAAAAATCATGAATTTTGATAAATTCGATTGAATTTCTTTAATTTGCAGGGTATACTATTAGAAGGAAGGGAGTGGTATTGTGCTGATTGAGTTTACTGTGAAAAATTATCGGTCTTTTCGAGACGAAGCGACTCTTTCGATGGAAGCTACGGGAGTAAGTACGTTGAAAAGTGTGCTTATCCCATATGGCGGGATGCGAATTCTGCCGGGTGCTGCCATATACGGAAAGAACGGTGGCGGTAAGAGCAATGTTATCCGAGCTTTTTGGCTTGCGGTTCAATTCATCAGAAACGCACAAAAGACACAGCATGAGAAAGCAGCTATCCCCGTTGTTCCGTTTGCATTGAATGACTACTCGGCATCTGAGCCGACAGAGTTTTCGTTTGTATATACCTTGGATGGAATCAAGTATTGGTATGCCTTTTCTGCCACAAAAGAAAAGGTATATGCTGAGTCGTTGTATCATGCACCGAAAGGGCAGAAGGCACTGGTTTTTGCTAGAGAAGGACAGGAATTCACCTTTACCGAAGAGAAGGCTCGTAGAAATCTGATTAGTCAGGTTGTTGCCGAAAATCAACTGTTCTTTTCTGTAGCATGTACCATGAACGACGTTGCCTGCTCCAAAGCTATGACTTGGTTCCGGGAGAAAATCTATTTTTCAAGAGACTATTCGGATATTCCCCGGCAGCTGCTTGAATATTCGAACGACTCTAATATGCTGAAAGCAATTTCCGATTATGCGAAGGCTGCAGATGTTGGTATCGAAGATATGAAATTCGAAATCAATAGTAAAGAAATTAACGAAGAAGCTGATTTGCCTGCAAACATTCCCGAAGAGGTTAAAGCTGCACTTGTACAGTTCATGCACGTGCTTTCTGAAACCTCTAATAATTCGGAAACACACCTCAAGATGGGGCAGGTTAACGCAACATCCATGCATCAAGGCCAAAACAAGGACGGAACAAGCCATATGTTTTCGATGGAGCTGGCAGACGAGTCTGATGGCACAAGAAAACTGATGGCCATTGCTCCCGCGATTGAGTCTGTATTGTTAAAGGGTGGCCTTTTGCTGGTAGATGAAATCGAAAAAGAACTGCATCCTGCTCTGGTAGAGTTTATTGTTGCCAAATTCCAGAGCAAAAAGACAAACCCGAATGGAGCACAAATTGTCTTTACGACACACAACACTGACCTGTTGAGCATGGAATTACTTCGTAAGGACCAGTTGTATTTTGTGGACAAGGACAAAGAAAATGGTACTTCAGAACTCTACAGCATCAGCGATTTTTCCACTCGCACGACCGAAAATGTCCGCAAGGGCTATCTCCTCGGAAAATATGGCGCGACTCCCAATGTCGAAATTGAGGAGGTTGAATGATGGCTCGCAAGCTAAAGAAGTCCAAGGTCAGTATCTGTGTTTTCTGTGAAGGAGAAAGTGAACAGGCATATACCGATTTCCTTAAAAGTAAATTTCAAGATGTTGCGGTATTCAAGCGTCCATCATCTACCGGCTTGTTTGAGGAAGCAGATAATCGCTTTAAGAAAGACCCTAAATACCGGGATTATTCAGATGTGTTTGATGAGATTTGGTTTTTCTTTGATGTAGAAGAAAAAGATGTAGATAACTTGAGCAAACGACTGGAAATCATCAAGCGTTTGCGACGTCTTCGGAAAAAGCCACAGATTAGAGTTCGTCTGCTAATGACAACTGGATGCATCGAGTATTGGTTGATGCTTCATTACAGGTTGTTTGCCCCTCCGGTATTGACCGTTCCAGAAAAAGAACAAATGCTGCGACAAGTCATAAAAGAAGAACCTACTTACAAGAAGGGGAACTATATCGCTACGGCACGCATTGCCCAACATTATCCCACGGCAGTGAAGAATGCGGGAATCGTACTGCAGAATCTCTTAAAAGAAGGGATGCCAGGTCTGGAGGATACAGACGAGCGCAATCTCTGGCTGTGTAAGAATTGCAGAACGTTTTCTACTGTACAAGAAGCAATTTCTTTCCTTGAAAGTTTGAAATGCGAGTGATGCACCCTGTTCGTAAGGCAGGACGGAAATAATCTAATACAATTACATTTCTATCATTATAACAGCGTATAGGCTATACCGGTCTGTACGCTTTCTTTTTTGCATGAAGAACCGTCCCTCTATGAACTATACCAGCCTGTGCGCTTTCTTTTTGCCATATTTCGTCATAATCAATAAAAGCATTTATTGCTTTTTGTTAATCATGTAATTGACTTTGCAAAACAGTGTCGGTAAAATAAAGGTATTCGATAGACCGCATTAACAATCTGTGAACTTTTCGAGGTTCGTATTGTGTGATTACCACATAAATGGTATTATGCAATTGTACAGAAGGATAGGCGGCATAGAGTCCACGGCATCGTCGATGACGAAATCCAAAGCTGCGTAGGGCTGACGTCGAACCTATTAGTTGAATGTGGCCCCGGCACTAGACGCCGGGATGTAAAGGAGAATTGAATATGAAACGTAAGACTATCATTTTAGCAGTGGTAGCAGCCGCTGCGATGGCGCTCAGCCTGGTAGGGTGCGGCGTGAAAATCACGAACATCGCGGTTCCGGAGTCTGCGATGGTGGAGAAGGGTGAAAGTATTACCCTGCCTGTTGTGT